AATAATCAAAATATTAATCAATTAAATAATAATCAAAATATTAATCAATTAAATAATAATCAAAATATTAATCAATTAAATAATAATCAAAATATTAATCAATTAAATAATAATCAAAATATTAATCAATTAAATAATAATCAAAATATTAATAATAACCAAAATAATAAAAAAGTATCATTTGATGAAAATGTTAAATATAATAATATAGAAATTGATTATAATAATAAAATGAATTTACAAATTAATAATAAAGATACATTATTAATAAATAAAACGGTTAAAAGTATTCAATTATTTGATTTTAATTTTACTGATAATAATTATAATGTTAATATTAATAATAAATTAATTTTAAATAATAAAACTTATATTATACCAGAAGGATATTATTCATTAGATAAATTAATGAATTGGTTAAAAAATAATATATTAGAATATGAATTTATAATAAATAATAATAAATTAACTATTATATCAAAAAATAATGATGTATTTACAATAAATAATGATGAACAAACAAGTATATTATATTTATTTGGTTTTATTAATCCAATATATGAAAATCAAATAGATTATACAGGAGAAAATAATATAAATATAAATAAACATTATATTATTCATATGATAATAAATGATGAAATATTTAATATATTTAATATTGAAAACTTACCAGCAATAGTTAATAAAATATTTGAAAATCCAATAACAATAAAAACATTACAAATAATATTAAAACAAAATGATTATCAAGATTCTAATGTTAAAGATATATCATTTAAATTATTAATAAAATAAGATTATATATTTTTTTATTTTATTTAAATAAAATAAGTATAATATATAAAATAAACAATAAATGGAAAATCATTATAATATAGCTTATAAATTATTAAAATCATTAAATACAAAATATCCAAATCAATTTACAATATCAAAAATTCAATGTTTAGTAGATTCATTAAATAATGAAAAACAAAGTGAAGTATATGAATTTAATAAAGATAAATTAAATGCAGTAGATAAAAATAGTATAATATGTTATTCATTAATTAGGAATAATAATATTAATAAAAGAATAAATAATCTATCAGAAATAAATATTATTGGTTGTTCTTTATTTCTTAAAGATATGGAAATTGATGATCCAACAAAAATAGAATTTAATGATTCTAGATATATGTTCGCTAATTTATTTAAATCAATAAAAACAATAAATGATTTATATGAAATATCAAAATCACAAAATGATAATGAAATTGTTAATTATTTAAAATATTTAGATTTAGATAAATATGTTATAAGATTATATATTGATCATTTAGTATTATATTATTATTTATATACAACAAATGAAACTCATAAAAAAATACTTGAATATATTTTTACTTCACCAGTTGTAGAAATTTATTATTATATATCATTATTATCAGGTAGTTATGAAATAAATGAAAATAAAACATGTAAAATACATCATAATAATACATTTGGAACTATTATGCGATTAATGCCATTATTTGTACAAGACCCAGTAAAATTTAAAACATATCATTCTAGAGATTGTAGAACACCATTTGGTAAGATAAATGATTTATTATTTATAAAATTATTTAAAGATAATTTAATAAATAAATTTTATAAGAATATGAGAATGTTTGATAATAGTATTAATTTATATAATGAGGATATTTATGCAATACCATATCATAATACAGATTCAGAAACTCAAAATAATGTATTTCGTTATATTGCACAATTAGGATGTAAAAAGCCAATAATAAATTCACATGGAATACAATTATTATTAAATTCAGATGATTTAGTAGAATATTTACAAATATATCCTAATCCATATAGATTAACAGGTGAATTAACTGATTTTTCTTATGGTGTTGATGAAATATCAAGAATTGTTAAACCTATTATGATATATATTATTAGAAAAATTAATGAACAATTTGATAAAAATGATAATATTTTAAATAATATTAACTCATTAGATCAAATTTGTTATGAACCCTTATATGATCCTAATAATAATCCTACATATGATAATAATAGTAAAGAATATAGGAAAAAACATAATTATAATAATACATATATTAAAGATAATAGTAAATGTAAATATTATTATAATAATAAAGGTATTATTAAAAATAATGATAGAATAATAGATAAAACAAAAAATAAAAATATATTAAATGATATACATATATTAGGTAGTAATCATGACAAATATATATTTTTTAAAAATATACATAATATAAATATATACAATTTAATAGAAAATATTTATAAATTTATTATCAATATATATAGTAGTAATAATGATAGTTTTGAAAATCTAAATTATTATCATGAAATGATTAATAAAAAATATATTGATATAATAAATAATATTATACAATATAATATGACACCAAATATTATATATGAAGATAATGATCCAAGTGATTTAGATGTTACAGATATATCAAATCAAAAATTATTATTATATATCATTCGACATAAAATACAATTAGAATTAATTAAATATTATAAAAATAATATTGAAAATAATATTCAATATAATAATGATGATAAAATATTTTATAAAAATTTATATTTTACATTATTATATACATTTAATTATATGAATATGAAAAATTATTCTCTATCAAATTATGATACAAATTTTTCATATAATAATTCATTAAAAGATATTTATAATGATAAAATTAAAAATTTTAAAGGTAATGTATATTTAATTGCATTATATTTTACATATTGTTCATTATTAGATTATAAAACACGAATACATTTATTATTATTTATATATCAATTATCAAATAATGTTAAATTAAATTTTGGTGAAGAATATATTATAAATAATATTGATGAACTTATAATAAATAATGTATATGATATAAATAAATTACTTAAATTTGATAAAATTATTTATTCAATACATGAAAATATATTAAATGATTTTAAAATAAATGATAATAATATTTTACATCATTTAACAAATTATTTATCTTTAAAAAAAGAAAATATTGTATCAACTGTGACACGATATAATAATACATTACTATACAATTTAACTAAATATTTTATATCTAACAATTCATTAATTAATAAACCAATGCAAAAATTTGATATTAATTATTTTAAAAAAGATTATTTATTATATTATTTACCATTTTTTGTATCTTATTTTGATAACTTTTTAATGTTATATGCTTATCATAATAAATTTAATTTACCATCAGATAAAACTATTTTAAATAATGAATTTACTGATGATAATATTAAAAAAATACAAGATATTATTGATTTCTTTGTTATAAATAAAAAATTAACTCATATTAATAATAATGTTAATACAGGTTATGTAAATATAGGTAAAAATTAAATTTATTTTATTAAAATAAAATAAATTAATCATCTTCATTAAAAAATACTTTTCTATATTTTTGTACAAGTTCATCAGGTGTTCGTTTTTTATTAAGATAATCAAAAGATTTACCATTTAATAAACTTACAATAAAAAATATAGAATAAACACCACATTCAGTATTTTTATGTTGATGATCCATTGTTCCAATTCTTTTATCTATTTTAATATTTTTATTAATTGATTTAATTATTTCTTCAAATAAATCCATAAGTTCAACAAATTCATCTTGTGGTTTTTTACCAACTGAATCAATATAATATATTTGTCCTTTATTTATATTAATAAACATTGATACCCAATGACTACCTGATTGATATGATAAATCTAAATTAAATACACTTCCAAACCTCCTTTTACCTTTTTTTATTAAATCTATAATATGTTCTTTTGTATAATCTTCTTTACAATATTCTATTGTTTTAAAATCTCTAGGAACTGCGCCTAACATAATAAAATCAGGATACTTTTGTTCATATTGTTTTAAAACTTCTTCAATATTAAAATTAGATAACCAATTATTATTATTACTTGGTCCAAAAGGTCTAAAATATTGTTTTAAAACTTTTTGTGTATTAATCAATTTATTATTATTTGATTTATTAGTATTAAAATATAATTCTTTTAAATCTTTATTATTTCTTAATGCTTTAAAGCTGGGAATTAATAACCAATTATAATGTTTTTGCATATTTCTAGGTTTATTTTTTTTATTATTATTAACTTTATTTTTATCTAAAATCATTATTTGACTTAATAAATTAACTAAAAATGTTTTATATTGCTTATCATCTTTTTTTAAATCATTAATATAATTAATATATATTTCTTTTTCTTTTAAATCTTTTAATGATACTTCAACTGTATTATTGTTAAATGATATTTTAACTTTATCATCTTTGTTATTTCTTTCACTATCATTATAATATAAATCAAACATTTCTTCAATAACTTCTAAAGGATAACAAGAATTACCTGAAAATTCAACATTTGGGGCACATTGTCCATTTTTAATTTGTGCATTTTGAAATAATCTTTCATATTCATTATTATTTTCATTATTATTTTCATTAATAGGTAATCCACCTTTAATAACTTTTTTATGTTTTATATCTTCCATATTTTTATTATATATTAATTTAATAATAAATTTAAAATTATTATTTATAAATAATTATTAATTAATTAATCTATAATAACAAAAAACAACTTTATAATTTAAATTATCAATAATATAATCATCATTATATAAATTATTAAATTCATTTTGTATATAAGGTTTAAAATTATTAATATTTTCTTTATTTAATGTTCTTTTAATTAAATCAAATCTAATTAAACTTTTTCCATTAACTTTATAATATACAAAATGAGAATTTAAAGGGTCAACTGATACTTCAACAATAAAAGAATGTAATTTATAATTTTTATCATTTAATGGAATAATATAAGGATAAATAATATTAATATTATAATTATTTTTTATTAAATTTATTTTATTTTTAATATTAATATAATCATAATTAAATAATTTAATTTTATTATTTAACATATAAATACTTGTTATATCATGTATTGGACATGCAATTAATAAATTTTCTGGTGTATTATTAATATTAATTAAATATTCTTTTATATTATTTCTATAATGATATACATTATTAATTAATTTAAAAGGTAATTTAATGATTTCACTATTAATAAATTTACTTTCATATTCTTCATCACCAGAATATTTATAATTATAATTAATTATTTTTTTATAATCTAAAAATTCTTCATTATATTTATTATCTATTAAATTTAAATTATGAAATAATATTAAATCATATAAAAAACAATTTTCATTACAATAATAAATATATGAATATTTTTTATCATTTAAATTATAATTTTTATAATCTTCATCTTTATTATTTAATATTATTCTATTTTTATATTCAATTAAACAATTTTTAGTAAAATTATCATTTAATAATAATAATATATCTTGAATAACATAAAAAGGATATATTTTATATCCAGGGAAACCCATATCATATTTATTATTTAATTCTTTACTTAATAATGTTCTAATTGATAAATAAATATTATTAATTTCATTATTATTAATATCATAATGTTTATTGATATATAAATTAGTAAATATATTTTGAAATTTTTCATATATTTCTTCATATTTTCCACCTTTTAAACTATCTATAATATCAGAAGATGGATCATATTTATCATATTCATGAATTATTTTTTTAGATGTAATTTTATTATTTTCTAATTGTTTAATAAAATTACTATTATTAATAAAAAAATTTAAAGCAGATTTAAAATAACATTGATATGAATTTAATATTATTAAATCTTTATCTTCTTGATAATCTAAAAATTTAGATAATTTAAAAGGATATCCTGTTTTTTTATAAATATCAATTTTATTTATATTTATTTCATTATAATTATTTACTTTATCAAAATATAATATTTTTATATTTTTTATAATATCAAAAATATTATTATTTTCTATAAAATTATTTATAGTTATTAATTCATTTTTATAAATATCATTTTGTTTTTGTATAAAATTATTTGTATTATTTGAATTTAAGACATAATTATTATATTTATCATATATTTTATAATATAAATATAAATGTATTATATCATCATATTCATTATTAATATCCTTATTATAAATTAATTCTAAATTTGTATTTTTAATTAAATTATTAAATAAATTATTATCAAAATTATTAATATTAAAATCTAATAAAATATTTAAAAATATATATTTTTCTTTATTATTTAATGTTAAATTTAATAATTTTGATTTTATTTCATCTATATTTTTAATATATGTATTATATTTATAATGTAAAAATAATTGTTTAATATAATTATGAATTAATTTAAAATTCACCATTTATATATTATATATTTTATTAATATCTTTTATTTATATTATATTATTTATTTATTAAAAAATCATTTTTAGAAATGTTAAATTTTCATTTTGTAATTGGTCATTTTTTACTTTTAAATTTTTATATAATATATAATTATTAAAAAATATAATATTAACAATAATTTAATTAAATAAAAAAATGATTATTTTATTTATAATATTATTTTTATAAATTTAATGGATTATAATAATCAATTAATTTTAACCTTTGAAAATCTATTTAATAAGGATGATGAATATATTGTTTGGAAAAATAAAGGAACCATATTAGAATTAATAAATTGTATTAAAAATGATTGTTTAATGTATAATGATGTTTCATTTGAATATAAAGAAAAATATAATTTATCATTTACAGATAATGGGATTGATTGTATTGATGTAAATAATAATAAAATATATCAAGTTAAATTTTATTCAAAAAATAAATATATTTCTGATCATATTTTAGGAACATTTTTTAAAAATATTCTTAAATTACAAAAAATAAAATATGAACAAAAAATTAATTTTAAATTTTATCTTATTCACTCTCAAGAAGTTAAATTTAGTAATAATATTTTTGATGATTTAATTTATGAAGAAATTAAAGATGAAGAAATTAAAAATTATATTCATAATTCTTATAATGAATTTTTTAATAAATTAGATAAATCATTATTAAAAGATTTATATAATGAAATTGATATTGTTTTTAATAATATGATTAATAATAAATATTATGATATTTCAAAATTGTTAAATATTAAAAATAATTTAATTGATAAAATACCTAAAGAGAAAAAAGAAATAGAAATTAAAGAATTATACAAACATCAAGAAGAATTATTAAATATTATGAATAATACAAAAGAAAAAGATAATTATTTTAATTTACCTTGTGCATCTGGTAAAACTTATATTATTGAATTATTTTCAATTAATATTAATAAAAAAGTTTTAATATTAGTTCCAAATATTTTATTAGCAGAACAATATAAAGATAATTTTAAGAAAAATAAAATTAATATTAATGAATGTTGGACTAATACAAATAAAAAGTTTGATGATAATAATATATATGTTTGTGTTTATGATAGTTATGATTATGTTAAACAAATAAATTTTGATTATATTATTATTGACGAAGCACATCATATATTAAGATGGATGAAAGAAAGTAAGAAATATAAAAAAGCAATTGAAAAAGAAAAAGAAAATTTTATTGATAATAATGGAGATAATTTAGAACAAATTAATACTAATAAATTAATTTATGATGATATTAATAATAAAGATTGTATTAAATTTTATTTCTCTGCAACTTTATTGTTTATTAATAAAGAAATGACTTATTATTATAGTATGGATAAAGCAATTGAAGATAATATTATTAATGATTTTAATATTGTTATTCATCAAATTCCTCAAATATCAGATATTAATATTATTAAAACTTTACAAATCCATCCAGAATATAAAAGAATATTAATTTATTGTAATAGAATTGATAAAATACAAAAATTAAGTAAATTATTTAATAAATATAATATTCCTTCTGACTATTTAAGTAGTGATATTGATAAAAGAAAAAGAAAAGAAATATTAAAGAAATTATATGATGGTAAATTAAGAGTTGTTTTTTCTGTTAATACCATATGTGAAGGAATTGATATACCAAATGTTGATACTTGTTATTTTTATGATGATAGGAATAGTGTAATATCAATTATTCAATGTTTAGGAAGAATAATGAGGAAATCAATTAATAAAAATAATTCTAATTTAATATTTTTTACTGATTCATTGGATAATTGTAATTATGATAAATATTTAAATAAAATAAATAATTATTGTAATAAATTTATGGATATTAAATTTAATGGGGTTAATGTATTTAAACATATTAAATATTGTAAAGAAGATTTTAATATTAAAGAAGATATTGAAAAAGAAGAATTAAATGAAGATGAAAATATTAAAGATGAATTTAATGAAGAAGATATTAAAACTATTATTATAGAAAATGTAATTAGTAAAATAAATCCTAATGATGAAGAAAAAATAAAATTATGTCAAGAATTTTATGATGAGTTTAAGAGATTGCCAAAAAGTAAAGAAATATATAAAAATTGGAAAATAGGTAATTTTATATTTAGTTTAAAAAAAATAAATAATAATAGTTTGAAAAATAAAATAGAAAATATATTTAAATGCCAATTAGAAAGTAAAAAACAATTATCAAATGAAGATATAATAAAATTATGTGAAAATTTTTATAATAAATATCATAGATTACCAAAAGATAAAGAAATTTATAATAATTTTAATATTGGTTCATTTATATATCATTTAAAAATTGGATTTCGTAATAATTTAAAAGAAAAAATAGAAGAAATTTTTAATTGTAAAATAGAAAAAAATAAAGAAATTAAATTAATATCAGATGAAGATAAAATAAAATTATGTGAAGAATTTTATAATGAATTTCATAGATTACCAAATAATAATGAAGAATATAAAGGATGGAAAATTAGAAGTTTTATTCAAGGTTTAAAATCAGGTCAAAATAATCATTTAAAAGAAAAAATAGAAGAAATATTTAAATGTAAAATAGAAAAAGAAAGAATATTATTATCTGATGAAGATAAAATAAAATTATGTAAAAAATTTTATAATGAATTTAATAGATTACCAAAAACAAATGAAATATATGAAGAATTTAATATTTATAATTTTATATATAATTTAAAGAATGGATATAATAAAGATTTAAAAGAAAAAATAGAAGAAATTTTTAATTGTAAATTAGAAAAAAATAAATTATCAGATAATGAATTAATAAATTTATGTAAAGAATATTATATTATTTTTCATCAATTACCAAAAAGAAATACAATATATAAAAATTATAATATTGGTGGATTTATTGAACAAATAAAAGATGGACATTATAACAGATTAAAAAATAAAATAGAAGAAATTTTTAATTGTAAAATAGAAAAAATAAAAATAATGACTAATAAAGAGAAAATTAAATTATGTGAAGAATTTTATAATGAATTTAATAGATTACCAACATATAATGAAGAATATAAAAATTGGAAAATAGGTTCTTTTATACGAAATTTAAAAGATAATAAAAATCAAAATGTTAAAAATAAAATAGAAAAAATATTTAATAAAAAAATAGAAAAAATAAAAGAAATAAAATTAATATCAGATGAAGATAAAATAAAATTATGTGAAGAATTTTATAATGAATTTAATAGATTACCAAAAAATAAAGATGTATATAAAGGTTGGAATATTGGAAATTTTATTCATGGAATAACAGATAATTATAATAATCATTTAAAAAAAAAAATAGAAGAAATATTTAATTGTAAGATAGAAAAAGAAAGAACAATATTAACAGATGAAGAAAAAATAAAATTATGTAAAGAATTTTATAATGTAAATAAGAGATTACCAAAATGCAAAGAAATATATAAAAAATGGAAAATTGGACAATATATTGGTTGGTTAAAAAAAGATAATAATAATAATTTAAAAGAAAAAATAGAAGAAATATTTAATTGTAAGATAGAAAAAGAAAGAACAATATTAACAGATGATGAAAAAATATTTTTTTGTAAAGAATTTTATGAAATAAATAAAAGATTACCAAAACAAAAAGAAAAATATAAAGATTTTAATATTGGTAATTTTATAGATAATCTTAAAAATGGTCATAGTAAAACATTAAAATTAATTATTGAAGAAATATTTAATGTTAAATTTGATAAAGAAGAACAAAATGAAGAATAAATAATATTATTTTATTTAAATAAAATAATTAAAAAATTGAAAAATTAAATATTATTTTTTTTATTTTATATTAATTTTTAATATTAAAAATGAATGTAAATTATACTAATGAAGAACTTTTAAATATTATTGAAGAATTTATTAATTCTGAACAAATGAAATATATTGATTTTAGAGATATATTTTATAATAATCTTAATAATTATACAGATTATGAATATAAAGGTATTCATATTAAAAAAATGTTAATTGAAATATTTCGAAATGATAAATACATTAACATTTGTGATAATATAAGCGATTTATTAAAAAATTATTATGAAATAAATGACCCACAAAATCCTAATCGTTATATTTATATGGATTTTAAAGATTTACAAAGAAAATAATAAATTTATTTAATTAATTATTTTATTTTTAAAAATAAAATCACAAATTAAAGATATTAAATAATGAATTAAAATATTATAAAGAAAATATTTTAATTATTAAGATTTAAAAATATTTTAATTTCATTATTTAATTCATCAGATATATTTAATTTATAAATATAATATAAACAATAAATATTAATTTGTGTAATATATTTTAATTCAAAATCATTATTATCAAATTTATCTTCATATTTTTTATAAATATTATTTAATACAAAAATAGGAGGATTTTTTTGTTTATTAAAAAATCTTATTTTATTTAATAATTTATTGTATAATTCATTATAATTTAATTTTTTAACCAATAAATCATCTTTTAATTTTACATATCTCATAATATCATAACATAAATATATTAATTTATAATTAATTAAATATTCTTTAATAGATGATTGAATACAACATATAATATATAAAATATTTGAAAAATTTAATTTTCTATCAATTAAATCTTCAACTGAATAACAAATATTATACATTCTAATATTAATAATATTATTAGAATTATAAATATTATTATAATTTTTGTTATAATTTATAAAATCTTCATTGGTTAATAAATAATTATAAATCATTAAATACATATAATAAACTATTAATTTATAATTATTATTATTAAATTCAAATATTTCATTTTTATGGTCAATTTTATCATATGATTTAAAATTAAGATTTAAATAATAATAATTATTAATACATTTATTAATATATGTTTTATAATTATCTTTACCAATAATATATTCATTTTCATTATATGAAATAAATTTATAATAATTATCTTCTATTTCATCAAATAAATATTTTCCTCCTATTTGTTGTTCTAATAATAATTTATTAATTTTAATTTTTCCAATAATATTTAAATTATTATCATAAATATAATTATAATATTTATTATCTTCATCCATTATTTTATTTTCTTTATATTTTATAATAATATTATGTATATTCAATTTTTTATTAATATTATATATATTATTTAATAATTTATGATTAATAAATAAATTATTATTATCTATTAAATTTATTTTTTGTTTAATATTATTAATGTCATTATTTATTATTTCTTTAATATTATTTAAATCATAATGATAATTATTAATAATATTATTATTATAAAAACAATAATTATTATAAAATGAAAAATTAATATCATTAATTATAAATAATTCATCTATTTTATATTAAATTGAATATACATTTTTAAAATTATTGTATTTAATTAAATTAATATTATTTTCATTAATTAATATTAATAAATATATAATATTACAATTATCATATAAACATTTGCAATCGTTATATTTATATTTACTCATTCTATTATCCAAATATATATTTTTTTTCTTATTAAAATTATCATTTTGTTTTTCATGCCCTTTAATAAAAATTATATTATTATTATTAATTATTGTATCATTATATTTTATATTAAAATCATTATTACTTGTTTTTTCTATTAATTTACTAATTTCTTTAATTTTATCATTGAATAATTTAATATAATTATATTTTAATATAATATTTGATATATTATTTTTTAATAATTTATTAAATATTGAAAATATATTAAATGATTTTAATTTATTAGAATTAATTATATTACCATTAATATAATTATATAATAATTTATTAATATTTTTTTCTTCTTTATTTTCTATTATAAAATCTAAAATATAATTAATTTCTTTTTCTTTTAATTCATTAATATTTTTAACTTTATATACAGTTAATAGTAAATTATTAATAAAATTATTATATTCTATTATTTGATTTAAATAATTTATTAATTTATTTAAATCATCTGTAATAATATTATTATTATTAAAATTATAATAATGATTAAATATAATATTTTTTATTGAATAATACATAATAAAATTATTTTTTATAAATATTAAATATTCTTTTATTTCATTTATAATATTATTATCATTAATATTATTTATTTTTGCTAAATCATATTGTTTATAATATCTTATATCATGATTACCTAATATTAATATTAATTTATCTTTTAATTTTTCTTTTAATAATTTAATTATATTTAAACAATTTATAAATTCATTATCTTTATAATTTTCAAAACTATTTTTATTATAAGATTTATTATTTATAATATTATAATCATAATATTTTATATCATATTGTTTTTCATTTCTTGAATCAAAAATATCACCTAATAATACAATAATTTTATTAGAATTAATTATTTTATTTATATCATTTAAATTATCTTTATTTATATCAATATGAAATATATTATTTATTATATTAAATAAAATTGTTATATCTCCGTGTATATCTCCAATTATAATATATTCTTCAGACATTATTATATATTATTAATTATTATTTTATTTAAATAAAATAATAAAAAAACTTAATTTATTTAATAACCTTATATAAATCAATTTGTGTTGATATTCTTATTCTATAACAATATCTTTTTTTTTGGTTATTAAAAAATAAAAAAATATATATTAATTTAGAAAAAAATGATATATTTTAATGAATAAAATTAATAAAAAAAATTGAAATATAATTATTTTTAATTAATTATATTATTTTAATTAATTATATTATTTTAATTAATTATATTATTTTAATATGAATATTATACCTGTAATTAAATTATATGAATATTTTAATAATAAAACAGAAGAAATAAATGAATTAATTAAAAATTTAAAATTAAAAATAAAAGGAAAAGTTATAAATAAATATTCAAATAATAAAATAAAAATAATTGATTTAAATGATAATAATAATAAAATTTTTATGATATGTAATAGCAACAATATATTAAATATAAATGATATAATTATTTGTGAAGGTAATATAAAATATCAATTAGATAATTATTTAAGATATGAACCAATATTTTATATTACAAATATAATAACTGAAGAACAATATTTAAAAAGTGAATTAACAAATTTATTTGAAATGAAATTTTCAGATAATTATAAATCAAATTTAAAAAATATTTTAAATTTAAATTCAATATTTAATTCAAATATTTATATTAAATTATTTATACAAAAAAAAGAAGATATAAAAAAATGTATAAATAATAGTTATAAATTTAATATTTATGAAAATAATAAATATTTAACATCTTTTTATAATAAATATCCAAAAATAATAATTGGAGATTATAATTATTATTGTAATGGATATTTACAAATAAATTATTATAAATATTATATTCAAATTCAATTATCAATATATAATATAATTAATAAAAAAATAAATAATAATAATAAATATTATAATTCAAAATATAATATTAATTATAATTCTAATTCAGATTATGAAACAGATTCAGATTATGAATCAGAATCAGATTATGAATCAGAATCATATTATGAATCAGAATCATATTATGAATCAGAATCAGATTATGAATCAAATTCAGATTATGAATATAAATATAAATATAAATATAAATGATAATATTATTAAATGTAAAAAAAATAATAAATTAATTATTAAGATATAATAATATTTTATTTTTATTATTTATAAATTTTGAATCAATAATTAATAAATTAATTATATTATTTTAGATGAAAAATATATTGATAATAATATTAATTAATTTGTTATTTTATTTAAATAAAATAATTAAAATTTATTTAATAACACGATATAAATCAATTTGTGTTGCTATTCTCATTCTACAACAATATCTTTCTTTTGGTATTTCTAAACTATCCATTAATTTAATAATTTCTTTTTCTTTTTCTTCTTGGGATATCTTTTTTTCATTTATTTCTAATAATCCTTCTTCATATGGTAAATATTTATCGGCTAATACTCTTCCACATGTAGGACAAACTATATAACCTGACATTATATATTATTTATTATTAAATATTATATATAAATATAATATTATTATAATTTTCATTTTTTTATATTATTCAATTTTAAGTTTATTATTATCATTATTATTAAAAATATTATTATTTGAAATATTATTATTTGAAATATAACTTTTTTTATCATAAAATTTATATTTCATCATTAAAGTTAAATTAATTGATAAAAATATAATATGAAATATTTTATATATTTGTAAAATGATTTTTAATATATTATAAGTTTTTAATGGATAAAAATATATTAATAATAATGATATTAATGATATAAATGAAAATAAAAATATTTTTGTATAATTATTTATTTTATATTTTAAATATTCATGATATAATATAGATAAACATAATATAAATGATATTATATTATATATATCAAAAGTATAATTAAAAAAATTTATTAATATATCAAAATTAAAATGCATAATAAAAAATATATTATTAATATTAATATTAATAATTATTATTTTACATAAAATAACCATTAATAACAGAAATAATATTAAATTTAATATCTTTTAATATAGGAGAAACATTATTTTTATTATTATATGAATAAACATAATTAATAATTTTATTATAAATATAATCTTGTTTAATATAAGTAAATTTATCAAATTCTAATTCTAAAAACATTTCATTTTTATTAACATCTAAAACATTAATTCTTAAATGATTATGAATACTATCCAGATGATTAATTGTTTGTAATATTTTAGTTAAATAATTAGTTGTTAATTCATATTTATATAATTTTTCATTTTTAATTGGTGTATCATTTATTTCATATTTATTTAATTCATCATCATTATAATTTAATTCATCTTTATCTTGTTCAATATTAATATTTGTAAAATCTATATTTTCTTTTTTAATATTATTAAATACATTATCAATATCTTTAATTCTTTTATCTTTAATATAATTTAAATTAATTGAATTTTCATTATTATTTTTAGTATTATTATTTTTAATATTATTTGATTTATTATCATTAATATTTTTAAAATTTTCATTAAAATCATACATATCTAATTTAGAATTTTCATTATGTTTAAATTCTTTATTTTGTTTATCCATAAATTTAATAATATCATTATTAACATTTAATTTTTCATTTAATTTATTTTGTTTATTTTGTTTTTCATATATTTCATTTAATTCATTTTCTCTTTTATCAATTAATTTTTTCATATTATTATTATATTCTCTCATTTTTTGAATATAATTTTGAAATTCATTATATATATTTTCATCTATTAATTTTTCTTCAACAAATGGATCATTTTTTTTTTCAGATTTATAATATCCTATGGGAACATGAGAATTATATACATAATTATTATTTTTATTAGTAATATAAGGTTTATAAAGATCATAAGGGTCATTATTATTTAATTTATCAGTAATATTTAATGGCTCGCCATCATTATCACTTAAAATAAATTTACTCATTTTTATTTAAAATAATATATAATAATAATAAATTATATTATATAAAAATCTTCACATTTTTATATGATTTTTAAGTAAATTAATTTAATATTATTAAATATATAAATATTTAATTTTTAAATATGGATAATAAATTAAATTATGAAAATGAAATTAATGATATTAAAAATACATTAAAAAATATTTCAAATAATTATAATGATTTTATATTAAAATTTAATGATTTAAATATTAAATATAATAATATTGAAAGTAAAATTGATAATTTAACAAAAACTATTTTATTACATTCATCAACAATATATGATAATTCTAATGATATTAAAAAATTAAATGATGAAAAAATAAATAAAATGGAATTAAATAATTATTGTAAAAAAGATGAATTTTATGAATTGAATAATACAATGGATGTATATAATAAAAGATTAATTTCATTAAATACATCAATAAAAGATTTATTATCAAGTAAATATAATATAGAAAATAAAATATTAGATTTTAATAATAAAATAAATGAATTTACAAAATCATTATCTGCACAATCTATATCTTTAATTGATATGAATAATACAATTACAAAATTTAATGAAACAAAATTAAATAAATCAGAATTAACAAATATTAATAAAAATAATAATGAATTAAATGAAAAAATTAATGAAATTAATAAAGAATTATTAAATAAATTAGATGATACTAATAAAAATTTAGATAAAAATAATAATTCATTACAAAATAATTTAACAAAATATAATAATTTATGTTTAGATGTTAATAAATTAAGTAAACAAATTAATTCTATTATTACTGATTTAGATAATAATAATAAAATAATTAAAAACCAAGATGATTTATTAAAACAACATAAAACATTATTAACAAATATTAATGAATATAAAATAATAAATATAGATAAAAATATTAATAATATAAATGAAAATATAAAATCAATAAATGAAACATTAACTAATAATGAAAAACTTTTAACAAATCATACAAATAATTTAAATTCATTAAATCAAATAAAAATAGATAATAATAAAATCAATGAATTAAGTAATTCATATAATAATATAGAAAATAAATTAAAAACAATAAATAAAAATATAAATGATAATACAACAATAATAAATAAACATAATGATTTATTTAAAATAACAGATGAAAGATTAAATAAAGTAAGTGAAATTAAAATATTAACATTATTTAGAAAAGAATTTAATAAAGAAATATTACGTATAAATACTAAATTTAAAGATGAAAGTGATGAGGTATTAAAAAATATTAAAGAATCATCTGAATTATTTATTACTGAACAATTAAGTAAAATAATTAATAATAAATATTCTGATAGTATTAAAAATTATAATGATGAATTTAATAAAATTAGAGATAATTTTATTAATAAATATAATAATGATATTAAAGGTTTAACATATGATATTAATAATCAATTAAATAATATGGTAGATAATATATTAAGTATTATTAATAATTATACTGATGATATTAAATTTATAAAAAATGGTTTTAGAACAATAATTAATAAATTATCAATTCAAACAATCGATGATATGTTATATAATATGGATGTAAACATGAATTTATATAAATTTGGTAAAAATATTATATTACAAATACCTAATATTACATTATCAAATAAAACAAATAAAATTATTATAACTTATAATACAAATAAAGTAATTGAATTAAATAGTAATATAAAAATTACTATTAATGATAAAGAATTTGAATTATTATATTGTATTAAACCAGATAATATTGTAATTGATTTATCAAATGTTTTATCATTAAGTGAAAAACCATTTAATATAAAATCATTTAATATTATTTATGATATATAATAAAATAAATAAAATGAAAAAATATATAAATTTTTTTTCTATTATAATTTTTATTGATATAATTTTTATTTTTATTATTAATATATAAAATAGTTTAAAAGAGTTAAACAAAGTTTAAGATGTCTTCTGAAATTCCTCAAATTCCTCAACCCGTTCCTTTTACTTTCCATAGAGGTAAAGATAAAACTTATACTACAGTTTATCAAGCTGTTGATTTCCCTTTGGATCATTTTGCTATCTTTAAACAAAACCCTGTTAATAGAGATAGAATTACTGAAGCTAACAAAATGCTTTATTCATTACAAAAACAAATTAACCAATTGAGAGAAGCCTTGATTGCTTTGGCTATGACTGTCGATACTGAAGTTGAAAAGAAAGTTGATGTTGAAGTTACTCTCGGTGAAGGTGCTGAACCTAAATCTGTTAAAGCTACCTTGTTAGATGAAACTTATACTGTTGAAATCGAAGGTGTTACTTTCGGTGAAGCTACTACAATTGAAGGTTGCTTCATTAGATTACCTAAACCTGCTGCTGAAGGTGAAGGTGAAGAAGATACTACTGCTGCTGCTGCTGCTTCTGAAGAAGAAGAAGAAGAAATGTACATTGAAGTTACTGTCGATCCAGAAAATCCTATCACTTGTGAAGAAGGTGGTAAAGTTACTGTTTCTGGTAAAGCTAAATCTGTTACAGATAAAAAGAATATTCCTAAATTCACTATTACTAAATCTGAAAAACCTGGACCTGAACCACCAGAACCAACTGATGATTTGAAATTTACTATTAAGATTGGTGATGCTGAAGCTACTGAAATGACTACTACTGATAATTTAACTTTCTCTGCTACTTTTGAAGAACAAACAGCAGGTACTGAAATTAAATTAACTGCTTCTAAAGCTGGTTATAAACTTGTTGGCACACTTCCAACAATTACTACACAATCAACTGGTATTGAAATTACTGTTGAAGCTAATGAATCTGAAACTGAAGCTATCTCTGAAACAATCACAGTACAAGCTTAAATATAATAATTTAATAAAATATATTAATAAAAAATCTAATATTATTTATTTAAATAAATAATATAAAAAAAATTGAATTATAAATTATTAAATATTATTATAATAAAAAATGGAATTATTAAATCCAAATAATATTATTGATGATAATAAAGAAGAAATTATATTATCGGATACTCATGGAGATTTTACATCTATTTTAAATGTTTTAAATGATTATTTAAAAACAGAATTAAGATTTAAAATAGATAAATATACAATTTATAATGATTGTATTAAAAAAATACCTGAAATAAATTATGTTTCAAGGGGATTTATCCCCTTCAAAGAAGAGGTTTTGCCTTTTGTTTCAATTAATTCATCAATTATTAAACATTATGATATTATTATGAATGAAAATAATGTTTTTAAATTTATTAAAAATGATAATTTAAGAAAATTACATAATAAAAGATTAATTATATTAGGTGATATTTACGATCCATATAATTTCCGTTCATTAAGAAAAATGATTTATGATTTAATAAAACTAAATAAATTTAATAAAGATGATAAATTATTATTAGATGATGATGGTAAATTAATGTTTAATAATAAAGATATTTATAAATTTGGAAATATTATGTTAAATTCACCTAATAGATTAGTTTTAATTTCTATGATGATGACTTATAAATTATTATTATGTTTAGAAAGATATATGGAAGTAAAATATATTGTTGGTAATCATGAAATATCAAGTTTTGACGAATATCCTTTATGTATTAAAAATAAAATTTTAAATGATTTTAAATGTTATTATTATAATAAACAAAGAAATATTTTATATTGTCATTTTCATATTGAAAATCAAGATAAAAATAATAATTTTAATTATAATTTAATTAATATTGATGACAAATTTAAGGAATATTGTAAATTATACATGAATATGAAAGATTATAGTTTTAATTTTAAAAAATTAAATTCTATAATTATTCATTGTGTTAATAATAAATTAACTACTAATTTAGGTAATCCTCATTTGATGAAAATGAATAATCCATCATTATTTCAACAATTTATTAATAAAGTTAAACCTATTGTAATGTGTGGACATTATAATTTTAAAGATAATAATAATAAAGAAATAAATATAACTAATGAATGGAATTATAATATTTATAGAGATTTTGATTATAATAAATTAATATATTATATTGATTGTGATATGAGTATTTTTCATAGTAATAATTTTATTGATTTAAAAAATAATAAAAAAGGTATTGTTTTAAATTGTCAATATATTAATAATACTAATAAGTTTCAAATAGATAATATTATTAATATTAATTATATTAAAAAATTAGATGAATATTTATATTATGCAGATGATGATGAAATAATTAATAATGAAAATTATGATGAAAATGATTATGATAAATTATTAATTTTTAATACATTTGATAAAAATAATATTATTGAAACTTCTTATGATGAAATTTCAAAAATAAAAAAGAAAAAATAAAAAAATTGATAATTAAATTTATTTATAATTAATATTAATTATTAATAAAAAAAATCTTTTTTAAAATGAAATTTTATAATAGTATTGAAGAATTACAGGCAGATCAAAATTGTGATTTAGATGAAACATTTTGTATTAATTTTAATGAATATCCTAAATCACCAATTAAGACAAATACAACTAGATCAATATCACAACATTATTTAGATGATTTAGTTTTTATAACTCAACAAGCTAATAATGAAATATTGAAAAATGAGAATGGAATTACTAATTATAGTAATTTTATTATCAAATGTCAAAAACAATATAATACTTTAAAAAGAAAAAGAGAAGAATAATTTTTTTATTATTATTTTATTTAAATAAAATAATTTTATTTTTTTTTATAATATTTTTTCTTAGTAATTGGTTTATCAATTAATTCTTTTAAATCTTCTTCAGTTAATTCATCAATATTTTTACCATTTAATGATATATTTCTTTTGCCAAATTTAAAATATGCTCCATAAGGTCCATTTATAATTTCATATTTACCAATTTTCTTTAATATATTTGAATTTTTTTTATTTATTATTTCATCAATAATATCTTTAGTTATATCATCTTTATTATAATCTTTTAATGAATAATTTTTTTTATTATAAGTAAAATATAATCCAAATTTACCATTTTTAATTTCAATATCTTTTCCTTTATATTTTATTGTTTTTTTATCTTCTCCATTTATTACCTTATTAATATTTTCTTCATTTATTTCTAATGATTCATCAAATTTATAATTCTTTCCATTCCAATTTATATATCTTCCATATTTTCCATGTTTTAATGTTATATCTTTATCATCTTTTTGACCTATAACATTTCCTTTTTTCATTTTATTAATATCTTTATCTAATTCATTTAATTCTTCTTTAAATTCCTTATAAAAATCATTTAAAACTTTATCTTTTGTTGTTGTTTTAGATGCAATTAAATCTAATTTATTTTCTAAATCAGCTGTAAAATGATAATCCATAATATTTTTACAATTTTTATTTAATAAATCATTTATTTTAATTCCTAATTCTGTTGGAATAAATTTTTTATGTTCTTCACCAATGTTAAATACACTTTTTTCTTCTTTTATTTCATTTGATGTTATAATATAATTTATTGTATCTTTTGGTTTTCCTTTTATATCATCTATTTTTACATATTCTCGTTTTTGTATTTTATCTATTATTGATGCATATGTTGATGGCCTACCAATATTTAAATTCTTTGGTGATAATTTATTTATTAATGTTGCTTCTGTATATCTAGCTGGTGGATTATTATATTTTTCAATACAATTAATACTTTCCATTATTAATTCATTTTCTTCATCTTCATCTAATTTATCAATTATATCATATAATTCTTTATCTTTATCATCTTCTTCATTTTTATCTATAATACTAAATCCTTTAAATTTAGTATATTTAATAATAGATTTAAAATTATCATCTAATTTATTATTATTATATTCAATAATAATTTCTTCAACAATTTTATTTTTCATTTGTGATTTTAATGTATTATTCATAATTAATAAATATATTTTCTTTTCTAAATCTGATAATACATCTAAATTATTATTATTTTTAGTATATCGTATTGCTTCATGTGAATTTTCTGAATTATCACTTTTATCTTTATAATTTCTTTCTTCATAATATTCTTTACCATATTTATCTAAAATAAATTCTTTACACATATTTTTACATTCTTCTGATAATGTTATTGATGTTGTCCTATGATATGTAATATAACCTTTTTCAAATAATGATTGTAATATTTTCATAGAATTTTTACTTGATATACCAAACCTTTTATTTATTTCTTGTTGTAATGTTGGTGTATTAAATGGTTTAGGTGGTTTTATTTCTTTTGTATCATATTCCTTATCTTTAATATAATAAGGATTTTTTTGAAATTTATTTAATAATGTTTTATTAAGTTTATTATTATTATAAACTCCATCAATAATATTATCATTAATATTAAACTTTCCATTAATTGAATAATAATTATTTTCTTCATTATTCATAAATTCATTAATTTCATTTTCTTTATCAATTATTAATTTAACTACTATACTTTGCACTCTTCCAGCAGATAAATTATTCCCTAATGCTTTATATAATCTAGGTGATAAAGTAAATCCACATAATTTATCTAATATTGCTCTTGTTTGTTGTGCTTTTAAATGATTTTCATTAATTTTAGTATTTTGTTTTAATGCTTTTAAAACATCTTCTTTAGTTAATGCAATAAATTCAACTGTTCTATAATCATCATCAGATAATTTTAAAATATGTTTTATACTCCAATTAATAAATGTTCCTTCAAAATCTATATCTCCACCTAATAATACTTTATCTGGTTTATATTCTTTATAAGTTTTTTTAATATTACTAATAATTTTACTTTTATCTTTAATATTAACATAATGAGGTTCAAAATTATCTTCAATATCAAAACCCATATTATCCGTTCCACTTTCATTATCTAATTCTAATATATGTCCAGCAGATGCAATAACTTTATAATCATCTTTTTCATTTTTTAATATATTTTCTAATGTTTTAATTTTATTAGGTGATTCAACAATTAATAAGTATTTCATATTTATAACAATAATATTATAAATAAATTATTATATATTAAAAAATCAATTTTATTAATTTAATGATTAATTTAAATATTCAATTTTATAATTCTTCTTTTTATATTCATCAATAAATTTATTATCCTTTTCAACTTTAATAATAATTTTATCCATATTATCATTAAATATATTTAAAAATTGTAAATTGTTTATTAAATTAATATTAATTATTTTTTTTGGATTACATTTAAAAGTTTTTAACATTTTACAATTTAAATTAATTTCTTCTAATTTATTATTATTTTTAATATCTAAATATAATAAATTATCTAAATTAAAAGATAATGTTTTAAAATTATTTCCTTGACATTCTAAATGTAATAAAGATGTTAAATTATTAATATCTAAAGAATTTAATTCATTCCAATTACAATTTAAATTTCTTAATTTGTTAGAATTAATTTTTAATTCTTCAATTCTATTACAACTACAATTTAATTCTTCTAAATTTACTAAATCATTTAAATTTAAATTTTTTATTTTATTATAAGAAACATTTAAATATTTTAAATTTATTAATTCATTAAAATCCATATCATTTTTTATATCACAATTCGAACAACTTAAATATTCTAAAGATAATATTGCATTACCTAAAATAAAATATTCTAAATCAGTATTAGTATTACATTTTAAATATTTTAAATTATTTACATTTTCTAATTCTAAATTACCTAAATTATTATTACAACATTTAATTTTTAATAAATTATTACAATTTGAAACTACTAAATCAGTATTATCATTATCATTACATATAATATAATTAATATCTAAATTATCAATATAAATAATATTAACTTCTTCTTTAATTGTTAATATTTTATTTTTTAATTTAATAATATCTTCATCAATCAATGAAGATATTGTTTCATTATTAATTGTAATAATATTATATTGATCACAATGTTGATCATATTCACAATGAGGAATTTTATGCATTTTATAAATTATAATATAAAACTTTTATAATTATGAATTAATTTATAATTAAAAATCATTTTTTTAATTATAAATAATATAAATAACATAAAAAATAAATGGATTTTAATTATATTTATACAAATCATTCATTACCAAAGGATTTTAAAGATAATTATTTAGAATATATTAATAATCCTTTAACTTGGTTAATACCATTTGATAATAAACAAACTTTATTAAAAGCAGATGAAAAAGAAATTAATAATTTTATTAATAATATTACATCAATAAATATTATTAATGATTATTTATTATATAATAAAAATGATATTAAAAATGTATTAGATAATGATAATTTATATTATATGAGTTTATTAATGTCCTATAATAAAGGTAATAATTTAATATTAGAAGATTTATTTGATATTCATAAAATATATTATAATATTAATAATAAAAAATGTCATAATTTACAAATAGATAAATTAACAAAATTAGGTCAATTTATTCAAATTATTATGGATTATATATTATCAACTGATAATACAATAGAAATAATATCAAATACATCAATAGAACATTATTATAATTATATTTATGATAATTCGATAAAAATGTTTAAAGAAATGAATGAAATAAAAACGGATAATATATTTGATTTATTTGATATGAAAATAAAATATAATGTATTAATTTATCCCCCAACAAGAATAACAGATAAAATTTATTGTAATAATATTAAGAAATATTTTAAATATGAATATGATGTATTTTTACCAATATATTATAAAAAAATCTTTGATAATTCATATGATATATATAATTATTATAATGAAAAAGATATAACAAATAATATTAATAAAATAAATAATTATATGAAATTAACAAAAATAAAAAATTTAAAATTTAATAAAATTAATAATATAAATATGGAAGAATTAACAATTATAAATAAATATATAGAAGAATATAATAAAAAGAAAAATGCAAAAAATATTAATGAAGAATTAATATCAATAATTGGGAATATTGATTGTTTATTAAATCATAAAAATTTTGTTTATTAATTTTTTTATTTTATTAATATAATAATATTTTTTTTATTATTATAATATATAAAAATATTAAATAATGGGTTTATTTGAGGATACATTAGAACAAGGCACTATTAAGGCATATGTTAAATTGGTTATTGTTTTCATTATTGGTTTATTAATTTATTCATTAATGAAACAATTTATTTATTGGCTAACTTTTAGTTCAGGATATAGAGCAACTTATAAAGTAATTACAATTATTGTTTTGATGGTTGTTTTAAGATTTTTTTAAAATAATTATTTAAAATATTATTTTTTTATAAAAATAATATATAATATAAATAATAATAAAGATGATAGAATTTAATACAAATGATTTAATTGTAATAATTATTGTTTCAATAATTGGATTATTAATTTATTCATTAATGAAACAATTTATTTATTGGATAACATTTGATTCCAAATTTAGAGCTACATATAAAATAATTACAATTATTATTTTGATATTATTCTTAAAATATTTTTAAATAATATAAGTTATTTAATTTAAATTAAATAAAATATAATATTTTATTATATAATTAATATAATAATGGATAGTTTAGATTTTATTAATACTCATAAACTTATTTTAAATAATAAAGAAATTGATACAATTGAAACAAATGGAAATACTGATAATAAAACTATTTTAACTAAAAGTGCTGTAAATAATGCTATATCAAGTGCAATATCTGGTGGATCTTCAGAATTTAAAGGGACATTTATAGGTGAATATAAATCAGTTGATAATAATAATCCTAAGGTTAAAATAAATGAAAATGGAATTACATTAGATAATAAATCTATAACAAGTATAAAAACAGTTACACCATCTATTGCAGATAATAATATTATTACATCAAAAGGATTTACAGAAAAAACATATGCTAAATTATCAGATACATCACAAGAAATTACATCAAACATGATTATATCAACAACAATAAAAACTGCTTCTTCATCTGTTAATATTAATGATACAAATGGTATAATAACAAATCAAATTAAAATTGGTGGAAGTTCTGCACCAGAAATTTCATCAGTTATTACTAGTTCAGGAACTACAGGTTCAGATACTAATTTATATACTGGTTTAAAAATAGATCATTTATTAGATACTAAACTTAATAGTAGTGATGCAGTAGGACAAAAATATTATGTATCAAATGAATTAAAAGGTGAAAGATTTAATGATTATATAAATAATCATGCATCAGGTTATTTTTCACATGCAAGCGGTCGATTTACAACTGCATCTGGATTATGTTCATTTGCACATGGTGAATATATAACTGCAAATAGTTGTTGTATGACTACATTCGGACGTTATAATACAAATGATGGTGTACGTGATAATATTATTAATCGTTTTTTTATTATTGGTAATGGTGAATCATCAAATCATTTAAGTGATGCATTTGAAGTATATAATTCTGGAGAAGTAAAAATTAATTCAACAAAATCAGGATCAATACCAAAATTAACTATTGGAAATAGTACAACAAATGGCCGATTATCATTAGATGGAACAAATTATGTTTCAAATATATTAATTGGAACATCAACTAGTTCATCAGATAAAGATAAAAAATTAACAACACAAGGTTATAATGATGTTACATATGCTAAATTAACTGATTCAACACAAACAATTACATCAGGAACAATTAAATCAAATATTATACAAACAACAGGAGAAAAAAATATAGTTAATTATACTTCAACAAGTCCAACATCATTAACATATGGTAATATAACAGATGAAACTATTATAAATGGTAAAAATAATATAATTAAAATTAATAATACTGTTAATGTTAATAATATTAAACCATATTCAATTGATACCACAAATAATAAATCAACTATTACATTAGGTTTTAATGAAAAAACAACATTAGAAAGTGATCATACAACTAAAAAAGATACATTGACAACAAATAATATTTCAACAACTGGAACAATAGAATCTGCAGGTTTAATTACTGCAAATAATGGTTTATTTATTCCATATAATGAATCATTAACATTAGGAGGAAGTAATTCAGTATCTAGTGTAGTAATTGCTTCAGGTTCTTCAAATAATGATAAATTAACTACTCAAGGTTACACAGATGCTATATATGCTAAATTATCATCTGCAAATGCATTTGCAGGAGTAAATACATTTGCTAATATTATTTATGCAAATGGAGGTATAAGCGCATATAAAACAAATATATCAAATACAAATAATATTAAAATGTCATTTAATAATTATACTGATCCAACAACAAGTTTAAGAAATGATTTTGTTGAATTTCAAGATAATAATTCAACACCAAATACATTATTAAAAATATCACAAGATGGTAAAACATACAGTCCAGTATTTACAACACAAAATGCAGATTATGCAGAATTATTTGAAGTATATGATGAATCAATACCTATTAAAGATTATGAATATAAATTTATTACTTTAATTGATGATAAAGTTAAAATTGCATCTAATGAAGATGATTATATTTTAGGTGTTTATTCATTAAAACCAGGTATTATTGGTAATTATAATTTAGATGAATTAAATGATAAAAAGAATATCCAAGTTGGTTTATTAGGTCGTTTAGTTGTTATTGATAATAATACTTGTAAAGCTAATTCTTATTGTAAAGTTGATAAAGATGGTTGTGCAATTCCATATAATAAATCAGATGGTGATGTACCACATTATAGAGTTATGAAAAGAATTGATAATAATAAAATCTTAATTATGTTTAAATAATTTTTTAATAATTTATTTTAATAAATTATTTTTATTTAAAAATGATAACAATTTTATTTTCATCATATCGTTTAATAACTCTGTAATGTGAAATATCATTATCAATATATTTATCATAAGGTATAGCACAACCATTAAATCCTACTTTACAAAAATCATCAACATTACATTTACCATAATCATATACAATTAATTTACCAATTAAACCAACAGGAATATATTTATTTTTAAAATTATTAATTGGACTATTACCTAATATAGCAGGTTGTGAAGAATAAACACCTAAAATATAATCATCATGATTAGCAATTTTAGCCTTATCACCTTTTAAAGTAATAAATTTATATTCATAATCTTTAATTGGTATTGTTTCATCATATACTTCAAATAATTCAGCATAATCTGAACCAATAGTTGAAAATACTTTTGCATATGCTTTACCAGTATTATAAACAACAAATGCATCATTTCTATTATTATCATCTGAACCATTACCAACAACAAATAATTTATTTTCATTTAAAATAGGTTCATTTTCATTATATATATTATATTGACCACAAACGAACATATTATTTTGATCAGCACATGTATTTTGACCACATGCATGAGAATATAAACCTTTTGCTTTATTATTGTCATAATCATTAAATATTTCACCTTTAATATCATCACCAACTTTATAAAATTGACCAACCAAATCACCAGAAGATTTATTAATATAATTATCTTCAACATATTTTTTAGTAGTAATAATTTTATCTTCATTATCATTAGTAGATTGTGTTGATGATGTTAAAATATAATTTGGATTATTACTATTAAAAGTTAATCCTTTAATTTTAATATTACCATTTGAATCAGTTGATAAATAATTTGTTGAATTTTTTGATATATTAATTCCAGTTGATGATATATTACCAGAAGAAGTAATATTATTAGATGTTATATTACCATTACTATCAATAGTAAATTTAGTTGTATTATTATTTTTAATATTAATACTATTTGTAGCATTTAAATTATTACAATCAATATCATTATTAGATTTAATATTACCTTCAATATTAATATCAGTATTATTAGCAATAATATTATTAACTTTTAATTTATCAGTAATTAATTGTTGATTTTCAACTCTAATTAAATAATCTAAATAATTCATATATTGAACATTTTGAGACATTATTATTTATATTATATAATAAAATTATTTTTTAAATTATAGAAATATATATTAATAATATATTATTGTAAAATAATGAAAGAGAAAATAAAAAATACAATATATTTTATATGTTATTTATTATTCAATAAACATAAAAAAATATTTATGTAAATAATATATTTAAAAATATTATTAAAATAATTTAATATTTAAGCATTATAACCTCTTTTAGCCAATTTAATAGCGTTTTCTCTAGTCATACATGTACAACCAGCATTTTCCCAATTATTATTACCCATATAAGGATTTGGTACATAATTATCCTTATTTTTCATAATTTTATCATTAACTTTAACTTGGAAAGGAATGGGATATTGAGCAGAACAGCAAGCAGGGGAACGTTCTGAGAATCTACCAGAACCACCATCTTTATTATCTGGGCCATCACCTAAATCAATCATAAAAGAAGAATCACCATCATCATTCATATAAACATTAGCCCAAGGAGAATAAGCATTTTCAGGAATCATTTTAGGAGCATCCATAACAGTAGAAGAAACAGTATCCATAAATTTAGGTAAAATTTGAATATCTTCTTGTTTATCATCAGGTTGAGTAGCAGGAACAGGTTCTTCAACTTTATCTTTAGAAGTTAATTTATCTTTAACAGTATCAATAACAGAAGAAATTACACCTTTTTCTTCAGGAATAACTTGAATTTCAGTATTAACCTTTTCATCTTTATTTAATTCGACATCAGCTGGAGCGGGCATTTTATCATCTTCAGCATCATTCTTAATAACTTCATCAAAGTTTTCTTTTACAGAAGAAAATAATTTAATAATGATAATTACCAAAATGGCAATAATCAAACCATAAATTAAACACTTTAACAAACTCATTTTATATTATATATTATATTATTAAAAAATAGAATATTATAAAAAAAAATTATAAAAAAATAAATAAATAAAAAAAAGATAAAAAAATGAATTATTAATAAATAAATTAAATTATATTAAATTATATATTATTTGTAAAAAAATGAATGAAAATATTCAACAAATAAAAGATTGGATAAATGTATTTATGACAAATAATAAAAAGAAAAATAAAAAAGATATGATGAATATTTTATTATTATATGGTGATGATGAAATACAAAAGAATATAATTATTGATACAGCATTTAATAATTTAAATCAATATAAATTGTATTATATAAAACAAACAGAATTAGATTTATTATTAAAAAATAATAATTATACAATATTTTTATATCAATATTTTAATCAATTAACATTTGATACAGATGATAAACAAAAAATAATGATAATAAATCAAAATAATATTTATAATTTTCATAATTATAAAGAAGTAATAAAAGAAATTGTTAATTGTAATAATAATATATATCCAATTATATTAGTATTAGATTCATCACATAGTAAATTATTAAATATATTAAAAAAGAAAACATATTCAATAAGTATTAATCAATTATCAACAAAAGAAATAACAAATTATATTAAATATAATTTTAAAGATAATAATATTATTGATAAAACAAAAAATAAAATTATAGATTTAATTATAGAATTAAGTAATTATAATTTAAATAAAGTAAATACATTATTATATGATTTATTAAATACATATTGTGAAGATAATATAATAACAATAAAAAATATGGAAGAATTTAAAAAAGATTCAATAATGAATAATAATAAAGATTCATTAATTCAAACAAATTATAAATTATTAACAAAATTTAATGGATTAAATGAAAGTTATGAATTATTTAATCATGATAAAACAAACAATCCTTTAGTTATGGAAGAACAATATATGAATAAAGTTATTCAATATGAAAATGATTATAAAAATGATAAAACTAAAATGAAATATTTAAATAAAATAACATTAAAATTATCTAAATGTTTTGTATATAGTAATTTATATGATACATATATATTTAATTATCAAAAATGGGATTTAAATAAAATATATGGATTTTTTTCATGTATATTACCTTCATATTATTTAACATTATTAGAAACAAAATATCCATTTAATCCATTTATAAAATATCCAATAGATATGAATAAATCATCAATACAAAGAATAAATACTAAACAAATAGATACAATATATGAGAATATTAATTTAATAGATATTACATATTATATATATTTAAATGAATTAATATATTATTTAATAACAAAATCATCACAAAATTCAATAAATATAAATAGAATAAAAATAACAAAAATAACAAAAGATTTAATAAAAACATATAATTTAAATATTCAATTAATAGAAAAGATATTAAAAATAAATAAATTATCAAATAATGAATTAAAATTAAGTAAAAAAATGTATAGTTATTTATTTCCATCAATTGAATAATAAAAAAATAAATAAAAAATATATTTTTTATTTTTTACTGATAATATTTATTTTAATATAAATATTTTTTTTTATGATTTTATAATATAAATTAAAAATCTTAACTTATAAACATGTCTAGAAAGATCCAAGTTAAAAAATATGTTGACGATAGTCGCTCTGATGTTTCTGGTAAAGCAGAATCATTAGTTAATAGTTTGTTCAAAAGTGAAGATATCTTAAAAGAACAAGATATCTTAAAGAAGCTTAAAGATTTGTATAAAGACAATGATAAGCTTGTTAGAAAGGCTTATAAATATTTCACTAAGAGATATGAAGCCATTGATAAACATGCCAGATTGTTTAAAGAAAGATTATTATCTAAATACCAATATTTAGATTTACCAAAGATTATCAAGAAAGCACAACAATATGCTCAAAAGTATCATTTGTCTGATCCTGAATTCCATTTATTCATGAATTTGATTAAACGTGATAATGTTGGTAAATATAATAATGAATTCTTCATTGAAGAACAAACACCTATGGGTAAAGCTTTAGGTTATGAAGTTAAAAAGCCTGTCAGTTTAGCATATTCTGCTTCTGATGAAACATACTTAAAGAAGATTCTTACTTTCTATCAACAATTATTAACTTTGAACCAAAAAGTTAAAGTTCAATCTTTGACTTATCATTCTTGTGATTATCCTGCTTTGACTGGTAAATATGATGAACATTATGATGATAATTTAAATTATGTCCATCCTATTTTGGCTGCTATGTTTATTCCTAAGATTGAAGCTATTGAAGAAAGATTTGTTATGACTAACATTGCTGGTATTGTTAATTCATTATACACTGGAAGACCAATTAAGGATTATCCAAATAGAATTTTGTATGAAGATATTGCAACTGATAAAAATCAATTGGCTTATTCTAAAATGACTCCATTTGAAGATTTGTATATTCGTGCAAAACTCCAAGCTAAAATCTGGGAAGGTATTATTTACTTAAGAACTGGTAAATACTTTAAATTTGATAATAATGAATTTAATAAATTAATTACTAAATATCCAGTTAATATCTTTGATGCTCCTGATATGGCATTCACTCAAGATTGTGGTAATGTTTTAAGAAGAATTTTGAATGCTTTCTCATTCAAACCATCAGTTGTTAGAATTATCAAGACTGAAGATAGATATAAAATGTTTGATGATCATTTATTCAAACAAAAGACTGTTGAAAATAAGAAATTGGTTAATATCGTTTCTATTATCAATGTTAGATTACCAACTGATGATTCAGTTAATTATGATATCCATTTGTCTGATAATTTGACTTCATCTCAATGGTTCTCTAAATCTTCTAATATGACTCCTGTTTCATATGAACAAAAGATTATTAAATCTGAAGGTGTTATTTTCTTCTATGTTAATAGAAATTATAATACTATCCAAATTGATGATGAATATAAATCTCGTGATATTGAAGAAAGATTAATGAACAGACATGATCAATTTGGTTATAAAGGTAATTACATGGTTAATTCATTACCTTATATTTTCTCTGATACTCAAAAATTGAACCAAAGACCAGTTTATGCTAATGAAGATATTAATATTAATGGTGATGTTTTCAGCTTAAGATCTTGTGTTTTGACTGAATCAATTAAAGTTGATGATATTAGCATTGCTGGTAATACTTCTGCTATTATCTTTGATGATTCACAAGTTTATTATTATAATCCTTCTAAAGCTGGTATTGTTTATGATAATACTGGAGCTAAATTAGAACCTATTTCTGCTATTGATAAAAATGAAGCTATGTCATTTATTTCTACAAATGGTGTTGTTTATATCTTTGCTAAACATTAAATAAAAATAATAATAGAAAATAAAAAATTTTATTTATTTAAATAAATAAAATATAAAAAAATGAAATTCATATTATAATTATTATAATATATCTTTTATAAATATTATAAAATATGGATTTTAATTTAATTAATATTGATAATATTAAGGATTTTATACCTATTAAATATTCTCCAAAATTAAAATTAGAATCTTCTAATGTTAAAATTGAAAAATCTATTAAAGTTAATAATAATAAATATATTAATATTCCTGAATTTTTTAATGAAAATAATAATTTTAATAATAATAATTATAATTTAAATATTATTAATAAAATTAATGATACTAAATATAATTATAATGATATTAATTTAATTTTAAATAAATTATATAATAGTTTTTATAATATTAATAATAATTTAAATGATAAATTAGATTATTATATTTATAATAAATTTAAATGTGAAATTAAAGTTAATAATTTTAAACAATTAGAATATTTAAATAATCTTTTTATTATTAATAAAATTAATTATTATAATAATTTATATAATATTATTATTAAACCTTCAATATTATATCAAATAATATTATGTAATATTAATAATATTGTATTATTAAAATATAATATTGATAATTTATTACATAATAATAATTTAAAAAAATTAATAATTGATAATTTAAATGATTTAAAATATATTGATATTAATAATACTAAAATTAAATATTTATGTATTAATAATTGTAATTCTTTAATAACATTAGATATAAATAATAATAATATTAAACATTTATTAATCAAAAATTGTAATAAATTAGAAAAAATAATTTGTTCAAATAATCAATTAAATGATTTAAATATTATTAATTGTAATAATATAAATTATATTGATTGTTCAAATAATTTATTATGTTCTAAAAAAAATAATTTAAAAATTATTGATATTTGTAAATTTAAAAAGTTAAAATATTTTAATTCTTTGAATAATTATATTTTAAATTTAAATATTAATAAAGAATTTTATAATTTAACAAATAAAGAAATTATTGTTGATGAATTTACTAAAATTAATTTATGTAATTTTCATTAATTTTATTTATTTTATTTATTTTATAATTAATAAATTAAATTAATAATTATAAATAATACAAATAATTTTTAATATATTATGTTATATTATATATTAAAATTATTTATTAATTGATATATTTTTTATTTTATATTTTTATTTATTATAAAATATTAATAATTTAATAATGGATGCATTAAATTTTATTAAAAAATATCATAAAATATATTTAAATGAAAATAAAATAAATAATAATATTGTTGATAAAAATAAATTATAAATATTATTATATTTAAATGTAATAAATTTAATTATTAAACCTCATTCAAAAGTTATAATTTATTAAAATTAAAAAAATGATTTTTTAATATTTTTTATTATAATATATTTTAATATATTATGAATATTATGGAAGAATTAATTATAACAAATAAAAATATTAATAAATATATTAAATCTAAATGTATTTCATATAATGATAATACATTAAAAATATTAATAGATGTAAATAAATTGACAATTAAATATAATAAAATTAATAAATTAATTTGTAATGGTAATTATATTGAAGAATTAAATATTAATGAATTAACAAATTTAAATTATTTAGATTGTTCAAATAATTTTATTAAAAAATTAGATATTAATAATTTAATAAATTTAACTTATTTAGATTGTTCAATTAATTATATTAAAAATTTAGATATTAATAATTTAATAAATTTAACTTATTTAGATTGTTCAAATAATAAATTAAAAAAATTAAATATTGATAATTTAAATAAATTAAATTATTATAAATGTTATGATAATATTTTTAAAAAATTACCTAAATTAATTATTAATGATGATAATATTAATGAATGTATTGAAAATAATTATATTACATTTAATAATAATATATTAGAATTATTAATATATGTTGATGAATTAACAATTACATATAATAATATCAATAAATTAATTTGTTATGATAAAGAAATATATAAATTAAATATTGATAATTTAATAAATTTAACTTATTTAGATTGTTCAAATAATTATATTAATGATTTAAATATAAATGAATTAATAAATTTACAACATTTAAATTGTTCAGATAATAATTTAGATAATTTAGATATTAATAATTTAATAAATTTAACTTATTTAAATTGTTCATATAATAAAATAAAAAAATTAAATATAAATAAATTAATAAAATTAAAAAAATTATATTGTAGTGAAAATAATATTGAAAAATTAAATATTAATAATTTAATAAATTTAGAAAAAATAAATTGTTCTGAAAATGAAATTAATATATTAAATATAAAAGATTTAATAAATTTAAAAATATTAGATTGTAATAACAATTGTGAATTACAAAAATTAAATGTTCATAATTTAATAAATTTAGAAAAATTATATTGTGATGATTGTATATTAAAAGAATTAAATATAAATAATTTATCTAAATTAGAATTATTAGATTGTTCAGGAAACCCTTTAAAAGAATTAAATATTAATGATTTAATAAATTTAAAAAAATTATATTGTTCAGAGAATGATTTAAAAAAATTAAATATTAATAATTTAATTAATTTAGAATTATTAGAATGTAATGGAAATGAATTATATAATTTAAATATTAATAAATTAATAAAATTAGAATATTTAAATTGTTCTGAAAATGAAATTAATAATTTAAATATAAATGAGTTAATAAATTTAAAATATTTAGATTGTTCTAATAATAATTTAATTAATTTAAATATTAATAAATTAATAAATTTAATAGGTTTATCTTGTCATCATAATAATTTAACTAATTTAAATATTAATAAATTAATAAATTTAGAATTATTATGTTGTAATAATAATAATATATCTAAATTAAATATTAATAAATTAATAAATTTAAAATTATTAATTTTTACAAATAATAAATTTAATGTTATTAATTTGAGTAATATTAAAAATAAATTACTTATTGTATTTGATTATAGAAATAATGAAATTAATAAAATTATTACAAATAATAAAGAAAATATAATATTTATAGATGATTTTTTTCCTTATACTTATAGTATTACAAATTTATTAGAATTAAATTATGAATTTTTAAATTTTTATAATAAATGGACATATTTTACATATTTTATAGATTCAAATGATGAATCAATAAAAAATTACTTTAAATTTTATTCAATTGATGAATACAATAAAAAATATAAAAAATAATATTTTTTTATGATTTAAAAAAATGATTTAATAAATATTATTTTATAATAATATTAATATGGATAAAAATATATTTAAAAAATTAGAACATAATATATCTTTAAATAATATATTAATAACAGATTTAAATGAATTATATAATGATTATCAATTATTAAAACATTTAATAAAAGAATATAAAAATTTATTAAAAAATTATGATAATATTAATTTTAAAGATATAACAAATGATAATAATTTTATTTCTAATATAAAAATAAATTTAATGAATAATATTAATAATATAAATAATTATGATAAATATTATGATATTAAAAATATTAATAAATTATTAGAAGAAATAATTAAATATTTTAATAATTTAGAAAATTATAAATTATCTTTTAATATAATAAAAAATTTAAGAGATAAAATAAAATATTTAATAAAAGAATTTAAAGCAATAAAAAAAATAATATATAATAAAATGCATTCAATAAAAAAACAAATAAATAAAAATATATATTCAATATTTGATAATGATGAAGAATATATAGAATATGATGTATTAAAAAAAGATGATAATTTATATGAAATATTTAAATATTATTTATTAAATGAAAATTTTAATAATTACATTAATTCAATAATATCAATTTATAATAATTTAGATGATGATTTTGATTACGATTCAGATGATGATTATAATTCAGAAGATGATTCATATAATAATTCAAATAATGAATCAGATTTTTAATAATACAAAAATTGATTTTTTTTATAATAATTTATTATAATAATAAAAAATGGATAATTTTATAAAATCAAAACAATTATTTAATAAATTACGAAATATTATAATTAATTATAATATTTTGAAATATTTAATAAAATTATGTGATAATAAAATAAATGAAATATATTATAAACATTATGAATTAATGGAAGATTTAAATATTATTTCATTAAACATTAATAGATTTGAAAAATATTATGATATAAATGAAATTATTAATTTAATAAATATAATTGATAAAACATTTTATGAATTTAATACTGAAAATCAATTAAAAGAATTAATAAATAAATTAAATGAAATTAAATTAATATTAGAAAATAAAATTAATAAATTAAAAATGAAATTAAAATGTATTATTAAATTTAAATTTAATAATGATGAAGATTATAATGAAAAAGATAATATAAAAGAAAATAAAGAATTATATGAAACATTTAAATATTATTTATTAAATGAAGAATTTAATAATTTTATATCATCAATAAAATATTATATTGATGGATTAGAAAATGGGATAGAATTAAATACAATATTTAATTTTAATGATATTAAAAATGAATTAGATAATATTTAATATATAAATAAATATTATTTATTAATAATTTTTTTATAATAACAAAATACAACTTTATAATTTAAATTATCAAATATTCCTTTAATATTATAAATATTATTATATTCTATTTTTATAAAATGTTTATTATCTAATTTATTTATAGTTTCATTATTTAATCTATGTTTTTGTGTGTCAAATCTTAATAAATCAGGATTTATAATATTTAATTTATTTTTATTCATTACATCAACTTTATAATATATAAAATGGGTATCAACATCTTCATTATTAACAACAATAATAAAAGAATGTAAATAATAATTAATTTTATTATATTCAATATTATATGGATAAAAAATTCTTATATCATATAAATTATATAAAAATTTTATATTATTTTTTATAATATCATAATCCCATTTACAAAATTTATTTTTATTATTTAAAAAATAACAACCTAATAAATCATGAATTGGACAAGCAATTAATAAATTATTAGGAGTATTTTTAAGATTTTGAATATATTTTAAAATATTATCATCAAAATAATATTTATTATCTTTTATAATAAATTTTATTGATGATAATTTATTATTATAAAAAGGATGTTCAGTTTCATCATAATCATTTAATTTATTTTTATATGTTTTTAATTTATTATAATCTAAATCATTAATATTAATATTTTGTAAATATTGATTATCATGAAATAATTCTAAATCATCTAAAAAATAATTAATATTACAATCATAAATATATGTTTTAAAATTATTATTTTTATATTCAATAATACAATTATATGTAAATTCATCATCTAATAACATTAATATATCTTGAATTACATAAAATGGATACATTTTATATCCTGGAATTCCTAAATAATATTTATTATTTAATTTTTTATTTAATAATCGTTTAATTAATATATAATAATTTTCTATATTTAAGTCTTTATTCATATCAATAAACATATTTTGAAATAAATTATAAATATCATTATTATTACCTCCTTTTAAAGATTCTGTTTCTATTACATCTGATAAAATATTATAATTAATATTATTATCTTGTAATATTAAATTATCTTTTATATCATTATTAATATTTATTATTTCCATTTTATTATTTTGTCCTTTATCAAAAATCATAAATTGTTGTAAAAAATTACCATTATTAACAAAAAAATTTATTGCAGATTTTATCCAACATTGATATACATTTATTATATTATTATCATAATATTGTGTTAATGGAAAAGGATATTGTATTTTTTTATTTATATTAAGTTTTTCATAAGTATGATTATATTCATTATAAATAAATTTATCATTATTATTTAAATGTATAATTTTACTATTAAATATTTGATTTAAAAAATCTGTATTATCAATAAAATCATTAATTTTTAATAATTCATTAATTATATATTTTGTTTTTTTAAATTTTGTTATTTGATATTTTTTTATTCTATCATCAATAGATATAATATTATTATAATATATTTCACAATTATAATATATTTTGTAATATAAATAATCATGTACATAAATATCATATGATTTATTATAAGAAAATAAATTATATTTATATTTTAAATCATTAAACAATACATTAAAATATTTATTTATTTTATATTCAAATAATAAATTAAAAAAAATATATTTTTCATTATCATCTAATTTTAAATTTAATAAATAATTTTGAATATTATTTATTTCATCATAATATTTTGGATTATTATAAGTATTATAATATGTTTTTAATTTAAATATTTGATTTTTTATTTCTTGTAATTTATTCATAATAATATATATTATATTAATTTTTAAAATATTTATTATTAAATTTAAAATTAATAATTAAAATTTATTTAATTTCTCCATTCTAAGAATGTAGATTGTAATAATTTACGTCCTTTTACACTATCATTAATTGGTCTATCAATTGGTTTAATTGGTGAATTAATTTCTTTAATATAATAATATTGTTGTTTAATATTAGTAATAATATCTGGAACAATATAATTAATAACTTTTAAATCTAATCTTTTTACTTGATGATCTATTTTATCTACTTTATCTGGTAAAAATCGTCCTTCTTGTAAATATAATGCTCTCATTGCAATTAATAAATCACTTTCATCTAAATCTTCTTCTAATATAACTTTCCCTTTTGTTTCATTATAAACACTTTGTTTAATTTTACATTGCATTAATTTAACATTTTGCTTACTAAAAAATGCTCGTGCTACTGGTTCATAATATGATAAATTACGTATAACATCATAACAATCATTATCATTTTCACCTAAACAAATATTTAATGATGTTGTTATTTTATCCTCACCATTTTTAGTATAAGGATGATAAGGATATTTATCATCTTCACGTATTTTTTCATATCCATCAAAATCTAATATTTTAGGATTATATTCATAAGTATTAATATGATTATTAGAAGATAATTGTTTAAATTTCATCATTGCATGTTTATCAAATTTATAAAAATCAGAATTTGGGTCATAAATTCCATTATTGGACCCGTAAATACTTCCACCATAATTATTATTCATTTTTTATATATTTAATAAAGATAAATAAAGATAAATAAAAATAATTTAATTATATTTATTATTCATAAAAAATTGAATTATTAACATTCAATAATTAAAATAAAAAAAATGATTAATAATAATTTTATTGATAATTATATTATTTACAAAGTAAATAATAATGAACCAATAAATTATAATACTAAAACACAACAACTTATTTTTAAAAGAATAAAAAATAATTATTATCTTTTTCCACATAATGAACCAGCTATAGATTTAATATTATCAGATCCACCTGAAATAGTTCAAAAAATAATTATTCCATCAATGGAAGAATTAAAAAATTTTAATAAAGAAGACCAAGAAATAATTATTTATATATTAACTCATTTTTATGACTTTTATTATGATGAAGAAAGAAATATATATTGTAATGATGTATTTTTTAAATCTTGCTATAATATTAATGCTAATGTAATAATATCATTAAAAAATGGAATAAGAGATTTTGAATATGAAATATTTCAAAAATTTATTGATAGATATTATTAATTTATTTATTATTAAAAATAATTATTTATCTTTAAAAATATTTATAAATTTAAACAAATCATCATCATTAAAAATAGATAATAGTAAATTTATTGTATTTGATTTTTCATTTTTATATTCAAATTTATATTTATCAACTATTAAAATATATGATTTAATAAATTCAATATAATCATATAATTTATTAAAATTATTTTTTTTACAATAAGAAAGTAATGAATTTAATATATTATAATTATTTTTTACTAAACATTCATAATAAAATATTGGTAATAAATGTGTAAATGTTATATGTATATTTATTATAATATTATAATTTGATATTATAGATATTTTATTATTAATATTTATATATTGTGAAATATTATTATATTTATGATTTAACCACTTATTATACATATTTAAATTTATAAATGATGATTGTCCAAAATCAATTATAATTGGTTTATATTGTAATATTTTTATTTTATAAATATTTTTATTTATTTTAATTTTACGATATTTAATTTTATTTTTTTCATATTCATTATCTTTAATTAATAATATATTTTTTAAATTCATATCAGTATTAATATAAATATATTTCTTATTAATTTTATATAAATAATAAATTATATAAAATAAATAAATATGTATTTCTTCAATATTTATATTTTTATATAAATAATCTTGTAATTGTATTGCATCAAAATAATCAGTAATAATATAAAATATTTTATGATTTGTAAACCTTTCAACTATATTATTTGGTAATTTATTCATTAATACTTTTTTATGTTTATCTTCTGTAATATATCCACTATGATATAATTTAGGATAAAATATTATTTCTTTATTATTAATATCTTTACATTTTATTTTATCAAATAATTCATATGTTTTTGTTTCACATTCTATAATATCATAAAAATATTTATCTGGTATAGATTTAAATATATTTATTTTATTTATTTTATTCATTTTATCATTTAAAAACATAATTTTTAAAATAAAATAATTATTATTATATTTATATTTATAAACTAAACCATTAGCACCATGTGCATAATATTCACAATTATTAATAATATCAGTTAATGTTGGCATTATTTATATATTAATTATTTAAATAATTAATAAAATTAAAAAATTATTTTTTATCTTTTTCATTATTTATTTTATTTAAATATTTATTTTTTTCTTCTTCAGTAAATAAATCTATTTTAGTTTTAAATATTTCTTCAATTTTCTCCTTATCTTCATATTTACCTAATTTAATATTTATAATAAATTTTCCAATCTTCCAATTTTTATAAACATCATCTTCATCAGGTAATTTTTTATTTTCATTATAATATTCTTTACATAATTCAATTTTTTTTTCTTCTAATTTCTTTTCTTCTTCAACTTTATAATCATCAATTAATTTAATTAATATATCCATTTCAACTAATAAATGACTTAAAAATTTATCTTTATACATAATATTCCAACTAGCATTAATAATTTTAGAAATAATTTTTGTTTTATTAAAACATTTCATAATTTCATAAGATGTTTTTAAAAATAATGAAATATTATAATAAATTAAATAAATTAAAAATCGATAAGCATCATTTTCTAATCTAATACATTTATTAATTGTTAAAACATAATTTTTAATTGCTTCAAAACTAATTACTTCAGATTGATAAGTATATTTATCATTATAATCTAATAATTGACAATAAAAATTACTTTTTAATAATTCTGAATTATTAATTCCATTTTTTATATCATTAAATGTCATAATATAAATTGTATTAGTAATATCTTTATTACAAAATGGCATTGTTTCTTTAATAATATCAGTAATTAATAATTCAATAAATTTAGTAATAATAATATAAGAATTAGTAATAGAAATAGGAGAATTAATTTCTTTATTTTCTTTTTTATTATTTTTATCTTCAATACATTTAATTTTAGTAATATTATAATTTCTTATATTAACTTCATTAATTAATAATTTTTTAATATAATTAGCATTAAAAGTTAAATTAAAAAAATCATTAATTTTATTAGAACGAGTTTTATTAATCTTTTTATTATCAATTTCTTTAACCATTTTTTATCTATATTATTATTAATTATAATATTTTTATCATTTTTACATATTAATATATTAATATATAAATAAAAAAATGTTTAAAGATTTTGATTATCATATTAAATTAGCTCAAGATAATATAAAAGAGTTAAGAAGATTAAAACCAAATTTAAAAATTAGTGAATTAAAATATTTAGAAAATAGTAAAGAAAATGATAAGTTATCAGAAAAATTAGATGATATAAATAAAGTTCAAGGAAAACCAAGAAGCACAATATGTTATTATACAATAAAAAGTAAAGAATTAGAAAATAGAATTAATAGTTATGAAGAAAAAAATATTCTTGGTTGTTCAATGTTTGCTGGTAAATTAGAATGTACATTAGATAAAGTTGATTGGGATTATAGAAATATGATATTACATATTTTTAATACAGTAAAAAATTTAGATGATATGATTAAAGTAAGTAAATATACAGATAATAATAAAATTACTAATTTTTTTAAATATGTTGATATTCCAACATATTTTATTAGAATATATATTGATCATTCAATATTAATTTATTATTTAAAAACAACAAATCAAATACATAAAAAAATGTTTGACTATATATTTTCATCACCTAATGTAGAATTATTTTATTATATAACACCATTATCAGGTAAATATATTATTGATAATAAACATATAGAAATAAAACATAATGAAACATTTGGAACAATTATGAGATTATTACCATTATTTATAGAAGATGAAGTTAATTTTAAATCATATCATAGTAGAGATGCAAGATTAGGTTTTGGATTATCAACAGATTTTACTTTTATGAAAGCATTTAAAGATAATAAATATAATTTATTTAATAATATAGATATATATGGTTTTAAATATGATGGAACACCAGGTGAAGCAAATGATCATATTTATAGATTTTCTGCTTGGGTAGGATGTAAAAATTCAATTATTAAATCAAATGGTATAAAATTACTTTTATCAAGAGATGATATAGACAAATATTTAACAAAATATCCTATTTTTAGAATATCAGGAACCCCAGGAGAATTTGCATATGGTGTAGATGAACCATCACGAATTATAAAAGCAATCACATTATATATTATACATAAAATTTATCAACAAATTAATATAAATGATATTGATTCTTTAAATCAAATATGTTTAACAACTTTATATGAAAATGAAAATAGTCATGATTGTAAATATTATTATGATACAAATTTTAATATTTATAATAATTTTAAAAATAAAATAAATAATGATAATATTATTATTAATAAAAATAATATGATTAATAATATTAATATTCATAATAATAATAATTCAATTGATTTAAATAATATTATAATTAATAAATTAAAAAATATTACTTATTTTAATTTAATTCGAATAATAAATAAAAATAATAATAAAAGTAATTCTTATTTTTTCAAATATTTAATTATAAGAAATCATATTAATATACTCATTTATTTAAATATGCGTTCATTAGTTAATGATTTTATGGCTATAAATTTATTAACTTTTATTTATCAATTATTACCAATTACTAGTTTTTTTAAGCATGATTATAATTTTAATATTAATTCATATATTAATACAAATACATATAATATTAATAAAATGTTAAATATTGATAATATTATATATAAATTAAATTCTATTATATTATCAAAATATAATAATATTATTGATGACAAATATATTGAATATTTTAAATCTAATAAATTTTTATTTAATTATAATATTTATTCTACATATGGTTTATTATGGACACATATTTGTTTAGGTGCAATTGATGAATATTATAATGAATCTAATAAAGATAATTATAATGATAATAATTATATAAAAGAGTATGATAATATTTTTTTAAAATAATTATTGAAAAAAAAATATTTTATTTAAATAAAATATTATTAAAAAATATTATTTTTCATTCATTATCTTTAATTAAAATCATATTTTCATTATCATCTAAACCTAATTTACATCCGATATTCATAGCTTGTAATTCTTGTAAAGTTAATTTTAAAGCATAAGGAATAACAACTTTTTGTATATTATCATTATTCTTACAATTATTACAAATATATACATCATTAATAGAAGGATTTTTAGATTGATTAGGTTTTTTAACTCTTGTTGCAATACTACCACAATTACCACATACATAAGTAGAATACATATCAGAATCATTAAGCATTTTTTCCTTTAAGAAAGATGAAACACCATGAGCAACTAAAACATCTCTTTCCATAGTTCCAATTTTCAAACCACCATCTCTACTTCTACCATCTGCTGGTTGATGAACTAAAGAAGTTTTAGGACCTTCAAATCTTCCATGGACTTTATCAGCAACCAAATGTTTCAATCTCAAATAATATAAAGGAGCAATTAAAATTTCACTTTCCATTTTTTCACCAGTCATTCCATTATACATTGGTTCGCAACAACTCGAACTATAACCATATTTAGTTAATAAATCTCTCATTTGTTCAATATTAAAACTTTCAAAACCTGTTGCATCAAATCTATGGCCTTCAATAGCAGATACTTTACCAAATAATAATTCTAATAAAAATCCAATTGTTAATCTATTATAAATACCTGTTGGATGGAAAATAATATCAGGAATAATACCATTTTCAGTATAAGGCATGTCTTCAGGATTTAAAATTAAACATATAGTTCCTTTTTGAGCTGTTTTAGTAGAGAATTTATCACCAACCATAGGTTTTAATGGAGTTCTAACTTTAACTTTTTTAATTTCATAACCTTCAATATTATGTAAATTATTCCATACTTTATCAACAACAGCAGGAAGATAATGTTTATAAGTTTGTGAATTATCTTTCCAAATTTTACCATTATTATCTTCAACATTTGATATACTAGATATTTTACCAATAATAACATCATTATTATTAATAATTGTTTCTTCTGGAACATAACCATCTTTATTTAATTTATCATAACTTCCATGTCTCATCATATCAGTAGTAATTTCAGGATTAGGTTTAGTAAATTTCTCATTTTCACCATTAGCAGAATTTTTACTACATTTTGAAATATATTTATCAAAATAACAAGCATTAAATAATCCTCTATCAATTGCACCTTTATTAATAATTAAACCATCATCTTGATTAAATCCAGTAAATGCAGAAATTGCAATAATAATATTTTCTCCAGGGCTTAATACATCGTAATATGTATATTTCATTGCATGAGTTGATAATAATGGTTTATGAGGATGATATAATAAAAATGCTTTATCTAATCTATATTTATGTGCTGAATTATAAACTGTCATACCTTGTTTACCTTGTGCATAATGGATAATAGTTCTTGCACCACTATTATGATTAACAAAAGGAACTGTACAAGTATTTACACCCAATAATAAAGAAGGATGAATTTCTAAATGATCATATACTTTAAAAATACCTTTATAATGATTATTAATATCAACATCATTATCATTAATAAAAACTTTATTATTTTGTTCTAAATCTTTAGGTGTTACAGCAATTAAAGAATTATTTTGTTCATCACAATCAATAAATTCAATAATACCAGGATGTTCAATCATAAAATCATCTAAATATTTATTTGGGTCTTTTAAATATTTATCTAATTCTTCAATTGTAATATTATCTAAACTAGATTTATTATCTTTTACTGTAATAACTGGCCTGACAAATCTACCACTATCACACCAAATAAATACTTCTTTTGTTAAATCATTATATGAAATTGAAGTAGTTTTTTCTAATTTATTATTTAATTTAGCTGTTTTTAATGTATTTAACATATCATTTAATTCATCAACATAACAATCACCAATCCAATCACCATTTAAAAATATTCTAATATCATTAATATTATTATGAATATATTTATTAATAAAATCTTTAATAATTGGTATTTGTTCTTTATGATCAATTGTTAAATTTGAAATAATAGTTAAATGTTTAATCATTCCTACATCTTTATGTTCTGGTGTTTCCATACTACATAACATACCATTTTGAGTATAATGAAACATTCTAGGTTCGTATAATCTAGATGATGTTTGTCTTTTACTAGGAGAAACAACTTCTCTTAATAATAATTGTTCTTGTTCAAATGTTAATCTAGGTAATTGTTGAGCAACACCAGGTTTAGAAATAAATTTACCAATACTTAATGCAGTGCTAAATGCTTTATTTTGATTTTTCTGAGATGTTTTAGAAATATTAGCAGTAATATCAACAGGTTTACCATCATTATTACTTAATTTAATAAAAGAATTTTTTAATTCAGTTAAAGTTTTTTTAAAATTTTGTTGGAATAATTCTAAAAATAAATCACCAACTAATGTAATTCTTTTATTAATTAAACTATCAATATCATCATAAGGCCAATAACCTAAATAACAATTTAATAATTTAAAAACCATATAACCAATGAATTTAATTTTTTCACCAGTTGATTTAATAATATGAGGTAATAATAAATATTTAATTCTTTTATCAACTTCCATTTTCTTTTCTTGTAATTGAATAGTTAAATTAGTTGAATATTTTCTATTATCACTCTTTAATTGTTGAGTCATATAATTTAAACATTTATCTTTTGTATCTAGTTTTTCACCTGTTTCTTCGTTAATACAATTTCTAATACAATTAGATAAAATTTGTATCATCTTAAATTTAATATTATCTGGACTATTTAAAGTGCACATATCAATAATTTCTTTATCACTTTCTATACCCATTGCTCTAAATAATATAATAATATTAAATTCTTCAAATAATGGATTATGTAATGTTATTAAATTATTATTTGGATAATATTTTAAACTCATTACTTGCATTATTCCATTGTGAATTGGTGAAACACTATCAATTTTAATAACATATGGTTTACCAACTTTTGGTTTACTAATAACAGGTTTATTTACAACTCTTTTTTCTTGTGATACAACAACTTTTTCAGAACCATTAATAATAAAATAACAACCTGGATCATAATCACATTCCATTTTTAATTCTTGATTAGCTTTTTGTTGGTCAATTACTTTATCAATATTATTTAAAATACAATATTGACTTTTTACCATAATTGGCATTCTTACTAATACTACTTTAACTGGTTCTTTATTAATTTTAGTTTTTTGTGTTATATGACTTACTGCATCAGTTATTTCTTGAATTTCATTTACCATAGCTGATATTTCTGCTGTATAAGATAAATTACTATCTCTTGCTTCTCTAGGATATAATTCAGCAATAGTATCAGTATTAGGTAAAGAACATTGAATTTCAGTAAATTCTAAAGAATATCTAATAATTTTATTTTCATCATTCTTTTGAAAAAATGTAGTATCAGTATTTTGTAAATATTCCATTATATCTTGATTTATAAGTTTATTAAATGAATTATATTGGTAATAATACATTACATTCATTAATTTAAAATATAAATCAGATAATTTTAAATGTTTATATTTCAAATCTGACATTATTATCTTATTATTTTATATTTTATAATATATATATATAATTATTATTATATTAAAATCATTTTTTTAATATTTAAAAAATTAATAATAAAAATTGAATTATAATAATATAATAATATTAATATATATAAATTTATATAATAATGTCAAAAAAAATAAAATCTAAATTATCTTTTATTAATGGTGGTGAAAGTGATGAATATATTGATGAAAATGAAGAAATAGAAGAAGGAGATAATGAAGATGATAATGAAGAAGAAAATAATGAAGAAAATGAAGATGATAATTCTGATGAAGAAAATTATGAATATAATTCTGATGATGATAATACTGATGATGAAAATAATGAAAATCTTGAAGAAGATAATGAAGAAGAAAAAGATAAAGAAATTTCTGAAGATATTATAACAACTAATAATAATAATAATATTATTAAAAGAATTGTCAATAATAATGAAAGAATAACGAATAATTTTATGTCTAAATATGAATTTACTAGAATATTAGGTACAAGAACAACACAAATAGAAAAAGGTTCAATTGTTTTATTAAAAAATGCAGAAGAATTAAAAAAGAAATATAATCCTGAACAATTAGCAACATTAGAATTACAAAATAAATCTTGCCCTTTATATTTAATTAGAGAAATACCAAATGGTAATATTGAAAAATGGGATGTTAATGAATTAAATATTAGAAAAGAATATTTAAGATTATAAAAATTTAATATTTTATTTAAATAATTTTATTAATAAAATTATTTTTTAATAATAAATTCTTAATTCTTTTAAATTATCTAAATTATCTAAATTAATATTATTTAATTTTAAATTATTACAATTATTGATAATAATTTTATTTACATTTGTTAAATTAATAATTTTTAAATTTTCTAAATTATTTAATTCACTTATTGTTATTTTATTAATATCATTTAAAATTTCATAAATAAAATTATCATTATTAATAAAATTACAATTATTATTTTTTATTATAATTTTATTATAAGATTTAAAATTTATTGTATTATTTAAATAAATAATGTTATCATTATCTGTTATTACAATTGAATATTTATTTATAATAAGCTTCATATTATAAATTTGATATATATATTATAATTATATATATTTTTAAAATATTTTCCATTATAAAAAAATTGAATTAAAAATAATTATAATAAATAATATATTTTTAATATAATATTGAAAATATTATCATGAGTGAAGAAGAAGATGTTATTTATGAACAAAAAACACAATTAGAACATATTATTGATAAACCCAATATGTATATTGGTTCTATTAATAATAATAAATGTAAAAAATATATCTTTGATGATAATACTAATAAATTTATATTAAAGGAATTTATTTGTAATGATGGATTATATAAAATTATTGATGAAGCATTTAGTAATGCATCTGATCACTTTTTATCTAATTCAGGATGTAATACAATAAAAATACAAGTTAAAAAAGACCCATTTAAAATTAAAGTATGTAATAATTCAAGTAAAGGTATTCCAATTGTAAATAAAAGAAAAAATAAAGAAACTGGTAAAATGGAATTTATTAAAACTATTGAAGGTGATATTGTATATAATCCAGAATTAATATTTGGTAATTTATTAACTTCATCAAATTATGATAAAAGTAAAGCAAGAATAACAAATGGAACTAATGGATTAGGTATTAAATTAACAAATATTTATTCAACAGAATTTAAAATAAAATGTGCTGATGGTAAAAAATTATATAAACAAACATTTAGTAATTCAATGAGAGAAAAAACAGAACCAGAAATTACTAATTCTAAAGATATTTTTGTTAGTATTAGTTTTAAACCTAATTTAGATATGTTTCATTTTAATATGAATAATGATTTTTTGATGTTAATTAAAAAAATGGTTTATGATATGGCTTATGTTTGTAATGCTAAACGAAAATGTGATATATATTATAATAATGAATTATTAAACATTAATTCATTTAATGATTATATTGCATTATATCAATTAAAAGATAGTAAATTTTATAATTTAAATTTATCAAAACAAATACAAATTGGATTTTCATATATTCCATTTAATGATGAAATAAAATCAATCTCATTTATTAATAATCATTTAGTAGAAGGAGGAACACATATTGATTTTATTTTAAAACAAATATTTAATGGGATTAAAACAAATATTAAAGATGAAACAATAAAAAAGAATATTCAATTATCAAATATTAGAGATAATTGTTGTATTTATATGAATTGTTATATTGACAATCCGAGTTATGATTCACAATGTAAATTTATGTTAAAGAATAAATTTAAATGTATTAAAGGTAAAATAGAAAAAAATGAAGATAGTATTAGTAGTTTAGATAGTCCAATTAGTGAAACTGATAATTCAAATAATGAAATAGTAAATATATCTATTGATACAACAAAATTTAATATATTTATAAATAAAATATTAAAAGAAACTGATATTATGGATACATTAAATGGAATATCTGAATTAAAAAATAAAAGTAAATTAAAAAAAACTGATGGAAAGAAAACTAATAAAAGGATTGCAGTTGAAAAATATGAACCAGCTAAATTACAAGGAACTAATGAATCTATTAAATGTAGTTTAATGATTACAGAAGGTGATTCAGCTAAATCTTTTGCAATGATTGGTAGAGATGTATTAGGTTCAGATTATTATGGTGTATTTCCAATAAGAGGTAAAATGTTAAATACAAGAAATGCATCAATTGATCAAATAAGTAATAATGCAGAAATTACAAAATTAAAACAAATTTTAGGATTAAAAGATAAAGTAAAATATAATGAAAATACTATTAAACAATTAAATTATGGTAGTATATTAATTTTGACTGATCAAGATTTAGATGGATATCATATTAGAGGTTTAATAGTTAATTTTATTCATACATTATGGCCAGAATTAATAGAATTAGGATTTTGTAAATATATGAATACACCTATTAAAATTGCAACACCAAAAATAGGAAATAATAAAAATGGTGAGAAGGATATTATATTTTATAATGAAGTAGAATATCAAAAATGGTATAATGATCCAAAATCTGAACCACATAAATATACAATTAAATATTATAAAGGTTTAGGTTCAAGTGCGCCGAATGAAATTCCAAGATATTTTAAAGATATTGATAAAAAGTTAATTACTTATATTTGGGAAAATGAAATAGTTGATATTAAAGTAAAAAATAAAAGAAAATTAGAAGTCAAAAAGGTTTCATTAAGTGAAAAATCATTAATTTTAGCATTTGATGAAAAATGGGCAGATCAAAGAAAAGAATGGTTAAGTGAATATGATCCAAATACAGTAATAACAATTAATAATGGAAAAGTAAAAATATCTGATTTTATTCATAATGAATTTAAACATTTTTCAAATGATGATAATATAAGAAGTGTACCAAGAATAGAAGATGGATTAAAACCATCACAAAGAAAAATATTATTTACAATGTTAGAAAATAAAATATATAAAAATAAATCAATTAAAGTTGCAAATTTAGCATCTAAAGTTTCTGATAGAACTAATTATTTACATGGTGAAACATCATTAACTGAAGCAATTTTTGGAATGGGTCAAGATTTTATTGGTAGTAATAATATTAATTTATTATATCCAAATGGTGTTTTTGGTTCTTTTGCAGAAGGTGGTGCAGATCATGCAGCTGGAAGATATCCAACAACATATTTAAATGATATTACTAATAAAATATTTAGACCAGAAGATGATTGTATATTAAAATATTTAATTGAAGAAGGTAAAGAAATTGAACCAGAAGTATTTTATCCAATTATTCCGATGATATTAGTTAATGGTTCAATTGGTATTGGAACTGGATATTCAACAACAATACCTAGTTTTAATCCATTTGAAATAATTGATAATTTAGAATATTTAATTAAAAATGCAAAAGATTTTAATGAATTTCCTCATAAAGAATTAATTCCATATTATTATGGATTTAATGGGACAATAACACCAATGGAAAAATCTAAATATCATTTTATTACTAAAGGTAAATTTGAATATATTAAAAATTCATCTAGTATTAGAATTACAGCTTTACCTATTGGTTGTTGGACTACATCATTAACTGATCCTAAAAATGGTTATTATAGTGCATTAGAAGATATAGGAAAAGATAAAAAAATAAAAGAAAAAGATAAAGATGATAAAAAGAAATTAAAAATTAAAGTTCCTTCTTATCTTAATGAACCATTTATATCAAGTTATATTAATTTAGCAGGAACTAATAATATTAATATTGAAGTTGATTTTATTAAAAGTAAATTTATTGATTATTGTAGAGATGAAGAAAAAATATATGAAGATTTACATTTAGTTAATACAATTCATACTTTAAATATGTATTTACATGAAGTAGAAGATGGTAAAACTAAATTTAATAAATTTGATTCTGCAAATGATATAATAATTGAATTTTATAATATTCGATATGATGCATATGTAAGAAGAAAAGAAGAATATTTAAAAATATTAAATAATGAAATAGATATATTAAAAGAGAAAATAAGATTTATGAAATTATATATGGAAGGAACAATTGTAATTCATCATAAAACACATGAAGAAATTATACAACAATTTATTAAATATAAATTTAAAAAATTAAGTTCAAATTATAAAGATGATGAAAGTAAAAAATCATATTCATATTTAGATTTTAAGGTATCACAATTAAGTAAAGAAAAATTTGATAAATTATGTGATGAATGTAAAGATAAAGAAGATAAAAGAAGAATTTATATGGAAACTCCAATTGAAGATATTTGGATAAATGAATTAGAAGAATTAAGAAAAGAATTAATTAATTTTTATAATGAAAAAGAAGAAATTAAAAATGAAAATAAAAAAACAAATAAAACTAATAAAACTAATAAAAGAAGTAAAAAATAAATTAAAAAAAATATTTTTATTTAATTATTTAAATAATTAAATTAAATAAATTTAATGTTTTCTAATTATAATAATTTCATCATCTGAATCTGATTCATTATCTTTATTATATTTAATTTTATATTCAGGTTTATAAATTGTTAAATCATCAAAATATTTTTTAAATTCATTAATAGAATTTTGAACAATTTTATTATCATAATTATTATTAAACATTTTATTTAATATATCCATTATTAATTTATTTTGTTTTTCTAAATAATTATTTTTATCTCTATAATCATAATGATATTTATTATATTGTTCTATACATTGATTAATATGATTACAAATATTAATATATGTATTATGTTGTTTAATATTATTTGGATTTCTTAAAAATTTAACATATTCCCACATTTGATTATATATTTTTAAATTATCATTAAATTCTATATTATTTCTTTTAATTCTTGTACATCTTCCATGATCTAATTTCCAATAAAATACTTTATGAAATAAATAACCTTTTTTAATAGTATAATATTGTTGTTTTTCAAATTCTGTTATATTATTTGGTATATGTTGTGTTCTGACATCAATAATCCATTGTTTAATTTGTTGTGGTGTCATATCTAATCTAGGTGGAATAATAAATTTTGCTTGATCATAAACTTGTTGTTGTAATGATTTTAATTCTGGTGTATTAAATTTTTCACTATTAACTGGTTTACCTTTAAAACTTTCTGGTAATATTTGAATTACTGCACCTTTGAATTTATTATCTTTAGTTTTAAATGGACAATTTGGATTAGTATCTTCATTAAATAATTCTCTTGCTTTATATTTTGCTGTATTATTATATTCAATAATTTTAATTTGGAAAAAATCACATTCATCTAAATTACAAACATTTAATTGTTGTTGAACTTGATAATAATAATATATTGGAACAATATCTTTTATTGTAGCATTTTTATCCATATTAATTTTTCTATTAGGAGGACATTTAATTTCTAACATAATACCATTTTCTTTAGTTTTATGTATTCTATCATATTTATAATTAGATGTTATACCATCTGGTGATGCACCTAAATTATACAATATTTTATTATTAATAATATCTTTATTATTAATTGGATTAAAATCTTTATCAAATGAAATATAAGGTAAAAAACCATAATTATCAACTCTAACATTACGACAATATTCATAAATTGATTGTGCAATATCTTCATATTTATTACCATGATAAGTATGAATTTTATTAATAATTGGTATATTTATTAATTTCTTTTCTATTGCTTTATATTGTGGTTCATAATGATTATGACCTAAAAATGCACCTGCTTCACTACCTCCTATATATCCTTTTCTTTGATTTAACCATTCTTCACTTTTTTGTTCAAATTGAGGAATAGATTTCCAATAATCACATATTTTAGATTTATTAATATTATAATCATTAATATTATCATCATATTGATTAATATCATCTGTATAAGATGTTATATCTGGGATATTATCAAAAATAATATTATCAACAATTGAATTGCTTTTCATATTTTAATTATTAAAATAATATATTTAAATATATTATTAAATTAAATTTCATTTTTTAATTATTTTTAATTATTTAATTTTTTACAAATATTTTTATAATTTTCATTAAAATTATTAAAATCAAATAAATTATTATTAACAGCTGTATAAAATGATACTTCATTATTGTTATTAATATTATAATTACCTAATAAAGAATTATAATTATTAAAAAATTTCATATACATATTTTTATTTGTTCCAGAAAGATGGGTTAAATGAGTTATTTTATCATATAATATTTTATGTAAAATAAAATGTATTTCGTTTGAATTATAATATTTATGTAATTCATCTTTTAATAAATAATACATATGACATAAGAATAAAGATATTGAAACACAATAACCAATAATTTCTTCATAATTATAACCAACATTATATATTTCTTGAAATCCATCAAACTTATATTTATCATTAATAAAAGTAAAATTTAATTCTTTAAATGCAATATTAAGATTTTCATAAATAAAATCATATATATTTTTATTATTACCTTCGGGAATAATAAGATATATTTCTTTATATTTATGATCAAAATATAATTTAGCAGAATGTCCCGTAGATTTTTTATTATTAATTGTATATAAACTTATATTAAATATACAATCTTGTGTTTTTAATATATCTTTTAAATTATCAATATTATAACTATTACCATTAAATTTAATAAGATTAGAACTAATAAATATTTCTAAAGATTTTAATATATTATTAGGTTGTTTACTAAAAATTGTAATATGATTTGTTAAATAATCATTATTAATATTAATATTATATTTTTTTTGTAAAAATAATTTTAAACCAACATATGTATAATCATAATTAGTATTTTTATAAGTAGAAAAACATAAATCAAATAAATTTAATAATTCATTAGGATATTTAATTTTATTAATATTATTAAATAAATTATTTAAAATATCAAATTGGTATTTATTAATAATTAAACGACCTAATTTTTTATTTTTAATATAACTTTTTAACATATCTTTAAAAGTTTCTTTAAAATATAATAAATTATTTGCTACATAATAATATTCATCTTTAAAATATTTATTAAATTTTTTATTAATATTACATAAATCTTTATTATTAAATTTAATATAATCAAAAAATATTTGATAATTAGCAATATAATTTATTTTATCATTATACTCTTTAAAATAACGAATACATTTTATCGATCTTGTAATATTAGAAATAAATAAATTATTTAATTCATAAATATTATTTTTTTCATTAATATCATTAATATTAATAATATTGAAATTATTATATTTTATTTTCAAATTGTTTTTATTACAATAATAATTTAATAAATAATAAGTAAAATGTAATGGTATTGAATAATTATTATTAGGTATCATTAATTTATTACAAAATTTAATAATATAATTATTTAATTTATCATTACTTTTAATATTTAATAAAGCAATTGTAAATAAAAATACATCTAAATAATTAAATAATTTAATATCATCAAATTTATTGTTATTTAATAAATCATAATAATAAAATAATAATTTTAAATAATAATCATTATCTAAATAATATTTATTATAAAAATGATAATTATATTGAATAAATTTATTAATATTATTAATTTGACAATATTTTTTTAATTTAATATTTTTATTTATTGAAATATTAATAAATTTATTTTTAAATTGATTATTTTTTAATAATTCTATTTTTTTATTTAATTCATTTAAAGGAATATAACTATATTTATTATATACAAAAGATAAAATATTATCATTTGTTGATTCAAATAAATTATCTTGTCGTTCTGTATTTATAATTTCAATTTTATTTAATAATAAATCAAAATTATAATTTGTTTCATTTAATAGAAAATTAAATAAAATATCATTTTGTAAAAGAAAAATATAAATTGGTATATTTCTTGTATAAAAATAATTATAATCAAACATTATACTTCTTAATTTTTTAACAATATATTTCATAATTTTATTAATTAATAAATTACCAATTATATGAAATTCTTTATTATCAATAATAATTAAACAACAATTTTCATTATTTAAACAATAATATTTTTTAACTGATTGAATTAATGTAATTGGATCAGTATAGGTAGACCATTGTTTATAATGTTTAACAATATTCATTTTTATATATTAATATATTAAAATATTAATAAAATATAATAATATTAAATTATTATATATTATATTAAATATGGAAAATCAAATACAAGATATAATAAAAGAAAATGGTTTAAAAAATAAATTAAATATAGAATTAAATAAGCAATTAGAAATTGATTTAGAAAATATTTTATTAAATAATTTAGAAAATAATAAAAATAAAATAAATCAAATACAAAAAATAATTGATAAAAATAAATTTTATTTATCTAATAAATATGATAATATTATACATAAATATTTAGAATTAAAAATTAATTGTAATGATATATTTTGTTTTATTAATGATATAAAGGATATAAATATAAAAAAACAATTATTAATTATTGATTCAATAATTGATGAAAATAATTTAATTCATAAAAATTTATTAGATAAAAAATATAATGAAAATTCATTATTTCATTGTTATTTAGAATATATTGATTGTAATAATAAATTTGATGAAGATGATAATACAAATAAATTAATAAATATTATAAAAAAAATAACACCAATAAGAATTAAAAAATATTATAGTATATATAATGATAATTATTTATTTAATACTTATCAATGTTATTTTAAATCCGCATTATATTTTTTTTTAAATAATGGAAATTATATTAATAAAATAATTAAATTAAATAATAATTCTAAATTAATAAATCTTACACCATCTGAAAGACTTAATAAATTAGAATATAATAATATTGATAGTGATATAATTAATACAGATAAATATATTAAATATGGAGGTAAATTATCTGATATTATAATAAAAAATATAAAAGATAATATAATAAATAATAATATTTATAATAATATAATATCAGATGTTAGAGATTATTTAAATGATAAATATAATAATAAATATTTATTATGTATTCCTGGTATTAAAGTATATCCTTCAATCGTAATTAATGATATATTAAAATTAGAAAATAATTATTTTAGTGAAAAATGTTTTTTTAAATTAGATAATAAAGTTAATAATTTATGTGGTTATATTTATGATTTAACAAATAATTTATCTTATTTATCAATTAATTCTATTATTATAAAATTTTTAACTAATAATATTGATTGGCATTCAATAGAACATATTAAAAATGATATTAATTATTTTGAAAATGAATTAATAAAATCATTACAACAAATAAAAAATAATCAACAATTATTATTTACAGATTTTATAGTAGATAAATTTATTAATTTACCTGATAATTTATTAATTCATTGCCCATTATATGATTCTCATGAATTATTAATGAGTAATAATATTTTTAATATTATGAAAAAATCAAAAATAAATATTACTTATAAGACAATAAAAAAAATATTTAATATAATTAATAATTATTATAATATTAATATAATTTATCCTTATTATATTAAAATACAAGATATAAATTATTATTTACATTCATTTATTATTTGTAATTCTAATGAAAAATTTGATTCTCATTTTGTTTATTATAAAATAGATTATAATAAAAATAATATAATTAGAATAGATGGAGATAAGAAGAGAATAATTTATTTTACAGAAAAAAATAAATATTATGAAGAATATAAAATATTGGATATTAAAAATAATAGAATTATTGATAATATGAAAACAAAAGTTGTTTTTGTTTGTTATAGAAAAATATATTAATAAAATAATAATTTTAAATTTATTATTTATTATTTATAATAATAAGTAATTTAAAAAATGTATATTTATTTTTGATTTATTATTTTGTATTTTATTATTATCTTTATTATTATCTTTATTATTATCTTTATTATTAATATCAAGTTTAATATTATTAATATTATAATATTTATTTATTTCATCTTCATTAACATTATTAATATTATTATCAGTATAAAATGAAATTCTATATATATCAAAAGGTAAATTATTAGTTATTTTATCAATTAACATTTTATTAATAATATCATTTAAATTATTTGATTTAATATTTTTTGATAATAATAATGAATCACAATAAGGAATATTAACATATAAAGATATACTAGTAATATTTTTAGGAATAATAAAATTAATACATTTAATAGGAATATTATTATATTCATAACTAAATCCATAATTTGTTTTAACAATATCATTATATTTTTCATAATTATTTAAATCAATAATTTTTTTATTATTAAGAAAATTATTCATATCTTTATTAGATAATTTATAAAATGAATCAGTAAAATCATTCATATTAATAGTAATAGATAAATTATTAAAATTATTATTATGTGTAATAATATTTTTAACAATATAATTTAAAATATATTCATCAAAATTTTTATTTTGTTTTCTAAATAAAATAGATGTTGATTTATTAACTTTTTTATCTCTATAATTAATATTAATTTTAATAGATTTATAATTATTTTCATTTAATATAAATTCTGGATTAATAAACATTTTATTTTTATCTAAATATAAAATATCATTTTGTTTAATATTATATATTGTTTTAGGTAATACAACATTGTCATCATTTAATAATTTATTATCATCATGTAATGTATTTAATAAATCATTATTATTAATAATATTTAAATTATATAAAGAAATAAAATTATTATTTACATATTTTGTAATATCTTCATTAAGTATTGTAATATAACATTCAATATCATTATTATTAGATTTATTATATTCAATAATATTATATCTATTTAAAATATCATTTACTAAATTTATATCATTTTCAATATTAGATTTACAAATAATAAAATTAATTAATTCATAAGGAAATAATTTTTCAGATGGATAAACTTTATTTTTTTTAATAATTTTAATATAAATTGCTGTATAATTATTATCTTTTAAATCATTAAATATTTTATTATTATTTTTATTTATATTATTATTTTCATTAATTGAACTTGGATATGTAATATTATTTTCTTCTAAATTTTCAATATTAAAAATATAATAATATAAAAATAATATAATAATAACAATAACAATAATTAGAATTAAATCTTGTAAATTAATCATTTTTATATATATTATATTTAAAAATAATATATTATATAATATTAATTATATTAAATTAAATAATTAACTTTTTGAATATACATAGAATTAGCAGGATACATTAATGTAAATTGTTCAGTAGTGTTTTCTTTTTTAGGTTCTTCTTCACTAGGTTGTGGAGTTGTTTTTTCTTCTTCATTATTAGGATTTGTTTTATCATCTTTTTTATCATCTTTTTTATCATCTTTTTTATCATCTTTTTTATCATCTTTTTTATCATCTTTAATATGATTTTCATAAGTTTTATCCATATGTTCATTAATTTTATCAATATTTTCTTTAAATTTTAAAAATTCTTCTTTAGTTAATTTATCAATTCCTTTATTAATAGTTTCACTATTTACATTATTTAAAATAGATGCAATATCATCTTCAGATAATTCATTAATTAATTTTTGTAATGTATAAGTAGGAATAGCAGAAATATTCTTTTTATTAGTTGATACATCTTCTTCTAATTTTGTGATTGATTTACCATGTTTAGAAATATAAACAATTGCAACAATTAAAACAATTATTGTAATAATAATAGTAATAATATTAAAACTTAAACTTAAAAAATCCATAATAAAACTATAAACTTTTTTAAATACTTTATATTAATAATTAATAAAATTATTTATTATTAATAAAATTTAACTTATATAAATAATTAAATTATAATTTGAATAAATTTATTAAATATTCTTCATTATTATTTACTTTTTCTAATGAATCTAAATACATATTTAATATAGATTGTAATTCTTTAATATTAAGTGATAATAATGTTAAATTTTGTTTTCTAATAACTTCTTTAAAAATATTTATATCAAAATCATCATTATTATCTTCTATAATATTTTCTTTTTCTTCTTTATTATCTTCTATAATTTGTATATTATTCATTAATTATATAATTAAATTATAAAAAAATATATATTATTTTATTATATTTTTGGTATTACAAATAGTTTATTATTTTTATATTTTATTAAATTAAATTTATACATATATAAATTAAATATAACTCTTTTTAATACTAATTTATCGATATAATAAAAATCATCTTTAGTAAATTCAGATTTAAACATATTATTTAATTTTTTTAATCTTTTATCTTTTTCAAAAGGAGAATTATATTTTTTAAATATAAATTCAGGTAATAAAATTAAATGTATTTTATCTTTATAATCTAAAAATGCATTTATTTCTGAAATAATATTTTTTTGTAATTTTTTGCTTAATATATCATTAACATTTAAATATTTATCAAATAATTCTTCTTCATCATATTCTTCTTTATAAAAATATTTAATGAATAATTTATAATCTATTTCATTTATTATCTTAAATGTTAAAAATCTATTATGATTTGATAATACTCTTATTGTTTGTATATATTCAAATGTATTAACATATTCTGGTTCATCTTCTTCATCACTATCATCAATATATAAATTTTTTAATTTATTTGTATTATAATTTATATTATCTTCTTCATTATCTTCCATTATATAATATTTAAATATTATGTATAAATAAAATAATAATTAAATTTCATTTTTTAAAAAAAATATTTAATTTTTTAATTCATCTCTAATTTGCATTAACCAATCACCTAATTTATTAGAACCTTCTAATTCACCTTTATCATTAATATGTGCAGAATATTTTTTATCTTTACCTCTTTTAAATTCATAAATAATAGCATCATTAGTTGATAATAATAAATCTTTATATTTTTTAATTTTATATTTTTCTCTTAATATTTTTAACCATTCATTATCATCTAATTCTTTATATGTATAATGGTCTTTTGGATATTTTTGCCAAGCCATTTTAGCCAATATACCAATATTACCTTTTCTCATCCAATAAATTTTTTTATTTTCAACTTCATCTTTATTATATAATAAATTAAATCCATCAACATTACCATATTTTCCATCCATTGTAAAATCTAATTTATCTTTTTCATTATTAAATTTAGATGCTTGATAAGCATGTTCAACACTTGGATATCTTAAACCATTATATAAAATACCTTCTTTAATATAATGAAAATTGGATAATTTATTATAAGGTTCTTTAGCGTTAGAATAAAATTTAATATATTGTTTAGACATTTATTATTATAATAATAAAATAATAAATAAAAAATCATTTTTTTATAATTCATTAATAATATTATTTTTAATATCAATATAATTAACTTCTTTAGAAATCATATTATTAACTGACAAATAATTAATTTTAATATTTTCATCTTTTTCTTTAATATTATTAATTAACTTTTCATAATCAATTATTTTAAATACTTCAATATTTTTCATATATTTAGAAATATTAATAACATTATCATTTATTTTAAATAACATAAAATTATTAACATTATTATTATTATTATTTTTATCAGAATTATATAATTCTAATAAATATTTAAATAAATTAATACAATAATTATTAATTTCATAACAATAAATTTTTTCATTAATATTTAAATAACAAATCCATTTATGATTATTATTTTTATTTATATCATAAAACCAACCAAAATGATAATATAACATAAATAAAAATTTATAATTATAAATGTAATTATTAGTTTTATCTAATATAATTATATTATCAAATATAAAAATTTTATGATAAATAAAATAAAAAAATGTTTGAATATATAAAAATATTTTTATAAATAATTGAATAAACATTATATTTTTTTATAATATATTATAATATAATTGTAATTTTAATTATATAAAATAATATGAATATAATTATAATAATTTTATCAATATTAGTAGTTTTATTAATATTATATATTTTATATAGTAAATTATATTCGAATAAAAAGGTTAGATTTAGTAATATAAAAAAAGAAAAAAAATATGAAAAAGATGATAATTATAATAATGTAACACCAAATAATAATTATGATGAAATGAGTTTCTTAGAACCAGATTATGAAACTAAAAGATTAGAAGAATTAAAATTTGATATGATATAATATATTTATAAATTTAAATTTATAAAAAAATTGATATATTATATATAAAGAAATATAAAATATAATTCAAAATAATAATTATGTCATATATAGAACCAGTAAAATCCATTAATGAATTTAAATTTTACATTTATGGTAATAAACATGCATTAAATAATTCTGTTTTTAATCATAATGGTGCAGGAATAGAAAGTCCAGATATATATGATAATAAATCACCAAAAGAGAATGGTTTAATAGATTTAAAGATGGGAACAACAAATAATAATTTGATGTGTTCAACTTGTAATTTTAATAGTTTATATTGTCCTGGTCATACAGGCCATATAAGATTAGAAGCACCTATGTTTCATATAGAATTTTTTCCAATTATTAAAGATATATTAAATTGTGTATGTCATAGATGTTCAAAATTACGAGGTAATGAACAACAAATTAGAGAATTAAAGAAAAGACAAGAAGGAGTTAGTAATGAAAAAAAATATGAAATAGCAAAGTCATTTTGTAGTAAAATAAATTTATGTAGTAGATGTAATGCACCATTATATAAATTTACAACTCATATTAATAAATCAGAATTGATAATGGAATTTATTGCAGAAAAGAAAATAGGTAATACAAAAAATAAATTAGAATTAGATCAATTATCAACACATAAAATTTTAAAAAATATTAGTGATGAAGATGCCAGATTATTAGGTTTTAATATTGAAATTAATAGACCTGAGGATTTAATGTATAAAATATTTTCTGTTCCACCTGTTGCTATTAGACCAAGTATTAGAATGGAGGATTCAACTCGAGATGATGATTTAACAAAACAATTAAGTTCTATATTTAAATATAATTTTGAATTAAATAAATCTATTCATAATGATAAAAATGATATTATTAATACTAAATTTAATATTCAATTATTACAATCTGCTTTAGCTTCTTATATTGATAATTCAAGTCAATACGCTCCAGTTAATGAAATTAAAAAACAACCGACAAAATCTTTAGTTGATAGAATTAAAGGCAAAGAAGGAAGAATTCAAGGTAATTTAATGGCTAAAAGAGTTAATTATTGTGGTCGTAGTGTTTTAACAGGTGATGCAAGTATTTCAGTTAGTGAAGTTGGTGTTCCAATTCATATAGCTAAAACATTAACAGTTGCAGAATATACAACACCATATAATATTAATAAATTACGAGAATATATTAAGAATGGAAAAAATAATTATCCAGGAGCTAATTATATTAAACCAAAAAGATTTAATTATAATAAAACAATTGATTTAGAATTTATTAAAAATAATATTGAATTAGAATTGGGAGATATTGTAGAAAGACATTTAATTGATGGTGATATTGTATTATTTAATCGTCAACCATCATTACATAAATATTCTATGATGGCTCATAAAGTTAAAGTTATAAATAATCCTGCATATGCATCATTACGATTAAATGAAGGTGTAACAGATCCATATAATGCAGATTATGATGGTGATGAAATGAATATTTTTATTCCAAGAACAACATTATCAAGAATTGAATTAGAACAATTAATTAAAGTGCAAAACTTATTAATTAAAGCATCTAATTCTAGAACTGTTGTAGGATGTAAATTAGATGGTATTACAGGTCCTTATTTATTATCAATTACAGATTATAAATTTAATAGATGTCAAGTAATGAATTTATTAAGTTATATATTACCTCCTATAGATAAAATTAAAGAATATGAAAATATAACAAATAAATTATATTCAGGTAAAGAAGTTATAAGTTTTATTATTCCTAAAAAAATAAATATTAGTGATAATATTAAAATTGTTAATGGTGAATTATTAGAAGGTTCATTAACTAAAGAATGGTTAGGTGGTGGTTCTAATAAATCATTAATTAGATTAATATTAGATTTATATGATGATGAAGAAGCAAGAAAATTTTTCGATAATATTGAAAAATTAGGTAATAAATATTTAGAATTAAGAGGTTTTACATCATCATTAGATGATATTATTTATAATGATGATTTAACTAATAAAACTCAAGAAATGATTAAAACAACTTTATTAAAGGTTAATGTTGAATTATCTGAAGCTGAAAATGATCCAACAATGACTAAACCAGAAATTACTGAAACTCTTATTATGAATATGATGGGTAATTTAAGAGATAATATTGGTGCTTTAATTATTAAGAATTTTAGGAAAGGTAATGCTTTACATGTTTATATGGAATCTAAATCATCATCTAAAATTGATCCAACTGCTATTTGTAAAGCTTGTGCATTATATGGACAAGGTACACAAAGTAATACAAAATCAAGATTTGTTAAAAAAGATATGAGAAGAACATTACCATATTTTAATAGAGATATAGATGGACCTGATGAAAGAGGATTTACTAAAACAGGATTTTTACAAGGTATGGAATATCCTAATTTTATATTTGATGCAATTGTATCAAGAGAAGCCTTAATCATTGTCCAAACAAAAACAGCAGAATCAGGATATTTTGAAAAGAAAATTACAAAATTATTAGAAGATATTAAAGTATGTAATGATTTAACTGTTAGAAATGCAGCAAATAATATTGTTCAATTTAATTATTCTGATAATGGTTTATCAAGTGTTAAACAATATTCATATAAAATAAGATATTTAGGTAAAAATTATGATGAAATAAAAGAATTTTATTATGTTAAAAATGATAAAATGATGGATAAATATTATAATAAAATTATTAAATATAGAAAAATCTTATTAGAAAATCAAATTAAAATATATACTAAAATAATTGATATTAATGCATATTATAAATTTATGATTGGTATTAATTATGAAAAAATTAGAAGTATGATGAATAAGAAAAATAATTCAAAAAGTGATATCGATGTTGAATATATTTTAAATAAGATTAAAGATTTTAATAAAAAATATAATGTTATATTAAATGGAACAAAAGATAAATTATTAAAAGAAAAATATGAAAGTAATAAATTATGTAAATTATCAACTATTGCTTCATTATATGATATATTTAATCCAAAAGAAATTATTGAAAAATATAAAGTTGATAAAGAAACATTAGATGAAATTTTTGATGAAATTATTAATGATAGTTTATATAATTTAATTGAACCTGGTGAAAGTGTTGGTATTTTAGCTGGTGGTAGTATTTGTGAAAATATTACACAAACTAATTTGAGAGCACATCACAAAGTAGGTATTGTTTCTAAAACTGCAGCTAATGCAGGATTTAGTAGATTATCAGAATTAATTAGTATGACTAAAAAAGGTAAAGCACCTAGTATGTCAATTAAATTTAAACCAGAATATTCTAATGATATTAAATATGTTAAAAATATTAAATCTATTATTAATCAAACTAAATTAATTGAAATAAGAAATGAAATTAATGTTTATTATGACCCAAATAAACAATTTGAAAAAGAAGATAATATTGTTAATACATTTAATAAAGTTAATAGTAAATGTAATTGGTTAGTTAGAATTAAATTAAATAAAGATTTATTATATATGAGAAATATTAAATTATTAGATATTTTAGCTCAATTTATTAATGTATTTGACAATAAATTAAATATTAAAGAAAATAAAGAAAATAAAAGAATTTATAATATTATTAATGAATGTGAATGTAAATGTAGTGAAGATTATATTGATGTTCCAATGATTCATATTAGATTTAGTATGAGTGATTATAATATGAATATCATTCAATTATTTATTGATAATATTATTGATACAATTAAAATTAATGGAATTGAAAATATTTTAGATAGTTCAATTAATTCTGAAATGGAAGAAGATAATAAAAATTATAGATATGAATTTGATGGTAAAGATATTAAACAAATTAATGAAGAAGTTATTACTACTGATGGTATTAATATTGATGATATTAGATTAATTAAAGGTGTTGATGCTGAAAGAACATTAATTAATGATATGAATTTAATTTATAAATTATATGGTATTGAAGCTTTAAGATATGCATTAATTGATGAATTTACAAGATTAACACAAAATGAAATTAATTATAATCATATTGCTGTATTAATTGATTTTATGACTTATAAAGGTTATCCTATTTCAATTGATAGAAATGGTATCACTAAATCAGATGCTACATTATGCAATATTATTAGTTTTGAAGAACCAGTTAATACATTAGTAAATGCTTCATTATTTGAAAAATCAGATAATATACAAGGTATATCTGGTAGAGTAATGACAGGACAAAATATTAATGCAGGAACAGGTTTTAATAAGGTAATAATGAATGATGAAATGATTATTAATGCAGAAAATGATTTAGTTATTAATGAAGAAGAAGAAGAAAATAATGCAATTGATGATATTATTGAAAATGATTTTGATAATGAATATGATTTTATGCCTGATGATGATTAAATAGTTTATTTTTATTTATTTAAATAAATAAAAAATTGAAAATATAAAAAATTGAAAATAATAATATTAAATTTTATATATAATATATTTTGTTAAAAGGTTAAAAATATAAAAGAATGCCAATTTATGCTATTGATATTGATTATTTAACTGAAGAAGATATTGATAATAATTTAATTATTGAAAAATTTGATGGATTAAAAGGTTATGCTGCAGTTAATTATAGATATCCAGGAAATGAAAAAAATCCTGAAGGTGTTATAAGACCATTTTGTCTTATTATTGATAATTTAATATTACCAAATAATTGTGTTCCTAGTTATAATAAATTTATGACTGGTGAATATAATGCACAACGAATGGTTTTTAAAATGAATATTTCAAATTTTAAACAATCAAAGAATGAAAAAATAGAACATATTTATAAAATATGTAGTAAAATTGATGAAAAATTAATGAAATTTGGAAAGAAAGAATCAAATAATGCATCATATAATGAAAAACAAGAATTTGCAGGTATTTGTAAAAAACCAACTAATCAAAGTGCAACAAATTATAAAAAAAATCATCCAGAAGAAACAAGAACAGCAAATCAAATATTAAAAGATGCTAATACATTAAATACTTATGTATTATTCAAATATAAATTACCATTAGATAGTGATAATAAAACTATTTCAGTATTTGATAAAGATACTAGTATTTCAAGTAATGATTTATCATTAACTAAAGATGAAAATGTTGATTTTGATATTAATCAACCTTATACTTTAGATTTCTTAGATCAAATTACAAAGAAAGGTAATAATATTACTATGATGATTAAAATTAGTTCTTGGTATAGTATGGCAAAATATTATGGATATAAAACATTTATTAAAAGTATTCAAATTCATTCTATTAATGATGATAATGATAATGAAGTTTATTGTTATAAAGGAAAAACTGCAACAATTATTAAATCTGATAAGAAAGTAAAAAAAGATGAAAAAGTTGAAAAAGAAGATAATGAAATTAAAACTGAAAAAGTAAAAAAAGATGATAAAAAAACTAAATCTAATGATGAAGAAAATGAAAATGATGAATCAGATGATAATGAAGAACCACCAGTAGTAGATGAAAATGAATCAGAAGAAGAAGAAGAAAAGCCAAAATCAAAAACTCAAAGTAAGGCAAAGAAAGAACCACCTAAAAAAACTACTAAAAAACAATCTAAAAAATCTGAAAAAGAAGATTCAGATCTTGAAGATGATTAAACAAAATAATTAACATTTAAAAAATTTTTTATTTTTTTATTTAAATATTTTATTTAAATAAAATATTAATAATAAAATATTAATAATAAAAAATTAATTATTTTTATTAATATTTTTTTTTCTATCTCTTTCATCATCCTCCTTTGCATTATATTCAGCCATAATTTTACTTAATTCATCAATATGATTTTCAATATAATTAAAAATATTATTTTCAATTAACCATTGAAAAAAATTTAATTGTGAAATTGTTGTTGTCATTTGTAAATCATCTCTATTTTTAAATTTATAAATAAATACATCATGACGACGAAATAAATCAAAATATCTTTTTTGATATAATTTAGTTTTAATATGATAACTATTTAAAATATTAATTGGTATAAAATCATCTTTATTATTATCATCTAATGAATTTATTTTATTAGAATATTTTAAAATAAACCATTCTATTAATCTTAAAGAAATATTTGATTTTCTATTAATAATATTAATAATTTTTTTAATTGTTTCATCATCTAATTTATTATAATATTCGTTTATTCTTTTCATATGATATTCTTTTTTTTGAATAATTAATTTATTATTATTTTCATTATTATTTTTTGTTTTACATGGTAAAGGAATTTTATTAATTGATTTTAATATTTCTTTAAAATAATCATCATTATCATCAAATATATTTGAATTATGAATTAATGATATATTTGTATTTTCTTGATATGGTTTTATTCCACATAATTTGTTTAAATCCATTTTTAATAAATTTATTATATTCATTATTATAATAATAAAATTAATTAAATTTTATATTTTATGTATTTAAATATATAAAAAAAATTATAAATATTATGTCAAATCAAATTAATATAAAAAATATAGAATTAATTAGACAAAGAGATTATGAAGAAGCATATAAAAATAGAATAAACGAATTTGATAATCCAATTGTTAACAATAATATTAATAATTATAATAATAATAATTTAACAACAAAAGATAATATATTTAAAAAAACATTACAATTTAGACAAGAATTATATAAACAAAATGAAGAATTAAAATTATTAATGAATGAAAATAATAAAAAACAAAATGAAATTAAATTTAAAAATTATATGAATAATAATATTAATGATTTTAATAATAATAATATTGATATTGATTATATAATTAATAATATTTAATTTTCTTTTTTATATTTTTCATATGCTTTTTTATCATTATATAAATCTCCTTTATCTTTTCTATTTTGCATATTTTTTAATCTTTCTTCTCTATTAGGATTAGCATCATATAATGTTTTTTTACAAATAGCAGTATTTTCATTCATCATATCACCAATTAAATTATTAGTAATTTTAACATCTGATTTCATAACTTGCATATATAAAGTCATAATAACAACTTCACTAGTACAATCGAAACAATGACATATACCAGGAACATTATTAACATTATGATCAAACAAATTCATTCTATAACAATTATTAAAATAAAACATTCTTTGTTCATGGTCTTTATTAGAATAATTTTTAAATTTAGTCCAATTATTAGTATCATCTTTATTACAAATTAATCTTGTTTCAGTTGTTTCTAATGGTCCCCAAACTGGTAAATATGAATCACCATATAAATATTTAGTTATATCATCATTAAATAATAATCTAAATTTAAACATAGCACCTAAAGGTTTAATACCTAATACCCATTCCTGTTGTAATCTCATATCATTTTGTAATTGGTCAGTTCGAGAAGTATCATAAAATGGGTCTCTAATATCTGAAACAAATAATAAAGGTTTTTTTAAAGATTTATTATAATATTTTTCAACTGTTTTATTAATAAAATATTCATTAAATATTTTAATATGTTTTTTATGTTCTTCTTTAATAGCATATGGTTCTGGATCATAAAGATGAAAATATAAATTAGGAAATAATTTAACTAAAATAGGAATATGATAACCAGGAGCAGAACCAACATATAATAAAATAACTTTCTTTTTATCTTTTAAATCATATTTTTTATACATCAATGAAATAAATTCAATTTCACTTAATAATAATTTTCTTTGTCCTATATGTCTTGTTGAACGAATATCATTAACCTTTAATTCTTTATAAGGTAATTTAGGTAAATTATCTAATTCAATTCTAGTAAAAGGTAAATCTTTAACAGAATAATCATAAAATTCTTTAAATTGAGATAATGTTAAAGATGTTGAATGAAAATTATTATTTAAATCTTTTTTATCAATTTTATCATATGAACCATCATTTAAAATAATCTTACTCATTTTTAAAATTTATATAATAATGTAATATAATAATAATAAATTATTAAAATAATTTATTAAAATAAATTATTAAAAATAAGATTATTACTATAAATAACTATTATTGATATTAATAAATTTCATTAATATTAATAACTTTATCATCTTTCATTTTATTTTTAGTTTTATATTTCTTTTTATAACCTCTTGCAAATCTTCTAATTCTTTTAGTTGTAAATCTATTAATTTCATTATTAATATCATTTTTAGAAAATAAATTAATATAAGGATTTTTATCAATAATATTATTATCAATCATATATTCCATTGGAAAGAAAATATAATAATCATAAGTAAAAGGATTATAATTTTCATATTCAGGAATTTTATCTAAATATTCAATAAAATCATCAATTAACCCACATTTATTTTCAACTAACCAAATATAAAAATCTTTACAATTTAATTTATTAGGATAAAGTTCTTTATAAACTTTAATAAAATTTTGATATATTATATTATCTTGTAATCTATGATTTTTTTTAGTTAATATATCTAAAGGATTAATATTTTCTAATATATCTAACATTTCATAATTAAAAGCAGGTATTGGTTTATAATCTCCTTTAATATTATTAAATTTCTTTTTATTATATTTCAAATAAGAATAAATATTATAATTAAAAGAAGAACCAATATTATAAGTAGTTGAAATATCATTTTTATTAATAATATTTGTACAATAAACATAATCACAATAATAAATAACTTTTTGAATATTAAATTTTAATGATAATTTACAAATAAAATCAATAAAATCATTTGAGTTAAAATAATTAACATATTTTTCATCAAGAAATTTAATATTATAATTTATAAACATAACAACCTCATTAATTTCAATATTAAATAATAACATATTATATTTAGTATCAAATGTATAAATATTAAATCCTTTATCAGTTTGAACAGCATAAAAAGGTTTATAAATATCAACACTATTATATTCTTCACAACATAAAGTTATTTTTTTATTACCAATATTAAAATTAAATAAATTAAAATCATTAGTTTCATTAACAATAAAATTAATAATTAAATCTCTATTAGAATAACTTTTAATAGTATCAATATTTTTATAATCTTTTATATTAATATAATTATTAGGAATAATATTATTATAATTAGTTTTTAATTTAATAAATTCTTGATTAACAATTTCAAATTCATAAACAGAAATAATTTTCTTTTGAATTTCTTTATTAGGATGATAATAAGTATTATTTTTATTATTAGATTTTAATTTTAATGTTGTATTAGTTGGTATAATAATTTCTTCTTCTTTAGGAAAATTAGATATAGTTTCAATACATAATGCATTAAATTTTTTAGGTATTTTAATTTTCATTAAAAACCAACCAAAAGTATTATTATTAATATCAACTTTATAAAAATTACTTTTAGAAGTTGATAAAAAACCTTTATCAGTATATGTATCACCAATTTTTAAATCTTTAATAAAACTATTACTATCAACAAAACGATAAACATAAATATCATGTAATAAATGAGGAGAATTAAAAATATAATAATTTAATGAATTGATTAAATTGTTAATAAAATTACAATTATAATTATTATCATTATTTCTTAAATAATCATTAAAAATATAAGAACCTTGAATAGAATAAAAATGAATTAATCCAATCATATTATTTTTAATAATATAATTATGATGATTCACAATTTCTTCATAACTAATACTATTATTTTGTATAAATTCACAAATTTCATTTTTTTGTTTAGTTGTTATAATAACATCATCTTTTTCTTTATCAATTTTAGATTCATCAATAAATTTATTATTCAATCCAATACATAATATTTCATCTAATGTATAATATGGTCTAATATGTGTAAATGATGGTATAAAATATGGTTTTGAACATAATGTAATAGATTTACCCAATAATTTATTATCATATAATGCTTTAATATAAGTATTTAAATAAACATCTAAATCAAAATTACTTAAAAATTCTTTCATTAATTTATATTTTTTATTAAATCTTATAATCATTGGATCAATATTTTTTTTATTTTTAGTTGATTTAATTATTTCTTTATTTTCTTCATATTTATTTTCTAATAAATTTAATAACTTTTGTGTTGGAAATCTCATATTATAACGAAATACTGAATTATATAAATCATCTTTTTTAATTAAATATAAATTACTAGTAAATATATCATATAATGGCATATAATTATTAATTTTTGATATATCTATTTTTAAATCTTTTAATTTTCTATCAGATAAATTAGGTAATTTATAATTACCTTCATATAAATTTTGTATTACATTATCTTCTTTTACATATTCTTCACTGTTGGTTTGTTTATTATATAATAAATATGTTTTTAACATTTGAACATTTTAAATTATATATTATTAATATATTTAAATATATTAATTAATCATAATATATTATTATATACAAATTCTAATTTAATATCATTATTATTTATTTTTTTATAAATTAATATATGTAATGAATTATTTATAAAATAATGACCAAATATACAAGTTGTATCAATATTATTTTTTATATTATCAATTATATTTAAATTATTTAATTCTAATATTTCATCATCATTAGGATAAATTAAATAATCAATATTATATAATAAAGTTGAATTATTAAATATATTATATTTATTTAATTTGAATTCTATATCTAATAAATAAAGAATATTATTTTCAATAAAAAGATAAATATATTTTTTAAGATAATATATTAATGAATTAATAATATTATTTTCATTATATAATAATAACATTGAATTATTAGTATCATTTTCTGCAAAATATAATTTATTATTTATATCTAAACCATCAAATTGATAAAATATAATATTTGGTTGAGAATTTAATATTTCTGGAAAATCATCTTTATAATAAAATTCATCATTATTTAAATAATTATATATATAATGTTTTATTGTATTATCATTAGTATTATCATTAAATAATATATATATATTATTTATAATATATGAATTAAGATTATTTCCATTTTGAACTAATAATGTTCCATATGTAATTATAATTTTTGTCATATATTTATCTGTAATATCTAAATTAATAGTTTTTTTTAAAATAAAATTATTATCAATTTCATTATAATTATAAATTTGTATTTTATTAGTATAAACATTATTATTTTCTTCTACATATCCTAACATTAAAACATTAACTGAATTATTAAATTCACCATCACTAAAATTATGTTTAGTTAATTTATTTAAAGAAGATATTATTTTAATATTTGATAATACATCTGGTAAATTATTTTGTTCTTTTACTAATTGATTATTTATTATATTATATATTTCAACTCTATCATTATAACAATATAATATTTTATCATTATAATTATTAATACCAATTAAATTATCTAATGAAGGAAAAATATTATTATCAATAATATAATTATTAGTTTGAATAATTTCTTTAAATTTAATTTGATTATCTTCATTAATAATTTTATAGTTAGTTAATTTATATTTTTGTTCATAAAATAATTTATTAATATTAATAATATTAAAATTATTATTTAATAAATAAAATTCATTATTGTAATTTATAATATTATAATTAAAAAATTTATTATTATTATCAAAATCATAAGTATAATTATTATATGTTATATCTTCTTCTGTTCTATTATTTTGTGTATTAATAATAAAATTTAAATTATTATAATTTATTTTTATTTTTTTATAAATAATATTATTATTTTCAATAAAATAATGTAATATCATTATATCAAAATTATAAATTTCATTAATAGTTTCACCAATTGTTTTAGTTGTTGATAATATCATATCATAATTATTAATATTAGATAAAAATGAAATAAAAAAATTATTTTGATTACTATAACAATAAAATTGATTACTATTAATAAATAATAAATCATTATTATTATATGAAAATGATATTTTTTTAAATGATATATCATTTATTATTTCATCAATTTCTTTTAATAATATTAAATCATTATTAAAATAATATATATCATTTATTTTATATTCAACATTATATAATTCATTTTGTATTTGTAATGAATTATTATTTATAATATAACTATTAATTATATAATTATTATTATCTTTATATAATACATATAATAAATTATTATTATTTGAACTAATATTAACAATATTTGAAATATTATAAGATATTAATTGAGGACTTAAATTATTATTATAAAATGTTAATTGATTATTATTATTTAAAGTAATAACATAATCATTTAAAATAGAAATTTTTTTAATTTGATTATTAATTGGAATAATATTTTTTTTATCATTTATTACATATATTTTTAATTCATTATTATCGATATAAAATTGACCTAAATAATATAAATAATTAATATTATTTTTAGTATTATCAGAAGAATTATAAGTATAAAATATTATATTAAAAACAATATAAATAAAATTATTATTATTATTCATATTATTAATAAATATTTGATAATTAATATTATTTAATTGATTAATATTATTTTTAATTGAATAATCATTTAATTTATTAATAATTAATTCTTTAATTTTATTATTAATTGATAAAATAAGATTATTAGACATTTTAATAAAATTATATATATTTTATTTAAATAAAATATTTAACTAATTAAATTAATATTATTACTTAAATGATTTAAAATATCATCAATTAATTCTTCATTATTAATAAAATTAATTTTCATAATATAATTTAAAAATTGTTCTTGATAATTCATATAATAATCCATTAATTCCTTAGTATCATTTAATTTAAACATATTTAAATTTACATCTAAATTATCTTGTTCATCAATATCAATATAAATTTTATATAAAATACCTAAATAATTACCAGTTAATTTATAATCTAACATATTATTAATATTATTATCAATTAAATTCCAAATTAATAAAAATGACATTTCAAAAATAGATTGATAATAAGTAATAATATTAATATTAGATTTTGTTAAATTATTATTTAATATATCAAATGTATTATTAATAATTAAATAACCATTATGACATTTATTATCATTATTAAATTTAACAATTTCAGAATAAACATTAATAATTAATTGATTATATTTCATTAATTTTTGAATATATTGTAATTCATTATAAATATTAATTGTATAATCTTTAATTAAAGTAATAACAGATTCAATTAATAAAGATAAAGTAATAATTTTATTATTTATATTATTAAATTTTTTTTCTAATGAATATAATAAAATAACACTAATTAAAGGGTCTTTAACATTATAATTATTAATGTTATCAATATCATTAGAAATAAAATTATCAATAATTGTTTTATATTTATAATACAATTTCATTATTAAAAAAATTATATAATATTAATATTATTTTTTAAAGTCAATAAAACATATTTTATAAAAACTAAAAAATAAAAATTGAAAATTTAATAATATAAAATATAAATTAATTATGATATGTCTTTACAATTAACATTATTTCCATTTAATAATAAATTTATAATTAAAAATGAAAAATTAATTGGTAAAGGAAAATCATCAATAATTAAAAAATTTAAAATGAATGATAAAAAATATGTTATAAAATATTTTAATATAGATAATAGAAATAAAAATTTTAAAGAATTTACTTATTTAAATGAATTATTTGATAATAATTTAAGTTATAAATGTTATGGTTATAATTATAAATCTATAATTAATAATTCATTAAATTCTATATCTATTTATGACTATATTGAAGGAAATAATTTAAAATATTATTTAACATATAATAATTTTGATTTATCAATTTATAATAAAATAATTAATTATATTGATTATTTACATTCTAAATATATTTTACATAATGATTTAATATTAGAAAATATTATGATAGATAATGAACAAAATATAAATATAATAGATTATGGAGAATGTTATTGTTATTATAAAAATCAATATATTTCAAATTATTATATTAATGATAATATAATAAATAATATGAAAAAATATATGAATAATAATATTATTGCTTATAATAATAAAAAAATTAATTATTCTAATCATATAATATTTAATAATTTAAATAAAACTTGTTTAGAATATTTAAAACATATTAAATCAATAGATTTATATAATGTATTTACATCAATAATATTACAATATTATTTAAAAGATGAAACAATACCAATAAAAAGAAGAATAAATAAAACAAGAAAATTATTTTATAATGTATTTTCAACTATAGAAAATAATCATTCATTAATTGATAAATTATTTAGATATTTAATTAATTATAAATTTACTAATAGATTAAATATTCCATTATATACTTTTATATTATACAAATATAATAAATTAAATAATAAAACATTACAACAACTTAATAATATTTATAATTGTATAATAAATAATATAGATTTTATTAAAATACTTAAAGATTTAGAATATAATAATGAAATTGATAATATAAATAATATTAATAATTTATTAAATTATATTGAATTAAAAAATAAAAATAAATTAACTGATATAAATATATTAATATTATGTATTATTCATTATTCATTAAATGTATATTATAGGAAAATACAACCAAATATATTTTTACATTTTTCATATTATTTTGAAGGAATAATAAATTATATAAATAATTTATCTGATGATATAAAAATACTTGATAAAGATAAAGATAATATAGAATTATTTTTATATCAACTTTTATTAAATATTTAAATTTATTTTTTTAAGAATAATTTTTATAATAATTTATTATTAATATAAAATTTTATTTTGTATTAATATATAAATTACAATGGGTTCTTTTGAAGATATTAAAGATTGGATTATCGAACATAAAAAGCTTGTTATCATTGTTTTGGTAATTATTGCTTTATTAGTTATTTTTTTAAATTCTAATTATTGTTGTTATTATATTGCTAAATTATTTAGAAAAATTTGTCCTAGTTTGAGTTCTGATTATATTCCACCTAGTGATATTACAACTTCTGAAGGTGGATTTGCCTCAATTCCTCAATTGTATTTGTAAATAAAATATAATTAATAAAAAATAAAATAAATTATTTATTTAAATAAATAATTTATAAATTTTATTACATAAAATTAAACATTGCATTAATTAAATTAGAAATCATTAATTCATTATTATAATATTTATCAATATATTTTTTATTATCAATGCATTCTTTATCAATATTATCTTTTAATAAATCAATAGCATTTAATATAGCATTTTTCAAACTATTAATATCATTATTTTTATAAATAATAATATTTTTGTTATATTCATTCATTCGATTATAATATTGTTTATTAAATTCAATATATAATGGAGTATTAGGAACAATAATAATTTTATTTAATAATAAACAAGTAAAAAGATTAAAATTAAAATCAATATTTTTATCAGTAATAATTAAAATATTAAATTCATTAATTAATTTTAATAATTCATTATAATTATGACTATCATGATAATTACATTTTATTAATAATTTATTACATAAATTATTAATTATATCTTCATTTTTATTATAACAATTATATCCAATAATATTTACATCTAAATTATAATTATTTTTATTTGAATATTTTGATATTCTTGACATTGTTTTTAAATATATATCTAATCCATTATTATATGATAATTTTACATTATCTTCATTTTGTGGTATATAACTAACTAAACAACCAACTTTAATAATATCATTATTTATATTATTATTATTATTATTATTATTAAATTGTATAATATTTGGAATATTATAATTAACATTATATGGAATAATTTTATTATAAGTATTATTAATAATATAATTGGTAATAAAATATGAATTTGTAATATAATTTTTAGTATTAGAATTTATTAATGTATTTAATTTAAAACAAGCCGAAGGTATTTTACTATTAATAACAATATTTTCAACATCAAAAGGTAAATTAAAATATAAAACAAAATCATAATCATTAATAATTTTAATTAATTCATCTTTATCAAATATATTATTATAAATAAAATTAGTATAATCATCAATAATATCAGAATTATAAATATAAACATCACAATTAATATATTTCATAATTTCCTGAATAATTAAAGATGAATAACTTAATGATGGAGAATTAGTTAAAATACATAATTTAAATTTAATTGTTTCATGTAATTTAGATACTTTAATTGTATCAAAATTTTCTTTAGTTAATAATAAATGTGTAATTTCTTTATTAATCATATTAGAAGTTTGTGTATTTTGTGTATAACCTCTTGCAATATTTAAATTTTTCCAATACATATCAAAATTATTTAAAATATAATCTTTAGTAATATCTTTAAAATAATTATTACATATTAATGATTTATCAATTTCTTTTGTATCAGTTAATAAATTAATTAAAACACATAAATTATACATATATCCTTCATAATTTACCATTCCATTATTAAATACATCTAAATAATTAAATTTGAATATTGAATTATATTTAACTAATGTTTCATAAATAAAATTACCATTTGGATATTCACCAATTAATATAACTTTATTATTTTTAATATTAATAATTTCATTAATATTATAATCAAAATAATTAAATTCATTATTAATTTCATATTTATTATTAGAATAAATATTAACATTATATTTTTCATCTTGTAATAATAATTTTTTATTAAATTTAACTAATATTTTATTAACTTCTTCATTATTTTTATTATTAATAATAATACTAATATTTTTAGTATCATTTTTATAATCATAAATATAATCAACATTAATATATTGAATTTTTTTATAAATATTAGGATAATTATATTTCATATAAGAAATAAATTCTTCATTATCAGTAAAAATAATAATAGCTTTTAATAATAAATATAAAATATTATCAGAAATATTTTCATTATTTAATAATTCATTATATTTTTCAAAACAATCATAAATAATAATATTATTACTTTTATTTTTATCATTATCAAAATAATTTTGATTAATATTAAATAAATTTGTAATAATAAATGAATTATTAGCTTTTTCAAAATCATAATATTTATCATATTTAATTTTAAATTTATCAAATATTTTCATTAAATAATTCATATTATAAACATTTAAATCATTTTCTTCATTAATAACAAATCCACAAGAATAATTTATTTGGTCATCATTAACATAAACATTATATTGGTCTTGAATAGTATTATAAATATCATTAATATTAGATTTATAAATATTTTCATTATAATCAATTTCAATTTGACAATTTATAATTTTAATAACATTATTTAAAATATTTGTATAATTATCTTTATTAATAATATTTAATTTATAATCATCATTATAATTAATGGTTGATAAAATAGGTTTATTTAATTGCATTGCTTTATATAAAAACATAGGATTAGTATAATTATTTTTAGGTTGAGTAATTTTAAATGGAATAATACAAATATCAAATAATTCAATAAATTTATTAATAACAATTGGAGATTTTTTAGGAATCCACATAATATTATTATAATCATTATTAAATGATAAATTATAACTTTCATTATTAATACTAATTTTTAAATTATCATATAAATTATAACAATCATTAGAATAACCACCAATCATAACAATATTAATTTTATATCTAAATTCTTTATCATCTAACATTTTATTTAATAAACTAAAATCTATAAATTGATTAATATAACCAATAAAACCAATAATAATATTATTTTTAACATTCTTTAATTCTTTAATTTTAATATAATCTTTATCATTATCAATATTAATAATTTCATTATTTAAATCAATATCATTATAATTAATATTATCATTATTAACCAATAAAGTTTTATTCTTACAATATTTATAAATTAATGGTTCAAATAATTTAGAAGAATATAATATTAAATTTGAATTAATTAATGAAGAATGTAATTTATCAGGAATATTATCTAATTCATTCATAATATTAGAATTATTATAAAATAATGTATCATTAACATCAAAAATAACATAATCTTTAATTAAACCTTCAATAATAGGATATTTATTATAATCAGTAAAATAAACAATAATTTTATTAATAAAAACATTACTATTAATTTTATTAAAAATATAATTAGACATAAATAATATATTATATTTAATATCAATTTCAGTTGATTTAATATTTGAATCAACAACATAAATAATATTTAAAAATTCTCTTAAAGAATATAAAATATTAAATTGTCTATCATTTTCAAGAATATTTTGACTTGATATATAAATTAATGTATCTTTAGATAAATCCATATAATTATTAATTTTATTATTTATATCAATTGATAATTGATGTTTCAATTCTTTAATATTAATAAAATTATTTGAAATTTCATTTTGATAATTAATTGTTGATTTATCAATTAAAGAAATATTATTAATATTAACATCTTTATTTTCTTTAATTTCTTTTTCAACTAAATTATTATAAATTTCTTTAGTTTCTTTTTGATTATGTATTTTACAAATAATATTATCACATTCATAAATATCTTCACCAATAATAATATTATTAAATAAATTATTTTCAAATAATAATTCATTTAATGGATATTCATCCATTTCATTAAATTTAATAATATTATTAATATCATTATTAATAAATCTATTAATAATAAAAACTTGAATATTATTAATTATATTATTTTTAATAATTGGATTATAAATTTCATTATCAATTTTAAACGGATAAGTAATCAATTGAGTATCTTTATTAATAATTTTATTAAAATTAAAAATATTATTAATATTCCAAGATGAATATAAAAATGTAACATATAAACCATTACAATATTTTAATCCTAAATTATAATTTTTAATATAATTATTAGATTCATAATTTACAATACAATAATTAATTTTCTTTAATATTTCATTTTGTAATAAATTAATATTATTAGATAAAATAACAAATTCAAAATTTTTAATATCAGTTGGAAAATTTAATATTTTATTAATCATATTAATTAATTTATCTTCATTATTATCAAAAATAATAATAGATAATAATGGATTAAAATTATTATTATAATCAATTAAATTATATGATTTAAATAATCCATCATATAAATAATATTTACAATTATTATTATTAACAATAATATTACTGAATATATCATAATTATCAAATGTTAAATTATTATATTCTAATTCTTTTAATTTATTATGTAATAATTTAGATATAATTGGTATATGACTTCTTTTAATTAAATATGCACCAGGATAACATTTAATAGAATTATTTTTACTTACTAAAACAACTGGTTTATTATTAAATAAATTAAATATACCAGATAATAAAATCATATCATAACTATTAAATTGTTTAAAAATATTATAACTAAAATTATTAGAAGGTAAAGAAGTATTTTCAGAAATTAAAACAATATTATAAGAAGTTGTATTATAAATATTATCTAATAATTCTAAATGAGATTTTAAAATATAATATTTATCATTATTATTAATAGTTGAATGATATATTTCAGCTTGAGGGAATTTAGATGAATAATTCATAATTTTATCATTAATATTAATAATATAATGATGGTCTATTGCTTGTTGAGTTTGAATTTTACTTTGTAATCTATTTGACATAAGTTGTTTCATTTTTTTATTATTAATAAATTTAATATTTTTAGTTGGAACAGTTGTATTTATAACAGATTGATTTTGTGATTGTATTGATTGTGTTTTATCATTATAATTTTTAATACTTAATATTTCTTTTGGATCAATATAATTATCATAATCAATATCATTTTCTTTTATTTCTGATTTAATACTATTATATGCAATTGTATTTTGATTATTATTTATAATAGGTGATTGAATTGATTTTTCATTTATTGATTTAGTATTTATACTTTGTTTATCAATATTTGATTGAATAGATAACATTTTATTATTATCATTATTTTTATTATCTTCCTTTTCTTTTTGTTGTTCTTGTTTTTGCTCTTGTATATTTTCATTATTATTAAATATATTATTATTAATTAATAAATTGTTTTGTAAAGAAGATAATTTATTATTAATATTATCCATATTAATTTTAATATTATCTAATGGTTTATTAATTTTATTTTGATTAATTTTAATAGGTGGTAATAAAGATTCAGATATATCAATAGTTTGTAATGTTTCATTCATAATATGATGATGAATATCAAAATTATTTAATTCAAAATAAGAAGTATTAATATCAGTAACATTTTGACAAATAATTTTAATATTATATTTTTCTTTACTTGGTGAATTAAAACTATAAATTTTATTACCATTTTCTAATTTAAATTGTTTAATAGGGTTCTTTTTTTCAAATATTTTTAAATAAACATTCATATTTATAATATTAATATCAACAACAATATCATAATTACCTGTATCAAATATAACATTCATAATTTGAATACCACATTCAAAATCTTTTTGTTTAGGATTACCAATTAATTTATTATTTTGTAATTTAATATCACAAAAATGATATTTAGAAAAATTATTTAATGTAATTTCAGAGAAATTAACCATAAGAATATTTTTGAAATATTATATTATAATTAATTTATATTATTATAAAAAATTATTCACATATTTTATTTAAATAAAATATTTAAAATAAAAAATTTATTGATAAATTAAATCTGTTGTTAATATCATTGTATAATTATATTTATTAAAATCATTTAAAAATTTTGATAATGTTTTATATTCTTTAAATAAATATAATTCTTTACTTTTATCTTCATCATTATTATCCATAATAGTTTGAATATATATTTTTCTTGCAATGGTTGTTGAACCATTAAAATATTCAAATAATAATTTATTAATATATTCAATATCATCAATTACAAAACTTAAATTATTATCAAATGAATAAGTAATATTAAATGTTTTATAATTTGTATAATAATTATTTTCATCTTTTAATAATAATGTAATATATGATTTAACTTTATTAGAACTGGTTAATGATTTAGGTAATTCAACAGGAATATATTCATTATCTTCATTTAATTTACATAAAATAAATTTATAAGGTAAATAATAAATAAGTTTATCATTAGTATTATTTGATTCATTAGAATTTGTATTTTCAACTGATTCAGTATTATAAAATTTTAAATTAGATGAAACAGAATTAATAGATATTTTTTTATATGTTTTACCATTTTTAATAAATTTATCAGCTAATATTTCAGTTGAAATATAATTATATGTATTAATTGTATTTGTTTCATTATTTTCTTCATTATTTTCATCAAAATTAATATCACATTTAATATAAAATGCTTTATCATCAGTAATAACTTTAGAATTACTATTATCTAATGTATAATTATATTCAAAATCATTTTCTTGACTATTACAAACACAATTATTTAAATCTCTATAATCATAAATTTCAATATAATAAATTTTCCAATAATAATTATTATAAGATTTATTATTATTTGTAATAATACTAGATTTATTAATTAAATTCCTATTTTCAATAATATTTTCATTGTTTAATTTATTTTTATATTTATCATATAAATAATTTGGATTATGCATTTTAACAAATAAAATAATATATATTAATAAGTAATAATAAATTTATCAATATAAAAATTTATAATTTTATTAAATGTAATAAAATCTAAATTTTGAAAACTTATATTACCATTAGTATCAATATTTAATGAACAAGATTGAATTGATAAACATTTATCTGATTGACTACCAATTTTATTATCATCATAATATATTAATATTTGATTAAATTTATTTCCATTATAATTTACAGTATTATTATTATCAATATAATTATAATTATCAATTGTTGTTGTTAAATTAAATTCTTCTTTAGGTAAAAATTTATCTGGAATAATATACTTATTAATTGGAACTAATTTAATTTCAGTAATATAATAAATTGTATTTTCATCATCAATACCTCTAGCAGTAGTATCAACATCATAAACTTTAATAGGATTAAAATTAACCATAATAGATTTAGTTTTATCTAATTTATTTTTAAATTGTTTAACAGATAAAGAAAATTCTTCATCAAGTTCAAAATCCATAATATTACTTGATATTTCATTTAATTTTTTATAATAAATATGTAATTTAAATTTTCTTTGACTTTCTTGACTAAAATTATTATAATTATTAATTTTAATTCTATTATCTTTTATTTCTTTTCTATAATGTTGTTTAGTATCAACATTATTATCCGTTCCAAATGTAGTTTTTGTATCATCATTAGGTGAGATTTGTGAAACATAATAATTATATGAATTTGTTGATTTACCATTATAATATGTATTTCGTAATTCATCTGTATTATAACTATCTAATTGATTATTATAAATCATATATTCAATATAATTATTATATATTGGATCTGTTGTAGTATTAGATGCCATTTATATTAATCTATTATTTTTATATATATTATATAATTAAAAATATATTCTTTAAAAAATATATTATTTAATATTATTATATTTAATATTATGGATTATTAGATTTTAATTCATAATTAATATATTTCAAATCAGAATATTTATTATATATAATTTCATAAGATGGAATAATATAATAATCTTTAAATATATTGTCATCAGTTTGAATTTTATTAAAAATATCACTAATAATTTTAATTTCTTTTTTACCTTGATTTTCTTCTTCTTCATAAAAATTTATATAAATTTCTCCATTTAAATTAATACAAAACATAATATTTTTATTAATAAATGGATTTTTATTTTGACAATTAATAGATTTTAAAATAAAACTATATCCATAATATTCTTTAACATAATCAAAATCTTTATTATTTGTAGTATAAGTATTATACATATTAGTAAATAAATCATTATCTAAACCATTATTAGTTAATTTATCTGAAATTTTACCATTTTTTAAACATTTTTCTAATTCATTTAAATCTAATAATAAATTACTATCAATATTAACAATATCAAAAACATTATTTTTTACTTTACCAAATTGAATAGTATGTTTAGCTTGACAAAACATATCATCATTATATTTAATTTGTTTTTCATTAGTATTATTTTGTTTATCAGAAATTAGAATAATTTTACCATTAACAAAAGAAATTTTAATATTATTATTATTAATTTTATCAAAATATAATTCAAAATTATTATTAACTAAATCATAATTATATTTAATTTGTGTATTATCATTATATTCATAATAATAAAATAAAACATTATGCTCTTTATTATCTCCTCTAATATCTATATCTCTTTGTGAATCATAATTATAAACATAAGGATAATAATGATTAATAATCATTTTATTAGATCTATTATAAATATCAATCGTATTTTCCTTATGTAATGGTTTACCAGTTTTAATAACAGTTGTCATTATTATTTTTATTATTATATATTTATATTTAATAAAAAAATATTTTATAAATCTAATTTTTCTCTAAATCTAATAATTCAATTAATGAATTTAAATCATCTGGTCTATCAACAGCTGTAGTAATATTAAATGGAATAATACCATCATTTGTTATTTTACATTTCAAAATATAAAATTTATTTTTATCAAGTATAGCTTCATTTTTTAATTCAGAAATATTACTATCATATTCACAAATTTTATAAGGTAAATATATTGGTTTTTTATTTTTAATATTATAACCTGTAAAACATCTTAAATATAAACTATTATCACCATACATAAAATCTAATTGAGGAATATAATTAATATTAGATTTTAAAGGTTGATTTTTATATTCAAATTTAATATTATTTAATTCTTCATAATGTTCATTTAAAAATGAATTATCTTCTTCTTCATTTGGTTTATTATTAAAATTATTATAAGGATATTCTTTATCTTTTTTAATATTATCTTTTTTAATAATATTTTTATTATTATTATTATATTTATTTTTTTTAATTTCATCAATATTATTATTATTAACCAAATAATTTAAAATAATATTAGAACGTAAAGATAAAAATTTATATCCAATAATTAAATTATTAATATTATAAGATTTATTTTTATTTTGTAATGTTTTTTCTAATTCTTTAATAGTTTCATTATTAAAATTTTCTAATAAAATAAAATTATTAATAAAAATATTAAAATTACCCATTTGAAAATTATTTAAATAAGATTTAAATTGAATAAATTTATTTTTTAAAGGTGTATTTAATAAATTTTCTCCTTCAATATAATAAATATCATTTATAATAAAATTATTATCATTTGGTATATAAACACCATCTAAAATAGTTCCATTATAAATTCTAATATTAGAAAATTTAATATCAAAATTAGATATTTTAATTTCAGATAAATTAATTTGTTCTTTATCATTTAATAAATATTTTTTTTCAATTAAACAAGAATAATAATTATTTTTATTTTTAAATATTAATGCTAAACATCTAATACCTTTAATAATAGGTTCAACAACAAAATTTATATTATCTATATTATTAATAGTTTGTTGTGTTAAATATTTTTCCTTAATATATTTAAAATCTAACATAGAAAAAATATAATCCATAACAATATTTTTTATATTTATTTTTTTAAAAATATAATCTAAATTTTTATTATTACAATCTAATTTATAGTTACTATTTTTATTCATTATTAATAAAATAAAAAATTAATATATTAATATATTATAATATATTAATAATAAAAAATCAATTTTTAATAAATTAAAACTTTAAAAAATGAATTATTAATATATAATATTATAATTATATAATAAAATGGATAATTTAACTTTAACATTTAAAACTGATTTAACTGCTGAAGTTGTTGTATCACCTGATCAATTAAATAATAATTTATATAATAATATTAAAACTAATTTAGAAAAAAGATTAATTGGTAAATGTTATAATAATGAAGGATTTATTCAAAAAATTTATAAAATTAATAAAGTTTTAAATTTAGGTGATATTAAAATGGAAGATAAAGATTGTAATGTTTACTATAAAGTTAATTTTAATTGTCAAATAATTAAACCAGCTATTAATAAAATTATATTAGGTAAGGTAAGAATGAACCAAGCATCATTATTAACATTAGATAATGGACCAATGAAAATAATTATTAATGGTGAAAATTTTGATAATGAATTATTTAGTATTGAATCTGAAACTAGATTATATAAATATAATGATAAAGTTATTGAACAAGGTGATTTTTATAAAGTTGAAATTTTAGTTTTTAAAATTACTAATAAAGATGATACTATTTATGTTATTGGTAAATTAATTGATAAAGCAACTGAAGAAGAAATAACACAATTTTATGATGAAAGTTATAATAATGTTAATAATTAAATTAAATATTTTTTATAATAAAATAATATTATTTATTTAAATAAATAATTAAAAAAATTAATAAAAAAATTAATTAATAATTTGTTTAACATGATTGATCGTTCTATTAATAATAACAATATTAGAATTTAAATTATTAATAATATTTTTAGAATAATTTGTTAAATATTTTATTAAATTATTTGGAATATTATGAATAAACATTAATTTAGTATTATATGAAAATGATAATATATAATAATCAAGCTTACAATTTGATTTAATATATTTATAATGTGATCCTCCATCAAGTTTTATATCAATCATATCTATAGGTAAAACTTTTAAAGTTAATAAATTCATATATAAATAATTACTATTAATAACTTTACCAAAATTAGGTATATCAATAATAATTTCTTTAGGAATTTGAATAAAGATATTATTATAATAAGATAAAATTAACAAATAATTTAATTTATCATAATCATTTAATCTATTAATATTATTAAATTTTAAATGATTTATTTTTAAATCATTAATATTAAAATTAATTTTATTATAAAAATCAATAAATGTTTTTTTAACATTATCATTAGGTATAGTATTAAATAAATTATCAATAATATTTTTATTATTAATATTTAAATAATGAAATGATTTAATTAAAGAAATAGAAATTTTATTTTTTAATTTAATATATTCAACATAAAATTTATTAAATTCTTCTCCATATTGTTTAATAATATTTTTAATAAATCTATTATTAGTAATAAATTCATCAATATTATTAACAATATTATTCAAAAAATCTTTATCTTTAATATCATTTATTATTTTATTAAATTCTTTAATAAATAAACCTTCAAATAAATAATTATTGTTATTATTATAATGTTTATAAATTATATTATTAAATTTATTAACAATATTATAAATAAATAATATATCAGAACTTGTTTTATTATTAATATCAATAAAATCTTTATAACAATTACTTAATAAATTAATATTTTTAATAATACTAATAAAATCAATTGATAATTCTGTAATATTAAATAAATAACTATTCAATAATAAAATAATATCTTGATTATTTAAATTACCTTCAAAATTAATACATAATTCATTAAACATATTACCCATATTAGTTTTCAATAAATTATTATTTTCATATTTTATTAATCCATAATCAATATAAGATTGCATAATATTTTTTAAATCAATAAATTTATGTTTATTAATTTTATTGAAATTTCTATAAGGATATTCTAAAATATTATTTCTTTCTGCATTTTCTTCATTAGGACTAAAAATATAAAATGTACCTTCATAATCAAATAATAAATTTGAATCAAAATTAATAATATTTTCATCATTTTTAATAGAATTTAATTTTAATATATCTAATAATGTATTATGTCTTTTTGTTTCTAATTCAAAATTATAATTTTTATGTTGTATAGGTTGATATTCAATATTATCAGTAAATAAACAATTAAATATAAATTCTCTATTATCTGATCGTGTTATTTCATAATTGGGTTTATTACTTATTTTTTCTAATAATCCTTTAGCATATAAATAATAAGCATAACCTTCTTGTGTTCTACCAACCCTACCTCTTCTTTGTCTTCTAGAACTTTCAGATATAGGAACTTTTCTAATTTCTTCATTTAATGTAGTATAATCAAAATAACTTGTTTTTTGTAATCCATCATCTATTAAATGTGTTAATGTATCAATTGTAATAGAAGCTTCAGCAATATTAGTAGCAACAATAATATAATGTTCATATGATTTACTATCAGCATTAGAAATAAATTTATCCCAATTAAAATTATCATTTAATAATTCAGTTTTAGATAATTTAATATTTTTATTATTATAATCATTTTCAATAAAATTTTTTAAATCTTCATTCATTGAAGCATAATAAGGTAATGCAATCATATTTTTAAATTCTTTATTTAATGTTTTAACACAATTTATAATTTCATTTTGTCCAGCTTTAAAAACTAAAATATCTTTATATTTAGTAAATTTTTTAATATTATTTATAATTAATTTATTTTTATTATCTTCACTATGATTTATTAAATCTTTTTCTGAATTTATTTCATTATAATAATAATCTTTTATTTCAAATGTTGTATCTTTTCCTATTTCTGATATATTTATTCTTCTATCTAAATAATATGCATTATAATCATTATTATTAAATAAATCTAAATCTGATACTACATTATAATAACTTCTAAAAATATGTTCATCATTATCCATAGTTGCAGTAATAATAAATAATTTAACATTAGTTTCTAATAATAAACTCCTTATAACTGTAAATAAATAATCCATATTTTTATTATGTTCATGTGCTTCATCAATAATAATATTATTGATTAACATATTTTGGTTTATATCTAAATTTTCATCATAACAACATATAGATTCTTTTATTAATTTAATATTTTCAACAATATTTTCTAATTCAGTTTTATTATCATCATTAATTTCATGATATTGAATTCCACCAATTGTATAATATAATTTTTTATATTTATAATATTCACCTTTTTTTATTTTACCTTTTTTATCTTTTGTATTTTTTAATTCATTTGTTAAATCTTCTAATGGTATTTTTAAATTTGCATTTGAAAATATTGATGCTTTTAATATTCCATCTGTTTCCATTCTAAATAATGTTGATGTTATATTATAATGACGCCATTTATTATGTTGACCAGTTGCATATTGCATATTTTCATTATATTTATCTTTTTTTTGTATTATACCAGTCATTTGTGATATATATTCCATATTTTCAGTTGTTGGTCTAATTCTAGGTTGTGTACATATTGTTTTTCCATTAGTTAAATAAGAAAATGCTTTAGTTGCATAACAAATTAATTTAGGAATTTGAGTAGATTTACCTACACCAGTTCCACCAGTAATAAACATAACTTTATTATATAAATAATGAAAAAATACTTTTAATTGTGAAATCCAATGTAAACCATATATTGTTCCATCAGTTCCAACTTGATAATGTTTTTTTAAATTATCAACATAATCTTCTTTATATTTTTTAATTTTTTCTTTAATTTCATTATTATTTCTACCTTTATTTATTAATTCTTCTGTTTGTTTTTGTATATTATATTCAAATGTTTTTTTTATATCTTCATTAATTTCTCTTTGTGTTTTATTATTTATATAATGATATGTATTATTATATTTCTTTAATTCAATTAATAAATTTTGTCTATGTTCATTATATAAATTACTTTTTCTAAAATTTCTATCTTTAATTATATCTTTAATTTTATCTGCATTAAATTCAGTTCTTATTACTTCATTTAATGTACCAGTATGATATAAATAAAATATTACTAATTTTATTAAATCTTTTCTAATATTTTCATCTTTATGAACAAAATTATTAAATATAATTCTTTGATTATCTTTACTTGTATAAATCCATATATGATTATATATATTATTATCTCTATCATAAAATAAACTTCTAATTTCATTAATATTATCTTGTAATATATCAAAAAAATCATTATCATTAATTGGACATTTATAATTTTTAATACAATTATTTAATAAATAATATAATGTATCAAATAATGTTGGACAAGATAATATATTATGTGAATTTTTATGTGTTCCATTTTTTATATCTTTAAAATGATTTATAGGATTAGGATTATTTATAGGATCATAAGATTCTAATGTATTATTCAATAAATCATTATCATCAAAATTATTAATAATAATAGGACAAATATTAAACCAATTAGGATAAAATCTATCTTTTACAACCATAATAGCATTTTTTAATAATTTATAATTGTTATTAAAAACAGTTTCAAAAGAATTATTTAAAGATACATTATATTTATCATTAATAATTGTATGATCATAAATATACTTATTATATTTATTAGAATTAACTAAATCATTTAAATTAGTTATTTTATTTAAAAATTTTAAATCAGTATTAACATAAGGAAACATTAATAATAAACATTCTGCATAAATATTAAATATTTCATCTTGATTAATATTATTAATTGATAAATTATCAGTATGTAAATCATATTTTAAAATATTTGTATAAATTTGTATCATAATTTTAATATATTTATTTAATATAATATTATTATCATCTCTTATATTAGGAAATAATTTTCTAATTGTATTTATACATATTTCTTTTATTTTATTTATATTATTATTTTGATAATCCATTTTTAAAATAATTATATAATATTATAATATAAATAATAAATGGATTTATTATTAAATATATTTAATATTCAATCATATTTTGATTTTTTATATTTAATTTCATTTGATAATTTACAATTAGCATTCAATCAACCAATTATTATAATACAATTATTATATTGTACATTAAAAAAATATAAAGAACAATATTTTAATTCAAATGAATTAAATTTATTTTTATATAATACATTTATTGAAACAAATATAAAAGTAAATAATAATGATATAAGTAATTTTATTAATATTATTTTAAATACAAATATAGAATTAAATAAAATAATGGAATATTTAAATACTCATAATAATTTTAATGATATTAATAAATTAATAAAATAAAAAAATTGATTTTTTATATTTTATTATATTATATTATAATTTTTTATCGTTTTATATCATTTATTATAATCAGTTATTATTATGTCTAAAGTAATGAATAATAATAAAAAACTTATTAAAAAAGAAGAAATAAAAGAAATAGAAGTTAAAGAAAATCCAACTAATAAATATAATATAGAAGATTTTATTAGTAAATTAGATAAATATTGGCAAGATGAAATACATAAATTTATTGATATTAGTTGGAAAAAAGATGATGAAGAAAATATTATTTTAATTTATAGTAATAAATTTATTGATAATTGTAGTGATTATCAATATAAAAATATTATATTTGATATGAAAACATTGAAACCAATTGCTTCACAATATAGTCAAGTAATTTCTGGTAAAGATAATATTATTACATATATTAATAATAATAAATTTGATAAAGTAATTATAAGAGAATGTTTTGAAGGAACACAATTAACCATATTTTATCATAATGATAAATGGTTTGTAACAACTAAAAAATGTTTAGATGCAAATGAATCAAAATGGAATGATTCAAAAACCCATTTTGAAATGTTAAATGAAATTCTAAAAGAATTTGAAGTAACATTAGATGATTTTGATACAAATTATGTTTATAATATTAATTTAATTCATAATGAAAATAATAGAAATATTGGAGGGCCAATTTTTAAAGATAATAAATCATTAGATTTATTATATATTAGTGAAAAAGATACTTTAAAAGTTGTTGAAGATAAATCTAAAATATTAAATGATAAAATTGAAGATATATTTATTAGTGATGAAGATATGTATAAAATTAATATTGATTATAAAACTAATGATGATATTATTAATGTAGTTAATAAATATTATAAACAATTAAATAATTATGTAGAAAAGAATGATAATATCTATTTACAAAGAGAAGGTAAAATATTTGAATTTTATATTAATAATATTCCTGCAATTGGTAAATTACATACACCATTATATGAATATTTATATCATCATCCAGCATATAAACAAACCATTCAATATCCAAAATATGATATATTACATTTGAAATATATTTTAGATAAATGTAAAGAATTATCAATTGAACCAAAATTATTAATTCAAAAATTAAATAAAGAAAAGGTATTTGAAAATACATATTATGATTTAACAAATGATAAAGATATTATTGATGATTTAATTAAAAAATATTTTACTGATGAACAATTAAAAACTGCAATGATTAATATTCATTATAATATGAAAAATTTAGCATTTTTAATTAGAGATGTATATTTTACATTTTTAAAAGAAAATGATAAATATAAAGATTTACCAGATTCATATAAAACAATTAAATATTTAATTCATGGAGTATATCAAAAAATGTTAACAGAAAATAAAAGTAATGATAAAGTTTTTATTAATCAAGATATTATTTATAATTATTTGTTAACTTATAATATTCATTGTATTAAAGAATTATTATTAGATTATAAAACTGTGACTAAATTACAATATGAAATAAGAGGTAAAGAATGTAATTCATATAATTATATTCAATATCCAATGTATATTATGAAAAAACAAATTAAAAGTAAATTAAATAAAAATAAACCTAAAAAGAAAATACCAACACAATTTAAGAAACCAAATGCAAGAAATAATTATAATAAAAATCATAATCAAAATAGTTTTAATAAAAATAATTCAAATAAAAATACTTCATTTAATAAACAAATTAGAAGTGATAGAAATAAACAAATGAAAAAATAAAAAAACTTTTTGATTAATTTTTTAAATTTTATTTAAATTTTTTATTTAAATAAAAAATTTACTTATTATTAGATATATTTTTAATATGATTTTCAAAATTTTCTTTAGAACCATATAATGAATAAATATATTTATCATTCATTAATTCATAAATTTCTTTATCTGCTTTATCTTGTGTTATTTGTCCTGATTCAATCATTCCTTTCATTAAAATTAATTTATTTAACATATCAAAAGGGATTTTTTCTTTAGAAATTAAAATCATAAAAATATTAAAATATTTTTCAATAAAATCATGAAAATCTTCTCTTTCAAAAACAACATCTTTAAATTTTTCATAATCTTTTTTTTTTAATAATTTTAATTTATTATCGGATAATTCTTTAATTATATATTCTATATCTTCAATTAATTTATAAGTTTCTGGTGCAGATTCTTTTGTAAAATTCATAATAAAAAATAATATATAATTTTTATAAGAACTATATTTAATAAATTTTTATATAATAATTATATATAATTATTAGATTATTTTTATTATGTTTGGAGGTAAAATAAAAGAACAAAATATAAATAAACTTGAAAAAGAAGAAATTAAAGAAGATGTAGAAAAAGAAATTAAAAATGAAGATAAAAAAGAAAAAGAAGAAAAAGAAGAAAGTAATATATTTATTTATATTAATAATTTTGATTTAATTATTAATGAATGTATGAAACAATCAAAAAAACAATCAAAAGTTAAAGTAAAAATTGAAGATATTTATACTGATGAAAATAATAAAGGAGAAAGTTTAAAAATTATAGAAAAATATGTTTTAATTGGTAATGCATTATATAATAAAAAAGAAACAATAGAAGATAAAACAAATAATAGTTATTCAGAATATCAAAGTATGTTAAATAAATTAAAAGAAAAAGATTATAAATATAATGATGATTTATATAATTTATTAAATAAATCAAAAGATGAAGTATTAGAAAAATTAATTTATGAATATTATGTAACAGATAGAACAACAATAATTAATATGTTAAATGAAGAATTATTTAATAATTCAAATAAAATTATTAAAACTATTTATTATCCATCATCTAATTCATTAGATTTATTAAATATTGAATCATTATTTAAAAATGATAAACAATCATCTGATATTTTTTATAATATATTAAAAGATATTAATACTGTTAAACAATCTGATTATGATGAAAAAATAGATATATTATTAAATAGTCATATTATTATTCCAATTAGTAATGATATAATGTGGTATAATAATAGTAATTATCAATATAAAGTTCAAAAAGATAATAAAATGAAAAAAGATAGTGAACAAAAATTATTTTATATTATGGATATAATAAATCAAACAATAAATGATATGGAAAAAGAAGGAATTAGTAAAAATATTCCTGATATGTTAAAATATAAAAATGGATTTTATTATAATGATGAAGAAAATGATTTAATATTAGAAGAAAATAAATATACAAATGATCCAATTATATTAAATCAATTACAAACATTAAAAGAACATCAAAATAATCCATATTTTAATATTAATAGTGAATATTATTTTAATTATTATACAAATAATTCATTAACCAATTTAAGATATTGTTCAATAATTAATAAAGATAATAATTATGTAAATAAAAATAATAATGTAGAAATGAAAACAATATTTAATTATTCAACAAATATAGTAGGATATTTTATAACAAATAAAGATGTTATTAAATATAATGATTTAAAAGAATATTCATATAATGAATTTTTAGATCAAATAGAAAATAAATTAAAAGATAAAGAAGTTGTAAGTGGATATTGGTTATTTAGTGAAGAAGATAAAAAAAGATTAAAATCATTTAATAATTATGAAAATAATAATTTATTATGTAAAGCAATAACCGAACAATTATTTGATGATATTATAACAATCAATATTGATATAATAAATGATAAATTAAAAAAAATAAATAATTATGATGAATTATTAGAATTAATAAATAATCAATTTGATAGATTAAAAGGATTTAATAATGAAAGTAAAAATAAAGAATTATATACAATGGATGATACAATAACAAATTATAAATCAAAATGGGATATACATATTCAAGAAGTAATTTATAAATATTTATTAGAATATAATAAAAAATTAGAAAAAGATAAAGAAGATGAAAAATATGAAAAATTATATGGTTATGAAGATATATTTAAATTACCAGAAATAAAAGAAGATAAACAAAATAAAATATTAAATATTGAATTAGATAAAGATTTTATATCAACTAATAATGAATTATTAAATGATTGTATTTGTCAACATTATATATCTTGGGATGAATTAAATTTAGCATATAAAGTTAAAAATAATAATTATGAAAAATTATTAAATAATTTTATGAAACAATTTGTGACTAAAAATGCACATAATGAATATATTTGTATTAATTGTGGAGATAAATTAGATATTACAAATTATGTCCAAGAAACAATGAAATCAAATGATTCATTTATTGCAACAAATATTAATATATCAATTGGAAGAATTGAAGATAATCCTAAATATTCAATGTATAAAGGTGTTTATGGTATTATTAATGGTATTATGTCAAGATTAATTAATTATTCTAAAATATTTAATATATATGAATATCAAGATATAAATAAAAAACAAAGAGAAGGAATTAATCAATTAACAAAAAATATAATTGATATTATTAATTATAATTTATTATTATGGAAAAATGATTATAATGAATATAATAAAACTAAAGAAGATAAATATAATATTAATTCTAATCTTTCAGATTTTTTTATTTTTCCATTTAATAATGAATTATATGATACACATACAGAATTTAAAGATATTCATAAAACAATTAAACAAAATAATGCATCATTATATATTTGTATAACTTTATTGAATGAATTAAGTCAAGACCAAATATTAAATTTATCAATGAATAAAGATTGTAACTATGATATATTTGAAAAATTATTTTATAAAATGTTAAATAATGTTAAAATACAATTTGATAAAGATAATATTATAGAAATAACAAAATATCCTATTTTATGTTATATTATTTATAATTTTTCATATAATTTAGTTCATTATAATAGATATAAATTAAATAATCAAACAAATGAATTAAATACAAAAGAAAAGATTACATTAATTATTAAATGTATGATTACAATGATTGATATATTAAATACAATTATATTAGCATTTTTAAATATTAATGATAAAGAAGTTGATTTAAATAGTGATATATTTAATTTCTATCAAAAATTTTATTTAAGATTTAATAATAGATTAATTAATATTTTTAATGATACTTCATTAATACCTAATTTAAGATATAATAAAGATAAAGTTATTGATGTTGCAGAATATAGTAATAATGGAATAAAATTAGGTATTGATATTGATTATAATAAAGTTAATTATTTCAAAGATTTAGAAGATTTAGATTGTTTTGTTACATTACCAAAATTTAATAATGTATTATTAAATAATAGTATATTAAAAGATAAATTAATTTATAATGAATTAGAATTTAATAAATATACAACTTGTAAAGATGGTAATGCACATGATTGGGATGGAAAAGATAAAACAACAAAAGGATTAAAATGTAAGAAATGTAATATAGATTATGATGAATTAAAGAAATTAACTTATAATAATATAAAAGATAGTGTAGAAAGATTTTATTTAAATAAAATATCATTAAAATTTTGTCCTAATGGATTAGCACATACATTTAATGAAAAAAGAAAATGTACATTATGTGGATATGTTGAAGGTGATAAAATGAATGAAAAAGATTTAAAAGAATTAAAGAAGAATTATTATAATAATAAAATAATTGAAGAAAAAGAAAAGGAAAAAACTACAATATTAAATGAAAAAATTATTAATGATAAATTAATAAATGATAAAGTTTTAAATGATGAATTAAAATTATTTATTAATAAAGTTAAAAAGTATTATGATGTTATAGAAGAAAATAATATTATTATTAATATTGATAAAACAAGTTATACATTTTTATATGATCATAATGGTTCTAAATTAGATAAACCATTAATTATTGATGAAGATGATATTAAACATACTGAATTAAATAATATTAAAGTATTATATTATAAACAAAAAGATACAATTATTTATTATAAAGAAGATACATTATCATTATATGGTTATAAAGTATTGAATAAAAATTTTGTTAAATATAATTCAATGATTAATTGTAGATGTACAATTAATTATTCATTAAAAGATTTTATAAATTATTTCTTTATTCCTAAATATGTTGATAATAATAATTTTATTTATATTTCAAATGAAGATATATTAAATACATTTTATAATAATATTTGTAATTTCTTAAATAAAATTAATATTATTATTAATAAAATAAATAATAAAAATAATAAAGAAGATAAAGAAGAAAAAAATAAAAAAGAAAATAAGGAAAAAACAATTGATGATGTAATAAATAGTAATAATAATTATATTAATGAATTAGTTAAATTATATGATGGAAAATATAATAAATTTATTATTGATAATAAATGGAAAGATGCATTAAAATATGTTTATTTATTAACATTAAATTCAATAAAAGAATTTGATGAAAAAGATTATTTATCATCATTACAATTATTTAATAAAATGAATTTTAATATGTTTTATAATTTTTCAATGATTTATTTATTAAAAAGATTAAATGATATTATTAATTCTGATTCTTTAATGACTAAAATTATTATTAAATTATTTACTTATGAATATCTTAATAATTATCAAAATTTTAATGATATTTCATTAATTGTATTTGGTAATGTTTTATATGCTTCACCAACTTATAATGAATATATGACTTATGATATAGAAACTATATCAGATAGTGATGATAGTTCAAGTTCGTCAGAAGATAATTTAGAAGAAAATGGAGGATTTGATATAGATAATTTTAGAGATGTAGATGAAAATGGAGAAGTAATATCAGATGATGAAGATGATGAAAATTTTGCTTATAATAGTGATTAATTTATTAATAATTATTTTAATATAAATAATATAGAATATAATTAATATTTTAAAATATAAATTATTTTATTCTATTATATAAATAATTAGATAATTTAAAATGGATAACTTAATTATAATTCTTATCATTATAATTATTTTATTAATTATTTGTTGTTTATTAAAACGAGAAAACTTTTCATTAAGTGATATAAAAGATTTATTATTTAATGATGATGATATTGATTTAACAGATGATGAAGAAGATGATAAAGATAAAATAAAAGATTTTAATATTTATGGAGAAAATGATGAATTTATGAATAAAAAATATAAAATAAATAAAAATAATGATGAAACATATTTTGAACCTTTAAGATTTCATCCAGATTATATTGATGTAATTAATTTTATTAATGATAATTATAATAATGTATCACCACATGATAAAATGGAAAATAAATTATTTAATAAAAATAATTTACCAACTATAACTAATAATATGCCAAATGTAAAAGAAATTAATAAAGTTGGAAGTATATTAAATAATTATGTAAAATATTTAAATAAAGAATGTCAAAATAATAAATATTTTATTAATCAAAATAAATGGGAAAATAGAATTGAACAAAATTATAAGGATGGATTTCAAAGAGTTCAAGAATTTTTAGGATTACCTAAATCATTATATAATAGATCAGTTAGTCAAACAGAATTAACATTAGATGAATATTATGGTTTAAGAAGTGAAAAAGTTATTGATACTGATGAAATAGAATATAGTGTATATTTATTATTAAGTAGAAAACAAACAAGAGATAAAATGTTATTAAAAATAAAATTTATTATTAATGATAAAAGAATTATTATTGATAATATTGATATTATAGGATTTGATAATAATCGTCCAATGAATAAAAATTATGAAGATATTAATAATTATTATAAATTTGATAGTTTAGGTAAAAGTAATTTAATATCTGCTGGTGATATATTGGATGAAATGAAATATAAATATGCTGTTAGAGAAAATGTAATGCAACAATCAATAGATAATTTACATCCTGAAGATAAATTTATGCATATGAGAATTAATCCATATAATTATGATGGAATAAGAACAACAAGAACTATTTACGATGATATTAATGATAAACCATTATGGGAAAGCGAAGCTTCCCATTAGGCTTATTTTATAAGACTTCGGGAAAGTGAAAGAGCATAAATAAAATTAATAAGTTTTAAATTTAAATTTAAAACAATTTAAATAAATTAATTTAATTTTGTAGTATAAATTTTTTTATTATTTGTAAGGTCAATAAAATCTCCACATTCACAATTATATTTTTAACATTTAGATAACACTGATATTATAATACGAGTTTTAAAAGATGATTTAAATAAAATAATAGAATAAGTATATAAGCAAGATAATTTTTTATTAATTTATTACAATATGAATATAAAATAAAATTAATAATAAATATGAGTTTATACGGAATACATAATAAAAAAATTATTATTGATAATAAAAATAATGGATTTTTTTTATAATAAACTTTTTTGCAAAAAATAATAATATTATACGGAATATAAAAGTATTTGATATTAATAATTGTAAAGTAAATTTATATAATTTTACTGTAAGAAATTTTCTAATTGAATATTATTATAATGATAATTTTAATATTATAAAAAATTGAAGTTTAATATATTAAATTTAAATATATAATTAATATAGTTTCTATGTTCACATTTGGTTATAATACTAATACATCAAGAGGGTTTTCATTTGGTGGTAATACTAATACATCAAGTGGGTTTTCATTTGGTGGTAATGGTAATACTAATACATCAAGTGGGTTTTCATTTGGTGGTAATACTAATACATCTGATAGTAAAGTGAGGCCTTTTTCATTTAGTAGTAATGATACTAATATTGAAGATACATCATTTTTTAATTATACAAAAACAGATGGGTTTAGTTTTGGAGGAAATACTGAAAAAAAAATTAATAATGATAAAGAATATTTAGCTCATAAATATACAAAAGCAAAAAAAGAATTAGAATTTTTAAAAAAAAGAAAAATAGATTTTAAAAATATTATTACAAAATATCAAACTAGTTTACAAGATATAGAAAAAATAATTAAATTACAAGAACAAAACCTAAAAATTTATGATGAAATGAATAATATAAAAAATAATACTGAAAATAATAATACTGAAAATAATAATACGCAAAATAATAATATGCAAAATAATAATACACAAATATAATTAAAAATTGAATTTTTATTTATTATATTTAAATATAATAAAAAATAATAAAATGGAGTTAGAAGATGAATTAACTGATGTTGAAATGACTGATGAAAAAAATAATGTATTACCTAAATCACCAAATTTTATAATTGATGATAATATAATATTTTATGATGGTAAAAAATATAAAAAATATGTATTTAGTATTTTTACATATCCAGATTTATCAATAAAAATAATAGATGATAAAGAATATTTATATCATAATTGTTATTTATATTTAAGAATATAAATTTATTTAACTGGTTTAAAAGTCATAGTAATTTTACCATTAATATTTTGTTCATTAATTTTTCTATAATCTTTATAATTATTATCAGAAATAGGTAATAATGAATTAGCATTAAAATAAGAAGGATTAGTATTAATAATTGGTTTATGATTAAAAATATTATTATTAACATCAGCATAAGGGTAATCATCTAAAATCATACTATTATCTAATAATCCATCCATTGGTTTATAATGTCTATCATGAACATTATTATTATATACTCCATTAAATAAAGGATCGTTACCTGTAAAATGATTATAATTTTGATTATTATCTAAAGAATGTAAAGGATTAAATGTAGGTCTATTAAAATTATTAGCCATATCTTCCTGTGCATCTTGTGTATCAGAATAAAAACTAGAAGGAATATTATTATTGTCATTACTAATATTATTAAAATCTTCTTTATGATGTTTATTATAATAATATAAAATACTTAATAAAATAATAATAAAACAAATAATTAATACAATAAAATGTTCAGAAATAAAATTAAAAAATCTATGCAATAAACTATTATTATTAATAATATTCTTTAATCTTTCATCTGTTTCATTTAAAACAAGTAAATTATTATCTGTAGTATAATATAATTCGTTAGGATTAGTAATAAAACTCATTATATAATATTATATATTATAAATATATAATAAAAAGATAAAAAAAGATAAAATAATGAGAAGATTTAAATATATTCATAATTTAACAAAAAAAGAATTAGATGAATTATATCAATTAGTTCAAAGTGAAGATATGAAATATTTAGGAAATGGAGAAAAATGGACAAAAGATAAATTAAATAATGTAATTATATTTAGTAAAAAAGATTATGATAATAAATATAAATCATCAAATTATATATTTACTGTATTATTTATAAATAATAAATTAATAGGATTAGGATATATTCATCCAGGATTAAATAAATATACAAATTATTTACAAATAGCAATATTAATAAAATCAACAGAACAAGGTAAAGGATATAGTAAATTATTAATAAATAAATTAATAAAATTAAATAAAAAATATTTTAATAAAAAATTAATAAGTTTAGTTAAAAAGAATAATACAAAAAGTAATTATTCATTTAAAAAATATTTAAAAATAGATGAAATAACTATAAATAAAAAAGATTATAATGTTTATGATTTAAATACATTATCAAAATAAAATATGTTAATAAATTAAATATATAATATTTATACATTATATATGTTTAAATGAATGAATTATTTAATATATAAAAAACTTCAATCAGGTTCATTTGGAAGTGTATATAATTCAATAGATTATAATAATATTAATGAAAATATAGTAATAAAATTAGAAAAAAATAAAAAACATAATACATTAGAAAAAGAATATGAAATATATAAAATATTAAATAATAATTATTATGTTCCTAAATTTTATGATTATAAAATTAATAAAATATATAATATATTAGTAATAGAAAATGCTGGATTATCATTAGATATAATATTATCTAAATCATGTTATTATAATATAGATTATTATAAAAAATATAATATAAAATACAATATATTTCATCCATATTTAATAAATTTATTTATAAACCAAGGAATAGAAATATTAAATTATTTGAAAAGAAATAAAATATTACATAAAGATATTAAACCAGGAAATTTTGTAATACAAAATAATCATTTAAGAATAATAGATTTTGGTTTAGCATCAATATATAATGAAAATAATAATGATAAAAATATTAAAAGATGTGGAAATTTAAGATTTTGTAGCATAAATATTTATAATAATATAAAAAATTATAATTATACTTATTATGATGATTTAGAAAGTTTTTTATTTACATTAATATATTTTATAATTGGTTATCTTCCTTGGCAATTGGGTTTAATATATGATTATGAAAAAAAAGATAATTATGATATTAATAAATTATATAATAAATCAAAAATAATATTAAATATTTGGAAATTAACAAATAATTTAAATATAAATATAGAATATAATATTAAATCATTAATAAATAATATAAATATTCATAATGGAATATCAAAAAATATATAATACAGAATATTTAAATAATTTTGTTAAACATAATTTTAATGTAAAAATTTTTAATATGAAAGAAATAATAAAAAAAATATTAATTGATTTAAATAATTTTGATATTAATAATAAAAAAGAATATGTTAATAAATTAGAAAATCATATTATTAATATTAATAAATTATATTCATTATGTAATTTTTATGTAATAAATAATATAAATAAAATTAATCATAATAAATATAAATATGATGAAATATTAAATATAATAGATAATTTTTATAATATGTTATATAGAAATGATATATTTTTAAATATATTATCAAATATAATAAATGATAAAAATTATAATAATTCATATATAATACAAAAATTATATAATAAATGTTATAAATTTAATAATCCAGATGAAAGATTACAACAATTATATTTATTAACAAAAAAGAATAAAGAAGAATTATATTTATTAAAAAATAAAGAATTTGCAATATATTTACCAGATAAAATAAAACAAGAATTAATAGATACACCATTAAATAATTTAATATATGAAAATACAATATATTTAACAATAAATAATTATTTTAAAATATTACAAATATTAAATCCCATATATAATAAAAAAATAATAAGTGAAATGTTTCAACAAATAAAACCATATATAATAAATTACATTTATTATCATATAAATAATTATTCATATAAAATAAAAGTTTATGAAGATTTTAATAAATCAAATTATAAAATGTTTGTATTAAGTCAAACCTTATTAGGTAAAATGAAAGAAATAATAATGGATGATTATAGAAAATTAAAAAATTATTGTAATTTTAATAATATAAATTTTGAGAATATAAAATTTGAAGAATTAGGATATTATGTAAATATGATGAAAGAAACATATTATAAAAAATTAAAATTAACAGATTTTAAAGGATTAAATGAAAAAGAATTATTTAATAATACATTACAAAAAATAATTCAATATCTTTCAACAATATTTAATTTTAAAATAAATAAAAAAATATTAAACAATAATTTTTATTATTTACTAAAAAATAATAAAAATAATACATCAATTGAATTAATAATATTATTTAATCAAGATAAATTTAAATTAATTAATATTATTAATAATGTAAATGTAATTTATTTACCTAAATTAAATTTAGAAAATTTATTAGATTATATTTTACCTTTTTCATCATATATAGGAGAAATAATATATACAAGTTTAAATAATAAAAATAATGAAAAATATAAAGATTATAAATTAATATTTAATAAATTTTGTGAAGTAATAATATTTAAAAATATTAATTTAATATTTCCAAAAGAATATATACAAATAAAACAATATTATATAACATTATTATCTATTTATTATCATCATATATTATTTGAATCATTATTTCAATATTATTTATACAGTTATAAGGTCATGAATAATTTAATAAAATTTGTTAAACAAACATTAAATAATGATGATTTAAATAATAATGAAAAAAATAATAATTTAATAAAATATATTACAACATTATATAATAATTATTATAAAAATAATTTTTTTATATTAGATAAATATAATATATTTAATACAATATTATATTATGATATTGATTATTTTAAATTAATAAATATTGATATAGTTGCATGTACAATATATAAAGATTTTGAAAATAAATTAAAATTAAAAAAGAAAGAAAAAGAAAATATAGAAAGTTCAATATTAAATGTTTATAATATTGAAGATGTTGATATTAATAAAATTTTAGATGATTGTAAAAATCCATCTATTAATAATTTAATTAATATTTATTTTGAAGATATTAAAATTAATAATATTATTTTAGAAAATGATATTAATAATGAATTAATTAATGAAGAAGATAATGATGTATTATTAACTGAAACTGCTTATAATATTCAAAAAGTTTTAATTGTTAATGATAATAAATAATATTTTTTATATTAATATAAAAAAATTGATATATTATTATCTTGATAATAATTATAGACGCCTTTTAAATAATTATATTTAATTTTAATGTCAAATAACAAGTTCAAGGGGGATTTTATCCCCCTTCAAGCAGGAGGTTTTACCTCCTGGTTCTCACTTGGATTTAAAACAATATATAACAATTACAAAATTGTTATTATAAATAATAATATTATTTATGATATTTTAAATTTTAATATAAAACAACATGTTTATTATTATTATAATCCAATAACTAAATTATATTATATGGTTCAATATGATAAAGAAGAAAATAGGAAATATATTGAAATATTATATAAATCATATAATTTTATTAAATATTTAGATAATAATAAAATTTATATTCATACAGAATTAAAAAAATATAATATTTATAAAAATAAAAAAAATCCTAATGATAATAATTATTATTATAATAAAATACAAATTGATTCATCATATAATGAATTTATTAATTCATTATTAAATATTTATAATTATAAACCAAATGTAAATTATTATGCATTAGGTGATATACATGGTGATCCATTATATTTTTTAAAATTTATTTCAAATATATTTCATAAATATTATTATCTAAATAATATTATTCAATTACATTATTATTATAAAATATCAGATAAAAATAATAATTCATTTTTCAGATGTTATATGGCAAATAATAATATTTATGTACAAACTAATTCATATATTAATATTTGTGATGTAAGCATTATAAGTAAATTATATGTTGAAATTATTTATTATAAAAATAAAAATGATGAAAAAATAAATTTACAAGATTTATGTAATTTACAATATTCTTTTAATTATAATTTACCATATAATGATTTTGTTAAATGTATTACAAATAAATTAATTGAAAATAATACTAAAATAATATTATTAGGTGATATATTTGATAATAAAAGTATGAAATATAATTTTAAATCTTATATATATGATACTATGAATATGAAGTATAATTTTAATAATACAACTAAAAAATATAAATATATCAAATATATGAATAATATTATTAAATGTAATAATATTGATGATATAGAAAAAAATAATTATATTAAAAGATTTTTTGAAGTTTATAAAGATAATTTAAATTTTTCAAAATTTTATAATAAATTAATTGATAAATATAACCCAATTAAACAATCATATAATTATAGAGATTATATAGCTATTATTAATAAGGATAGTTTAATTGATGATTCAAATAAAAAAATATCTAATAAACTTTATAAATTACAAATTATATTATTATATTTAATATATAATTTTATTGATAATAATAAAAATTGTATTGAATGTATAATTGGAAATCATGAACTTAATATTATTGAAAGTAATATTAATAAATGTATATTTGATTATATATCATCTAATAATGTAAATGTTATTAATAATGATAAATTAAAAGATATAATAAATATGTTTAAAAATAAAATAAATGTTAATAATAAATTAAAATGTCTTGATAGTTTTAATAATTTAAATGATTATAATAAAGAATTAAAATATAAAATATATTATGAATTATTATATTTTATCTATCATTATAGTAAATTATATATAATAAATAATAATTATATATTTTGTCATAATGTTAATGATAAATTAATATCAATAATAACTAAAGGTGAAGATTATTTCCAAAATCAAATAAATAATTATTATAATAATTTATATAATTTATATAAATTATCAAGTAAAATTACCAAAAATAATTTAATATTTAGAAGAACACGTAAATTAGAAATAGATAATATATATAATTTACATAATATTTATCAATTTACTTGTAATACATTTATTAATATAACTAATTATATTGATAAATTATTAGAAAAGAGAGAAAAAAGTAAAATAATAAATATTGAATATAATGAGAATATTAAAATATATAAAAATAAAAAGGAAATTAATAAACATAAAAAAATAGAAATAAAATATTATAACAATGATAAAAATATCAATGATATAGATACCTTTGGCATAGCCGAAGCTATGAAGGTGTGCAATGCACACCTTGATACAATTATAAATATTATAAGAAATAAATATTTTATTATTGGTCATACACGATTATTTACATCAGATATTATACAAAATACTAGTAAATTATTGGTTGATATTGATTCAAATGATTTTATTGAAAATATAAATAATATAGATAGTAAATATAATACAAAAATAATATCTTTAGATTGTCATATGTCATCATTTGATTTATTAAAAAGTAATTCTCAATATTTTCAAATAGATCAACAATTTTATAAATTTGATAATCATAATAATATATTTGATTTTAAAAATTGTTATACAAAAGAAAAATTTAAAGAAATATATATTGATCATTATATTAATCATTTTAATTATCAAACTTATAATCTATTATATTCATATTTAGATAATAATGATATTAATAAGTCAACAATATATTTTTAATTTATTATTAAAATAATTTATTTAAAAAAATTATTAATTAATATTTTTTTATTACATATTATCATATAATTGTTTAATTCTATCTAATTGTCTATCAGCTTCATTAATATTTTGTTCAGTTTGTTTTTTATTAGCTTTATTTTTCAATTCTAATTTTTGTTTAACAGATAATTTAATTTTATCTTCTGGATTATTAGATTTTTCTAACATATTAAACTTTTCATTTTTCTTTGCTTCTTCAATTTGTTCTTTTTGTCTTTCCTTTTCTAATTTATCTGCTTGAATTGTTTGTTCATTATATTCATGAGCAATTTCATTCATTTTTTCCTCTCTATAAATAATATCTTGTGCTTTATCTAATGATTCACGATTATCAACAAAATAAGTCCATTTACACATTGGAACTAACATAATATTAACATCTAAATAAGGTTTAATATTTTCTTCAAAATATTTAGTTGCTTCTTCAACAGTATCAAATACACCAAAATTATTTTCAATAGCTTCAATATCTTTACAATTTGATTTAGTAATAATTGATTTTAAAAGATATTGTTGTCCTTTTGGTGGAGTAAATGTTTTTGTTAAATCTAAAGGTTTTGACATTTTTTATAATATATTATATTAAATATTATATATTATAATTTATTTTAATTTTTATATTTAAATTCATATATTTTTATATAAAATAATAAAAAATATATCAATTAATAATAAAATATATAATTTAAATTAAATTTTAGCTTTATGAAAAAACTTTTTAGAAATAAGAAGGAAACAACAAAAACTGATCCACTTATTATTCAACATAATAATATGTTAAATAAAATAAATGATGATAAAAATAATCTTATTAATTTAGAAAACAAAATTAATAATATTAAAAAAATAAATGATAATATTAATAATAATAATGAAAATAATAATGAAAATAAAATTTTTATAAATAATTTGAATGAATATATTAATAGTGAAAAAATAGATACATTAAACAATATTAAAGATAATATTGAAACATGTAATAATGAATTAAATTATTATTCAAATTCATTAAATATTATTGAAAAATATTATGATATAAATGAAATAATAAATGATAATAAAAAAGGTTTAAATTCTTTTATGTTTGATGATATGAATTTTGAAACAAATAATAATTATAATAAAAAATCTGATATTAATAATATTTATTGGGAAGATGATAATAATATATTTAATAATCAACCAATTAATAAATCTAATATTGTTAAATCTTATAATAATATTATTAATAATAAACCATTAGAAAAATTTTATGATTATAATATTTGTCCATATTGTCATAATAATAATACAATAAATAATAATGATGGATTAATTATTTGTACAAATTGTGGTAATGTAGAAAAAATATTAGTTGAATCAGAATTACCAAATTATAAAAATAATAATATTGATAAACCAATTTATCCATATAAAAGATTAAATCATTTTATGGAATGTTTAAATCAATTTCAAGCTAAAGAAAATATTAATATTCCAGAAAATATTTATAATAAAATTGTTAATGAATTTAAAAGTAGAAGAATTAATAATTTATCTACTATTACATTAAATGATACTAAATATATTTTAAAACAATTAAAATTAAATAAATATTATGAACATGCATCATTTATTTATTCTAAATTATCTGGTAATTCTCCACCACATTTAACAGTTGACCAAGAAAGAAAATTAAAATTATTATTTAATAGAATTGATAAATCATTTAATAAATTTTGTCCATTAGATAGAAGAAATTTTTTTAATTATAATTATTTATTACATAAATTATTTCAACTTATCGGACTTAATCAATATTTAGATTATTTTCCTTTATTAAAATCAAAGGAGAAATTAGCTAAACAAGATGAAATTTGGAAATTAGTTTGTAAAGATTTAAATATTATTTATATTCCTAATTAATTTTTATATAATTTATTATTAATTATTTATTTTTTTTATTATTTATTTTATTTATTATTAATTATTTAATTTTATTTATTATTTTATTTAAATAAAATAATTCTTTTTATTATTAATTATTTATTTAATTCATTTAATATTTTATATATTTTTTCTTCATATAACATCATATATAATTTATCTTCATAATGAATATTAAATAATATATTATTTAATTTTTCATAATTAAAATTTATTTTATTAAATTCATTTATTAATTCTGTTTTATGTTTTTTATATGTTCTTCTTATATTCATATATAAACTATATATTGTAATGTTTTCATCTTCACATCTTTCAATATAATATTTTAAATTATTTTTATAATTATCATCATTTAATATTTTTATTAATAAATTATATGTATTTAAATATTTTTTTAAATTAGTTTTATCTTTATTAACATAACGATGAAATTGTAATAATAATTCTGTTAATACATATAATGTTGATTTATTTATTTTATTTAAATCCTTTTTATATGATTGTATATTAAATAATTTCATTAATTCTTTTATTTTACGTCTATTTGTTAATGAATTAATATATGTAGTTAAATTTGTAAATAAGAATAATTTTTTTGTTTCTTTACTAAATAATATATTATAAAATTCTTTATTACTTTCTAATATTTCTACATTCATAAAATATAATTGTAAATAATGTTTTTTACTTAAATATCCTGAATTCATTATATTATATTGATAAAATAATTTATATATAAATATACAATCATTTAATTGTTCATATGTTAAATCATTTAATGGTGAATTAATATATCGTATATTATCTTCTTCACTTTTAATAATTTCATTATTTATACTATCACTATTTTTATTTTGTTTTTTTAATTTAATATTATTTTTTATAGTATTAAATGTTTCTATATCTATATTTTCAATTACTATTGAAGGATATATTTTATTTAATTCATTAATACTATTATTATGTATATTTATAATTTCTTTTATTTGATTTATATAATTATCTTCATTTATTTTTATTATTTTTATTGATTTATCATATTTTTGATTAATTTTATTATTATTATATTGTTTAATATCATTATTTATTTGATGAAATAAATTAGATATCATAAATATAGTATTAATAATAATATTATTATAACAATCAATAAAAAATTTAGATAAATATTGTGTAGTAATAAATTTTTTATATTTATTTTCATCTATTAATTTAAATACATATTTAATTCTATTCATATTTAATTTACCATCATTTAATGGTTTTGTTTTTAATTCTAAATTACTTACAAAATTTATTAATTTCTCTTTATTTTTAAAATCATATGATGATATAATTTTTATACATTCATTAAAATTTAATTGCCTTTCACATTCATTTATTAATGGTTGTGCATCTGGATGATTATATCTTTCTGGTGTAATACCTTGACTTCTTAACCATTCAAAATATAATGGATTTGTTGTTGTTTTTGTTATTTTTAAATTACTCCAATTAAACATAGTATGACATTCTGGACACCACATATGATCACATCCATCAGTTTTAAATATTGGAACTTCACATTTTGGACAATTTTTAACATTATCTGTTAATAATTTAATTGTTTCTATATCTTCTTTATTACATTTATGTTTATCTTTTTCATTATATTTTTCATTCTTTTTAGTTTTAATTTTATCATTTTCAATATATTCAATATATTCAGGATTAATTTCTTTACGACATTTTACACAATATATTTTATTACATGTATCACATATTAATTCTTTATCATATTTATATAAATATCCTAAACATTCTTCATTTAAACATTTACATGTTTTTTTTATTAATTTATTATTTTTATTATCTTCATAATTAATAATTTTATTTAATCTATTAATATTATTATCTAATACATATTTTATTCTATTATATTTCGTTAATTCATATAAATTATCTCTTTTAATATCACATATTAAATTATATATATTATTATTTTCTGTTATATAATTTAAATAATAACTTATAAAACAATTTATAAAACAATCATAAGGTCGATATAAATATAATACATCATATTTAAAATTATATATTTTTTTTATAATATTTCTAATATATTTATTATCTTCTATTGTTAATGATTTTATATTATGTTTATAAACAGCATAATTATCTAAATTATCAAAATGAATATCATAACTATTATCCATATAATATTTAGAATTTTTAAATATAATATTATAAAATTCTCCATCATGTAAATATAAAGTTTTATATTCAATAAATTCATTATAATTTATATTATTTAATTTCTTATCTAATATATCATTTAATTCTTTTTTATATTTTTTATAACATTGTTTTAATTCATATGTTGGATCATCATAATATATTATTTTATTCATTATAATATTATAATTTTTATTAATAAATTCAATATCTTTTTCTGTAAAACTATTATTAATAAAATTATCTATTATATCTTTTATTATAATATAAATTTTATATATTGTATTATAATTATTAATAAATTGTTGAATATGTTGTTGTTTATCTAATTCAAAACATATTTGAGCATAATTTTCTTTTAATTCATTATTAATAAATTCTATTGGAAAATTATTAAATATAAAATTAAATGTCCAAGGTTTTTTACAATTTTGATTAAAACAACTATAAGCAATTGTTTCTTGTAATAACCATGATTTAGCACATTCTAAACATAATGATTTATTACAATATGGACAAGTAATAATTTTATCTTTTATTTCTTCAAAACAAATTTCACAATTCATTTTAATATATAATTATAATATTTAAATATTATAATTGAAAATTCATTTTTTTTATTTAAAATAATCTAAAGTCATCATTACAAAACCAAATATTAATGACAATAATAAACCATATAAGAAATAACCAAAATATGAAATTGTCCCATCTGGTAATAAATTAATTGGTGTTATTACTTTACCTATTGCATTTTTTACTGGATCTAATGAAAGAATAAAATATATAATTAATAAAATAATCATTGCTTTAATATAATATTTAACATCAACTAAATCAAAAAATCCAAATTCTATTTCTTCTTCTTTATTTTGTTGCCCTTCATCAATAATAACTGTTGATTGTTGAGGAGGTAATGGTTGATTTAATGATGTTGAATAACTTGGTGGACCTTGAATTATGCCTTGTTGTGGTTGAACCCAATTCATATCCAT